TTATTCTAGAGGAATAATGTCAACAGAAATTATCGGTACTGCAACTAATACATTTCTTTCTTCGGGATATGTAATTGTAGGGTCCAATATAAAAGTTTTATTTGTTTTTGTACAAGCAACACATAGTAATAAGAAAACTATTAATATTGCTACCGCTAACAATGGTACTTTGTTCTCTTCCTTCATATAGTAGTACTTAATGATGTGTTATTCCCAGGATTTCTTTTCTCTGTATGCTTTTTCGTGTCTGCCCAAACTCCTACCGCAACTGCCGCCACAATAGACAGCAAGTTTCTCATTGGCATTGATATAGAAGTTTGGTCGCTTATTTTCATTTATTTGTTTTAATTCTTTTTTTGAGCACGTATTTTTTGCCTTTTATTTTATATACTCTTTTTTTAGGCGCTTTACCACCTACCCATGCTTCATTATAATCGTCTGTAGATTTATCGTCGCCTTTGTATCTACCTTTTTTTGTTCTTGCACGTTTGATTTCTTTAGTTAAAACCAAAGGTTCGTCGTTTACACCGACTAACTTTTCTAGCCACTTCCACATAAACTACTCCTTATTTTTTTTAAACGGATTTAGTCTTTTAACTCTACCTACAGAACTTTTACCAAGATTTTTAGCCTTAGTTCCGAGACCCTTACCAAAGCCAGCAGTTTTTGATCCTGCTTGTTTAACTTTATCAGTAAGTCCTTTAAGATTTGGTTTCCACATATAGTTTTCTCCTTCTGTTACTTACTATTATACACTGTCCATGATTGCTTTTACGAAATTGGCATTTGCTTTTTTAGTTTCATCGCAAATTGTACCTGCAGTTTCGACAGTTTCATCACATAGTTCTCCTGCACCAGCAGTTGCACCATCAATGAAATCTCTAGCAATACTAAAGATCCAGTTTTTTAGTTCTTCTAGCATAACGTTTTCTCCTTATTTTTTCTTGAACCAATTCAAAGGATTTACCTTGTCAGCGAGATTTTCAACTTTCTCATTAACCCACCATCCTAGAACAAATCCTATAATTAATCCTAATGTAAAAAACATAGTATTCCTCCTTCAATTATATATGTGCGTATTTATCGGAAAAAATACTCCAAATTTGGTATATAATCCTTTAAATTGATTCTTCTGTGTTTATCTTGTATAGTAGTGAACTCTAATAGCTGTTTTTTAAGTTCTGTTACGTCTCTTTCTTTGTATGCTGTAAGTTTTTCAGCAAAAGCAAATATTCCATATCTAATTAATTCTGGGTGGTTTGCTTGTTTCTCTTTGTGAATATTTGCTACAATTTTTTTAATATACCATTCTGGAAGAATATCCCAATGCATAAAACGTGGATCGTTTAGAACTTCAATCATTACAGGTACTTGTGTTTCGTTCACAGCTAAAGGAGTAAGTGTTTTTATAACATCTAGAGTTGAGTGTATGTTCCACATTTGTAATACAAAATTAAATCTTAATGTTGAATCTTTGTTTAATGTTTTTACAAACGCATTGTATTTTAAAATATTTTTGTAGACAGTATTATATACTGCTGGATATCTTACATACTCATACGTTTTATCAATACCATCCATACTAATAATAAGATCAAGTTTTTTGAATTGTCGTACCATGTCAAAAAATTTTGGATGAATTTTTGTTGCATTGGTAGTAATGTCGAGCATAATATTTTTTGCAACGCCAGTATCAATACAATGTCGTAATAAATCAAAGAACTCTGGATTTAATGTTGGCTCACCTCCAGTAACGTGAATAAGTTTACTCTTTACCGCTACCTTTTTTATTTTGTCCATGTTGGTTTTATTCTTTGGCCATGCATAGTCTTCTTTAAAATATCCATCATAATATTTCCATGATGTATCTTTGTTTGGATCTTTTTCTTTACTGTTCCATCCAAGTGCTTTCCATTCTTTCCAAAGCTCACTAGATGCATAAGGAAAACACATTTTACATTTTAAATTACATTTGTTTCCGAGTTTAAAATCTACTTTTTTAATGCTGTATTCTGTTGTATTATTATTTTTAGCAAAATATTCTTTATTAATAGCAGTTCGAATAGAACTACCATATAGCTTTTCATTTTTATAACAGGTTACACATTCAGGTAATAGCTTACCTTTTAACATAGATTTTCTTACGTTGTTAAGATAATCACTGTTAAACCATTTGTCAATACTATCTAAATCTTTAATTGAAGTTTTCTCTGTTGAAAGTAAAGCAGTCCATTGTGCCTCACAACACATTTGCATACGTCCTGTTGGCGTAACAGTAATACTATCAAATGGTACTCTACAATAAGATTTAGAAACTTCCTTCATATTAAAAATAATGAGCTAGTTCGGGAATATAATTTGCAATATTAATACTCCTGTGGTTGTCTTGCGTTGTAATAAATTGTTTTAATTCTTTCCAGCCGGCCCAGTTTTGTTTTGTAGTAGATAGTTTAGTTAAACATTCTTGTATAATTTCGTTCATGGGTTCGTTGTTAGATGATTGTTTTAATATTAATAATTTTTTTATTTGTTGTTTAATATCGTTGGCATTTAATAGATTATAAGACATATAAGCTGGATCTTCTAAGTAAATTATTCCGGGTTTAGAATTAATACAAAGAGGAGTATATCGTTCTATAAAATTACTAAGGTGGTGCAAATTAAAAACTTGTAAACAAAAATTAATAGTAAATCTAGAGTTAGGTTTATTTCTTAACCAGTTATGATAAAAGTTTGCGTTCCGTTCAACAATATCAAAGTTTCCGGGATATCTAATATAGTTAAATGTATTATCCAAACCATCTATACCCAAAATTATTGCAACAGAATTAAACTTTTCAGCCATTGTAATGAATTGAGGAGGTATAACTGTTCCGTTTGTTACAATCTCAAAATCAATATTTTTTGCATAGTTGTTGTCAATACAATGTTGCATCCAATCAAATAACGTTTTATGTAATAGTGGTTCGCCACCAGAGAAATGAATATGTTTGTAATGTTTAGCCATGGCTTTTAATTTTTCAATATTTTTTTCTTTTGTTGGCCAGTTATAATCAACTTTATCTTTAGTTGAACTTTTTACAATTGGATCATTGTATTCCCAACCTATTTCTTCCCACTCTGTTTGTAATTTACTACTAGTCCACGGGTCACACATTTTACATTTCAAGTTACATTTGTTTCCAAATTTTAAGTTTAAAGTTTCTAATTTGACGTTGTCTAGTGGTTCATCTTTATTTTTTTCAAAATATTTGTAATTAGTTTCTTGTCTAATTGATTGTTCACCGCGTTCCTCACATTGATAACAACCAATACATTCTTTTAAAGGTTTACCTTCTAGCATTGATTTACGCACTTGGTTCATATATGAACCATGAAACCAATCATTAATGTCGTCAACATCGTTAATATGTTTTTTATCGTCAGGAAAAGTATAGTCGTGTTTTGCGTTAGTTCTCCATGGAAAAAAATTATAATAACAAAATTTCATTAGGCCAGATTTGTCTACAATAACTTGTTTAAAAGGCATTCGGCAATATGTTTTAGGAACTTTTCTCATGAATATATTTTAAAATTAAATGATTGTATGCATCTAAGTATTGCATATCATCTTCTCTAGGTGCAACCTCAACTTGCTTCTTCAATTCTTGTTCAATAGAACTATTATTAACATTACCTAATGCATGACGTAATGCTCCCGGCCTATCCGGAAATCCAGCCGCCATGTATGAATAAATGTTACCATTAGGAACTACACAGATTTTTATTTGTGGAGCTTGTTTTGGACTCAATTCATTATAGGTTACTCTCATTAGATGCGTGTCTTTACCATTCATAGCGTCTTGAAGAGCGTAGCCGTAATCAACAGTTGTGTTCATTTTTTTAATACGTTCGTCAAATGTCAATAGTGTATCCTGGATTTTATTTCGTTCATTTATTTCATATTGGAATGTATAGTCTTCTCTTAACGACAAATTATTTGTACCGCCTATATCTTGTATATAATTTATAATGCTTTGTAAATTTTCAAAATGTTTTGGTAATAGAACATAGTTTAAAAATAATTTAGTTTTGTCATCTCGTTTATTATACTTGGTTAAGTTTTCTTTTACAATTTGCCACCCTTTGTTATGTCTGGTCGTTGCTACGTATTCTTCGTTATCTAATCCATATAAAGATATTCTTAAATGATCTAAGGAATTTATGTAAGGATTTTTTGATAGTATTTTATCATTTAATAAAAAACCATTAGTAATCATTCTAGATTTATATCCTTTATCAACTAAATCTTTACATATATCATTAATGTAAGGACTGGTAAGAGGCTCTAATCCTCCGGTAATACCGAATCGATTCTTATCTTTACCATCGTCTTGTTCTATAATTTGTTTGTATACATTTTCACTTTTCTTTATAACAGCATCATAATTTCGTCCACAATATAAACATTTGAACATACAACTAGCGCCAGGATATAAATTTATTCTATAAGGATATTTGTAAACGCCGTCAATAGCGGCCCGAATTGCTCCACTCTCAATGATAGGTTGTAAGGTTTTCCAGTAAGGAGATTGTTCAAATGGTTGCATTATTGTTAATTATTTGCTATTTTTCGTGGTTGACTGTATCGTGATATGTGTTATTATGTGTGTATATTATGATAAATACATTTATAAAAAGATTAGTTGTTATATTATTTGCAACTGTTTTGCTAACAGCTTGTTCTGTAAAAAATCCAACACTTTCTTATGGTAAGAAGTGTGTGATTGATGGGGATCAGGTTGTTTATTCTTATGTTTGGTTATTTAATTCTGAAGATGGATTGAAGGCAACAAAAGAACAATGCAATCAAATTGCAGAGTAATATATAGTTATAACTAATTTAATAGGAGTTTAAATAATTGACTATGAAACGGTTATTAGGCGCAATACTATTAGTAACGTTTTTAAATGGATGTTCGGGTCTTCCACTGGTATCTACCCTTGAAGGTAGTCTTTCAATTAATGGTGCAATAGCAACAGCTACTGGAAAATATGAGCATCAGGCGGCAAGTGCTCTTGTTAATTTAGCATCACATAAATCAACTGGTAAAACAATAAGTCAACATATGTACGCGGCTGTTGAAAACAAATATACAGAAAAACGTCTTAAAAAACACTTTAAAAATAAAGAATTATCGATTACTAGTTTCGAAATTGCAAATAAATCTTTAAATGATTTTGGAGGGTTCCTACCAAAAGATAAAGGAAACTGGTTCCTAGGTAAAAAGAAAATTCATGTTGAAAAAGAATCAATTAGACCTTATACACCAATTCACAAAAATGAACCAAGCATAGCAACGCATATTAATGAGTCACCGGTACATTATGTAAAATTAACAAATTACACAACATTAGACAAATTCGCACCAAATTTTAAACATAAAATAAAACAAAAATCATATTCACATTGTTTTAAATCGTCAGGGTTAAATTTCGTTTTGAATATGCAATATTGTAATAAGTCAGAAGGTAAAGATATAGTTTTTTAATTATATGTATAAAATTTTAATTCTTGCTTATCTTATAACACAAGATCCAATAGCAACACAACAAACGTTTCAAATGCAACAAACATATGATACAATGGAAGCCTGTAAAACAGAACTTACTTTACAGACAAGGAATAACGGAACCTATGATGTTATGTGGGAATTTGTTGTAGACGGTCAGTTTAAATGGGATTGGCTAGTTGCTGGTTGCAAGAACGACGATACAGGCGAAGAGTTCAGACTAGAGCCATCGTATCCATTGGGTAAACCTAAAGAGTTAGAAGGTTTAGATTTTACAGAAAATCGATTAGCAATTTAAATTACCTTGTATGTAATTCGAGTGGTTCTCTTTGACAAGCAGGATCATTTGGAACAAACGCACAACCAAGTGCAGTACCAAGATCTTTCATTATTATTATAGTATCAAGTGGAGTAGTTTTTTTAGGATTTAAATTAGTTGTTGGAATAGAAACGCAACCAAGTACGCCAACTAAAATTAATATTACGGCGAGAGTCCATATTATATTTCGTTCTATTTTTTTATCCATTGCAACAACTTAATACATCCATCATCCAAAAATGATAGATTAATATTCCGATTATAATTCCTTCCAGCCAGGCCGCATATGCACACCACACTGGGTAGTCACGAATTAGTTTTATTTTCCAATTCCAAAATTTCTTTAACATCTGTTTCATGCTATTATTTACAACTAATAGTTTAAGACTTTTATTTGCTTTTAATGATTCTGTCGTCTGCGATTTTATTTTTGTTTACACCTTTTTTAATTGTGTAATCTAAAGTACCATGAGCACCTGCTTCAACGGGTTGACGTTGAGTTCTGAATAGTATTTTTTCTTTTTTAGTTTCAGCAAGTTGTTCTGAATGTTTAATTAAATGTATTTTATCTCTCATGGTAGTATTACTTATGTGTTTTTTACAACTCAGATATGTAAGGATTGCATGGTAATATTGCTTATGTATAAAGACACTTGATAAGCCTTTACCATGCGTGTACGCCGCTCTATAACGCTTTAAACGGTTGATTTTTCTAGGAGTTATAGTATAATATATAGATAGCCGACATAGCTCAATTGGTAGAGCAACTGATTTGTAATCAGTAGGTTCGGGGTTCGAGTCCCTGTGTCGGCACCACACACGCAGATTTGTACCATGTCCAGGCATGGTAGCTGTTTGGTACGTTTGGTGATTTTGGTGATTTTGGTAATATACGATTTGGATACATACTACGGGCCGATAGCTCAGTTGGGAGAGCACCTGATTTGCATTCAGGGGGTCGTGGGTTCGAATCCCATTCGGTCCACCAAAGATTATTCTTGTATTGTTATATAATAGTACTATATAATAATATTATTATGGAAACAATCAAAAAATTAATTGCAAAACCGGCACCGTGGCTTTATTTTATCCTCGTTGTTGTTTTGTTGATTATTGTAACAAATCAAGCAGGAACAGTTAAAGATTTAGAAGCAGACTTGTCTAATGCTAACGATGAAATTTCGGCGTCAGCAACTCTAACTGAATCATTGTCAGACGAAATAGCAGTTCGCAATGACGCAATAGCAGGATTAGAATCTGTAATTGCAGGTTTGGAAGCCGATTCAGTGGCGGTTAATGCTAGACTGAACGACTCTGATGCTCTAAGAGGAGAATTAGAAAGTACAGTTGCTAATTTAGAATCACAACTGAATGCTAGTGCTTCAGCTTTGGAAGATGCAATTGCAAATCCAAACTGTCCAGTGGTAACTGAATAGACCATAACGGTCTGTTAGTGTAGCGGTTAACACGTCTCCCTGTCACGGAGAAGATCACGGGTTCGATTCCCGTACAGACCGCCATGATCTCTTTATAATTACGTATATGAAATGGTTCTTTACAATGGAGTTAAAAGGTTACAACGAACATTGTCCAATAGAATTAGCAAAGAATCTTATAATAGATGAATCCCCATTTGTAAAATATTTGCATGACAACAATGCTTTAAAAATACGTTATATCAAAACAAGAGCACTTATGGAATGTTATGCTAAAGCAAAACATCTTACCATAGCAAGAATAAAATATGGTAAGGTATTGCCCGGTAAAATGAGCTTTATTGAAGTATTCATACAACATCAATTAAAACGTAAAATGGAATTGTCACGAGGAAGTACGTAATGAATATTGGGCATTTTTCAGATAAAGAAATTCCTGTAAACAATAATGCTGAAGGAATGAAAGTAAATTCGTTTGGCTATCGTTGTCCAGAATTTGCTCCTTTACCCGCAGGGAAAAAGAATGTAGTTATATTAGGATGTTCACATACCTTTGGAGTTGGTCATGCAGAAGAAACATATTGGGTATCCCACTTATCAAAACATAATACAAAATTATTAAGGTACTGGAATCTAGCGGTACCAGGGTGTTCGGCAGATAAAATGGTTCGTATTTTATATGGAACAGAAAAAGTTTTATTTCCTAAAATTATTATTTGTTGTTGGCCAAGTGTTAGTAGAAGAGAACATTTAGATAAAATTCCAATCCATTTATTTGGTCGAGACAAACAATTAAGATACGAAACAGATATTACAGATCATCAAAATTTTTTAAAAAATCTTTTTTTTGTACAAAAATTTGCTGACCATAATCATGCAAAAGTATTTCACTGTTTTGCAGAAGAGATACCTATTCTTCCAGCTAATTTAAATGTAATGGATTATGCTACGCTTAGGAGTTGCTGGCCACCATGGGATCAATATTTTGGAAAAGGATCACGCAGAGAAAGAATTACTGATCCAAATATAGCACAAGATGGTATACATTATGGAGAAAAACATCATAAAGGGTTTGCTGAATTGCTATTGAATAGATTCTCATCAAAATTAAAATAATCATTAATATTAATTTTTCTAAGATAGTCTTGTTTTTTAATAAACAGTTCTAAGTTAGGTTGTTCATCAATTACACCACCATTTGTATTATCGGATTCGATTGCTATATGTGTAGCCATTTCGTGTAACATTTTATTGTTGCTTGATAAAAAATCTATTTTTGCATCAACAGTAAATGGATTTTTATATTTTACATTTAATACGTCGGGCGTGTTTAAAAATGCCCATGCATGATTAATATTATTATCTGATGCATATTTTATAATATTTGGAAAGTCTCCAACATTTAAACAACTTACAGTAGTCCAGAAATCTAATTTAAGTAGTTTGTATTGTTTTTGTAGTTTTTTATATTTTGCAACTGTTTTTATAAATTTTTCCCATTTAATTGGCCACCGTACGTAATCATGCACGTTTTCAGTACCATCAAAACTTATTGTAACAATAACCATAATTTTATTTTCTAATAAATCAATTAATTCATTAATCATTCTTGAACCGTTAGTATTCATTCTTACTATTTTTGTATTAGATGGTAAGTTTTTTAATAAAATTTTATAATTTTTACTAGCAGTAGGTTCTCCGCCATTAACATCTACTTCTAAAATTCTGTGTTGTGGTAACCCAAAAAACGTTTGAAGATTGTTTGTTTTTATATAATTTTTTTCTAAACTTCCTATTTTAGTTGAAAGATTTGCATTACAAGTTTGACAAGCACTATTGCATACGTTATCTAATACTCCACCAACAACTAGATAATCTTCTTTAAGTGGATGTAATATTTTATGTCGTTCGATACTTTTAGTTCTAATACTTTCTCCAGTTACTTCTTCGGTTTGTTTACATCTTATACATTCTTCTGGCCAAGCATCTAACGTCATATCAAGTTCAATTTTTTTAAGCCATTGGCTTTTATGTAAGTCTTTAAAAGTTTTAAATCCCTTTGCATTTGTCATATGCCCACATTTACCAATTGTGCCATTGTCATTTAATCTAACAAAATGATTAATTCTTGGGCAAAACATTTATTAAATCCTTTATAATAGTTTTTAGTTTTATATTCTTATGCATATATTTTTGTATCATTTTTTCGTCGATGTTGATAAATTTTTTTATAGGATTAACAGTAATTTTATTTTTCGGCCAGCTTTCGTCTCTAGTTTTGTTTGTTAATAATCTGTCTAATGTATACATTGGTGTTAATTCTACATCACCATCAAAATATTTTTTTAAATGTAACAACCAAATAAATTGTGGAATAAAATGTCTATCAATTAGTTTGTTGTTTTTTATTTTTGTCATTGTTTTAGTAACTGTTGTTTTTTTAACAAAAGCTACTTTGTTGACTCCGGCTATAAATCTTTCTGTAGGATCTCTTAAAATAACAACAATATTTTTTAATTTTTTAATATTACTATTAACAATTAGTTTATCTTTTTGTGCAAGTAGTTGCGTTGATCCATTTTTAAATATTGGATAAACGTATAAGCCTTTAATTTTTATAACATGACAATCCGTGTTTAATAAATTGCCCCAACTAGACAACATTTATAATAATATTCCTTGGTTTTCTAACACTTGCTTGACGTATGCCTCAGCCGAAATACTGTCAGAAGGACTAAACTTTTGTGTGTTGACACTGCCAGGACGGATCAAAGACATCTTTATATTGCTGGCCTGTGCATTTAATTGTTCATGAGCAAGTTCCAAGCTCATTTTTTGATTGCGATATTGCATTGACTCTCTCATGGTTAGTCCGTTTATTTCAAAATCACGTGACTCAGCACATATTTTTGTTGATATATTCCAGATATAATGAACATCTTTGTAAGGTTGCCACCGGTGCCAAACTTCAAATAACAATTCAGTCTGAGCATAAAAACTTATTGCATTGTTAATAAAAAAATCGCAAGGTTCTATTATAGATGCTGTGTGAATTGTTCTACGTATATTCTCTCCATCACTTCGCGATATACCAATTATTTCGTGTCCACGGGTAGATAATTGTTCCGCAAATGCTTTACCAATGCCGCGTTTATGTCCTGTTATTGCTATTTTCATGATTGCTGAATATTTAATTGTCAAATGTAGTGCAATAAATATTTTTTTTATGATAGATTACCTTGGAAATCAAACACAATACAAAGCAGTTCATGAGTTACCTGTATACAATCTCGAAGATATAAAACAACAAGTAATGCAATGGATACGCACTAATACTGGCTTTCTCGAAGACCGCACGTCAAAAGGGTTCTGGATGAAAATTGATTACAAAGACTTGGCTCGCAGTGCTCCAGCTTTAATTGAATATTTTCAATACGTAAAAATACCAATTCAAGAAATCACAGTAGGAGTTCTTACAGAAGCAATGACACAAGGATTTGTTTTGCATCATGGAGCACCCGACAGAAACTTTAAAATAAATTTTCCTATATACAATACTGAGGATGTATATACTGAATGGTATGATATACCTGATGAGAAGTTGCGTGAGTTTCCTGAAATTTTAAATGAATTTACCGACGGAGAGTATTGTTATAATCTCGATGCAATACATAATACCGTAGCTAATTTATATCCGTTGCGTGAACGTTATCATATGCATACGTGTCCTATAGTGTTTAACAGTTATCTACCACATCGCGTGATGCCAGGTCCACAAGCAAAGTATCCAAGAATTATGTTGGCTACTATGCCATTAAAAGACCCGTTTAATTTAATGAAGTTGTCTTAAGGTTGCTTCTTCTAAAATATCACCGTTTGAAGTTTTAGAAAATTCTTCTAACTTGTTTAGTTGTTTTAGATATTCAGAATTTAATGGATGTGCAGTGTTGAATATGTTATGTTCTTCAAAATTTTCAAATGTATTCCAGTCTTGTATTCGACTCAACCAAACCCTATCAGCATTATATTTTTTACCTAGCAGTGTAATATCTTCCATTTCGTGATAGTTGTTTTTTTGTACAACAAAGTATAATGTAAATCTAAAATTGTGTTTCTCTTTTAATTCAGATATGCAGTCTAGGTTTTCATTAATTTTATTCCAATTGCCGCCTAGTCTTAATTTTTCATATGTTTCTTTACTTGCACCGTCTATGCTAACACCTAGTTCTTGTAAATTGTTAATAACGTAAGGTACTTTAGTATGAAACTCTTTAAACATAAGTCCATTAGTTAATATGGAATACTTTATATTATCTCGCTCTGGAGTTTGTTCCATGAAGTGTCTATATACGTGTGAAGCAAAAGGATCGCCATCTGATCCTATGTGGACTTGGATTGGATGTTTATAATTGTATAACCAATCGTTTATTTTGTCTGCAAGTTTAATTCCTAATGTATATGCTGAACCTTCTTTATGAAATATTAAACCTTTACGACAGCTAGGACATCTTAAATTACAACTATCATCTATAGCAAGTCTTAAATGCTGTATGCGTTCCGGCTGGCCATGCAATACAGCACCAGACTTCATATAAGAGCATTGATGCTCATTACAATAACGATAAGTTCCGTCTGCAACAGACTCTTGTAAGTGTTTGTGTGTTTTGGAATTAATTATTTCGTTTAATGATTTTAATTGTAAGTTTCCTATGCTTTGTGGCAACCAAGATGTACACTCACAAGCATAACAAGATCCGTTTTTATCTATAAGAAGAGTATCATATGGTCGAGGGCATATGTTTTTAATTTGTAAATTTTTGTTAGTATCTATTTTATACCAATCAAATAGTCTCTGATTTATCATGCTCCTCTATCCATTTTGCCAAGTGTTGCGTAGTAAAGTACAAACCTGTTGGCCATGCCATTGGGTGTGTACGCCTTACTTCCTGGTTTGCTTGGTGTTCATCTATACGTTCATATAGATACGTGGCGAGGCTTGTTGTGTAGTTGCTTATCATCTATTTTTTAATTCTTCTTCGTTTTTCTTTTTCCATTCGTCTGTAGTGTTTGGGTCTTCCCACTTATATACTTCTTCTTCAGTGCGACTGCACCCAAAACAGTAGCCACTATCGTCGTCAATGCTACACACACCAATACAAGGAAATCGATAAATTTCATGACTGCTAATACTAAATTTTGCCATTTTTATTAGGAGTTGTTATCATATCTAGTGTTAGTGTAACACCATCAGGCACGACATACGAGTCATTATTTGTTTGTTGTTGTTGTTTTAAGAGTTGTCTATTACGAGAAAGTCGTTGGCGTTCCATTTGTTTAGCTTGTTTTTTAGCTTTTCGTTCGCCGGCTTGTGACTTATATGTGTGATGTATACCCATGGTATTGTCCTCATAATTTATACTTAATTATCTAGATCAGAGGAGGGAGAAACCTTTTTACGCTATTATTTTACGCTTCGCGTATTTTTAATTTTACGCATTTATAAAAATTTACGCATCTGGTAAATGATTTTTTAAACAGTGTTTCATACCGTTCATATACATTGGTTTAATTATATGTACTGCATTAAATTCTGCTTGATCTTTATACGGTGTTTCAAATGTGTAATTAAATTTAGATTTTAAAATATTTTTTTGTATTTGTGCTTCTTTAATACTTTCAAGCATAATGTTCTCAGGCATACTCATTACTTTATAAAATATTCTTTTATCACAATATAAAGACGTAACTAGTGTATCTCCTGCGTGTGAAATTTCTCTATTATATAAACCAGGCGTATTTTTTCTTGCAAAATCATCTTTCCATGCATCTTCTTTGTCAGATTCTAATTCTTTTATTAATTCTTCTTCAGTCATGTCGTGGAATGCTTCTCGCCAAGTTTTTACAGGTTGACTCCACAAATTATCTCTAGACGAATAACAATCCTTAAAATCGTCAAGTGTTTTGTTAAATTCTTCTAATTTTTGTTGTATAGATATTTTTTTTGGAATCTGTTTAGCAAACATATATTCGTAATAGAAAAACGGTTTGTGCATAAACATATTGTCTCCGTTTTGCCCAAATAATAAAACATCAGGTTTACTTTTCATGTTTGCAAGTTGCCATTGTGAGGGAAGAGTATCCCAATAAAAACAACTAGGGTCGTTCATAACTTCACTAGCAATTTTGCTTATGCTATCTTTGTCTAAAGGAAAATGGTCAACTTGTATATTTTTATTTTTTGTTTTATTGTTAGTTTTTTGCTTGTAATCAAACGGTCCATTTGAAGGAGCAAAGTGATACATAATTTTTTTAGAATCAGGAAAATATTGATCCTGTAAAACAGAATCAATGCCTTCACTTATACTGCTAGTAATATTTTTATAATTTTGTTTGATAACTGATGCATGACTATCCATACAAAAATGAATATATTCTTCAATTTCTGTACTTGTATTAAATGCCGGTATCGTTGGACTTAATGCATTAAGAATTGACTTGTGTGTGTTATGAATTCTTTTAATCTTAAGAATATTATCAACAATTTCTAAACAATGATCGGGTTCTAATATAAAAGTATTTTTAAAAATAGTTTTACATTTGGACGGAGAATATTGTCTTATTCCTAAACTAGGAGCTATGTCAGTGTATGAGGCCCAGTCTAAAATAAATGGTTCCCAACGTTCAAACGTTGTTAATGCTTTATAATTTCGTTCTTTTTCTGGTACATTAAGTCTATTCATTACTTCCGGCATATCAATATCTTTTGAATTAAACGGAAACAAATGTATTGCGTTTGTAATTTCAATTCTGTCTGTTTGTCGATAAAAAATTTTAGATTGACAGAAGTAATCAACTATAACTTTTACAGATGTTTTTGTTAAAATTACTGCCCAAAATGTACCGTTTGAATTTTCTAATAAATGGGGATCTCGAAAAACAATTTCATCTATAGGTTCTTCAATAACATATCCAGAGTAAATTACAAGGTGTTCTTCGTTTTGTGTTACATTACACTTTTTATCTGCCCACCAATACCACTGTCCGTGTTTGTTAGTTAATTTTTCTTTATTAGAAATAAAAAATTTCAAAATTTAACTCCTGTTACTTTAATAATTGTTCTGTCGACCGAACTTGTATTTTTCGTCCAATGGAGTGCTTGCCAGTTGTTTAATCGTATACAATCTCCTGCTTTCCATATCCAATCCCAGTCATTAATTACAAATCGTTGTCCCCAAACCCGATCTTCTACGGCAATAAACATACGCCATATATCTATTGCTGGAGCATCTAATGAATGTTTTAGTTTTAGTAAACCTGGATGTGCCATACATATATCTTCTAAGTAATATCCTAAAAAATCTAAATGTGGTTTACAGACTTGCCCGGGGGTTTGTATCTGTATTTTTGCCTCGAGAAATGTTAAATCTTCCCATTGTTCTCTTGCCCATTCTGTTAGTTTTTCGTTTCTAAAACTCCAATAGCCTTCATCTCCTTCTGTAGCATTTTCTATTTTTATTTCCGGAATATTTACTTTTTTTAATTTTTTAAAACCCCAGGCCTTTGTATTTGCAACGTTGGGTGCAGTTTCATAATCGTTTATAGTTTTAGTCCATTCGATATATTCTTTTAATATCATTTTTCAATTCCTAACATATTTTGTATATCTTTGATGGCTTGTAAATATGTTCCGGTTCCTTTTGGCATACACTTAATTTGTTGATGAAAAAATAATTTATTTTTAGTAGGTAATGTACACTTTAATTTTTCTCTACCTAAAACAAAAATGCCATCAATATAATATTGTAATTTTAAATTAGATTCTTGTGTTACAACCGAGTGTAATAATAAATTAAATCTATCAAAACACCTAGAATTAATATCAATTATTGCGTATTTTACATTACTTTGTAAAAGTATATTAAAGTCAGGTAGCATATGATCGTAATCATGATGACCAAAAATTATAAAATCGTGTTGTGTCCAATCGTACTTGTGGCTACTTTGTAATATAGGAATAATGTTTTTTGTGTCTTTGTCTATAGAATTCTTTACAGTGTTAAAAAAATGCGATCTATATTTTTTAGGTAGGAAAAAATAGTTGTCAACAAGGTATAATTTTTTGTCGGTGTCTTTAATACCATCCCAAATATGTTTAGCACTAGTACCAACAAATGTGCCAAGTTCACATATGGAGTTAGCATCACTGTTCTTAATAATGTTGGTAATATAGTCTAGTTGCTTTGTAGAAAAATCTGACCATAACGTTTGTAATTGCATATGGATATTTAAATGCAATTAGCCACCGCCACAAAAAAAGGCGACATAAAGCCGCCTTAATTTGTAAATTAATTTACTGTAATTTTGCTATACCGTCTAAAAGACCTGGGCTAAATTTCTTATCCCATTTAGTATAAATTTCTTCGGCTTCTTGTTTCATTGTTGTTTTATCTTCTTCGCTTAATTCAACAATTTCACAACCTCTTTCTTTAGCAGTTTTTTCAAACTGTTCAGCATCTTCTTGTGACCATTTTCTTTCTAATCTTGCCGCTTTGTAGGCAGTGTTAGTAAAGATATCTTGTTCTTCTTTAGATAAACTTTGGAAGAACGCATCACTAATAAGAATGTCTGTTAAGAATAAAGAGTGTTCTGACTTCAAGAAACTTTTAGCATTTTGGAATCTAATATATGTTGTATCTTTTCCGTCAACGCCTTTTGGAAGTTCTAGATCACTTAATTCTCCACCTAGTCTTGGTGTTTTAACTCTCGTAGTATTTGTAAAGTTTGCCCAAAATTCTTGAGTAATTGGGTTTCCGTTTACTCTGATTGTTTTATCTGCTAAATCAGATAAGTTTTTAATTGGTGTGTTTTCCATACCAACTGTTCTGTAACCACCTGAGTATGTGTATGCTAATCCTCTAACACCTGTTTGTTTTACAAGTCTAGAGTTGATTGCTTGTCCAATTGGTCCTTCTAAAACTCTTCTAGCATGACCGTGGTCTTTGAATAACCATGGCATATCAAAAACTAAAAAGTTTTTATCATACGTATGATTTTCTAATTCCCATACTTCAGTTTGAGACATTTGGATTTCGTTTTTTTCAACTAAATTCACAATATCTTCTCTTTTGAATTCTGGAGATTGTTTTAGATATTGCTCAGTTGTCAATATCTCTATTTTGTACTCTGGGAGTACCTTTTCAAGCATTTTTGCAAATGCTTTCGCAGTTCTAAGAAACAAATATTCCGGTTGGTGTGCGATTAACCATTTGATGTTTTTCATTGAATCACTCCTTGTATTTCAATTTATTTTAAAACGTGCTTGTATTTACCAAAAACATAAGGTATGGTAAAAAAATAGTGGATAAATGCGTTTATAATGGATTATTGCTCTTCGTCTGAGTGTAAATCTAATAGTAGTTTTCTTAGTTTGCCACCTTCGACTTCTGCTTTTTGTTTAACACCCATAGTTTCGCCTTTAGTAGGATCTAGTTCAGGTGTTGCATCAGTTGGTGTTATTTTAGATTTTTGTTTAAGTGTTTTGTATACTTCTGATGTTTTATAATGGAATTGTCCCTGGTCTTCTTCCTCTTCTAAGTTTCGTATTCTTAATGTATCCACATCAAATTCTAAGTCAACTTTGTGTCCCATACCAGAACTTGATCTTGTTTTCATAAATTGCACTTGATACCTGCCACGTTCTCTCATCGCTCTACTTGTAAATATTCCAATTACGTTATCTGCTGTTTGTACTTTAGATAAACCACCTGCTATATGTGAATGATCGTATTCCATTTCTTCTACACTAGCTCTGTTTAATTGTGATGCCGTTGCTAATAAACATTGGTTTCCTACTGCAAAATTTCTTAATTCTTCTGAAACATATTTGTCTTTTACAAACAAATCACTTGGAGATACTTTTTTGCTTTTTGGCATCATGAGATCTAAATAATCAATTAGTACAGCATCAATTTTCTTTTTATTTTTAAGTTCAAGTTCTTTAATGTAAGTTCTAATGTCCATTATAGTTGAACTTGCCGGAAGATATTTTAATTGTAAATGACCGGATTTTTTACTAACCATTTTAACTTTCATCTCAACATCAGACATTGATTTCATAACTTGCCTTGTTGGTATGTTTGTTACCATTGCATCCATTCTCATTGCCGCTAATTCTTCTGATAATTCAAAAGAAATATAAACTACGTTCAAGCCAGCCAGTGCCCAGTTAAGAGCAAGGTTTTGTAAAAATAAACTTTTGCCTGCGCCTGATCCACCTGCAAAGATGTTTAGTTCTCCCTTGCTAAATCCTCCGAAGAGTTTTCTGTCTATTGCTGGCCAACCTGTACTGACTTGTCCGTGAGAGTTCTTTAAGAACTCAAGTCTACCTTTCGGATCCTCAAAGTAGTCTGTACCAAGATCACGAGTCAATCCAATGCTTACTGCATCTTTAATCATATCCTCTACTGGAGCATAGTTGCCCTTTTCAAGTAAGTCCGCGGATTGAAGTATTGCACTTTCTAGTGCCTTGTGTCTGGAAAACGTTTCAAATTCATCTAACAACCATGTGAAGTGAGATGGATCTAAATCTTTTGCTGATTTTAATTTAATATCAAATTTTGCATTAACTTGGTTAACCTCTGGCATAACTTTATATTTGTCAACATAATCTTTTATAAATTTTGCAATAGGTTGTAATCGTCTATCAAAACTCGTAGGAGTAAAAATATTTTGTGCTCTAGCAAATGCTTCAGCATCTGCTAATAGCATTTCTAAATAAAGTTTTTGTACGTCAAATGTATATTCAGCCATTGTTTACTCCATATTCCCAAATCTTCTTCGAATATTTTCCTCCACATTGTATTTTACAACATTCGTGAGCAGAGTTAAAGTCTTTTGTTGTATTAAAAAAATCTTTTATTTTCTCATTGTTTAAAATGTCTGCACTAGAATATTTTGCTATGTTAAAATCACCGTTTTTAGGTGAGAACAAACTTTTAAACTTATATCTATATGTACCAAACCAACAACAAGGATAAAAATTACCTTCAGCGTCAATGTATAAATGGTTGTTTGGTAAATCATTTTTTAAACATTTAGGTCGCATAGAAAACGTATAATTGCTATCTGATAAAACTTTTTCTTGATGTGTAAGATGTTGGTTCACGTATTTTTTATCGGGCATTAAATCTTTTTGATCAAGCCACCGATCACTATATTCTAACATAAAATCAACAAAGCCAAGGTCTTTACTTGCTTGTTTGGCCTCATCTATTTGATGTTGATTATGTTTAAAAACTATAAATTTCCAAACAATGGGTGTATTAGAATTGGCCATAATAAGAACAGCATCCATTAGCATTTTCCAATCAGAATTCTTTCTATATAAATGATTTGTGTCTTCTAAACCGTCTATACTAAATGTAATTTTATCGGTTTCATTTAGTATTTGTGCAAGTTTTTTCCACCAATCGATTGTTCTATAACTACCGTTTGTTGTAATTGAAATTTTACAATTATTGGATTTTAATTTTGAACATAATTCTATAAATTTGTTATGATAAATTGGATCACCATTATTTCCACAAAATGAAATGTCTGCATTTTGTCCTAAAAAATTTACAAGGTTATCAACATTTATTTCGTGTATTAATCTTTTTTTAAATGTTTCATAAAACCAAGTACGATCGCACAAAGGACATTCTAACGTGCATTTACTAGTAGGTTCAATATGCCAACTAATCATTTATTCTTCTTCCTTATATGTGTGAATTACAATTGCCTGCTTACTTGTCATTCCTTTTTGTTTGTAATCATTACTACAATGTAATGATTTTGCCTCCCAGTATATGGCATTACCCCTTGTCCACGGTAAAACTTTTTTGACTGATAAGAATTTTAAATCGTTCTTATCAAGATGAGCTAATTCCGTTTCATGGAGATAAGAAGCGTTGTTATCTAAAGGTTTGTTATATATTTTTTTAAAATCATGAGTATAAGATTTTTTAGTGTGAATATCGTTGTCAACAAACGTATCAATTTGGTCAAAAACTATTGATTTTGCTAGATGTACTTTATTTTTATTGTTGTCTACACTTAACGGAATAAGAAAAGTTATAAATGGCTCTCCTATCCTTTTATGAAAATAATCACTATGTATCTTGAATGGATCATCTTCGTCTAAGTACATCGAAAAAAGCATTTTACATTTATCGCCAAAAATTTTCTGTACTTTCTTAAAAACAAGTTTGTTAAACCAATTTCTTAAGGGATGACCTATACCGATACTTGTGCCAACAGTATCTTTATATTTCCATCCTGTAGGCAATTTAGACATAATCTTTACAATTTTTTCTAGTTCGATTTCTGAAATAAAATTTTTTATTTCTTTAGCCATACATTTTCCTTTTTAATTCTATTTTTAATTTATTTGATTCTGTAGATCGTAAAATAGTTTGTATAGTAAACAATCTTCCATATTTTTTAACTGCATCAGCAACATCGTCAATAGAATTATCCCACTCAGGAAATGCTACGTTCCAATTAAATTCAATTGCTTGATTAACTAATTTTTCTCCAGGCTTGTCTCGATCTGGGACAACAATAATTGTACGACCAAGTCCGTTTATTATTTCTCGCTGTACATCATTTATTTCTGATCCTAATATACTAATACCAGAAACAGCAATAGCATCAAACGGTCCTTCAGTTACAATAACAAATTTTCTTGTCCAATCCTGTGCATCTATATTAAACACGTAGCCTGGTTGTACATCAGTATAGTATTTTATTTTGTTTGATTGTTCAAATATTCTACCTGTATAGCCTACAATATCTCCTTTCCAATAAAATGGAATTAATAATCTTTTATCTATATCCCAAATTGAAACAGGAGAATACATAAAATCGTACCAATCAGCACCAATGCCTCTACTTTTTAAATAATTTAATATAGTATCTATTTTTTCCCATTGTGGTTGTGTTAAATCTTTTGCAACATATTTTTCTAACCAAAAAGATAATTGGTGTGCATTTTTTGGCATTTCTGTTTTTTTAAATGTTACAAATCTTCTTCGTGGTTGTGTTATGTTAGATTCTTCGTGACGCATAGCCTCCATGGCAAGTTTTTTAATTGTGTCGTCGGCTATGCCAAGCCACGCCATGAATTGTTTTATTTTTTGAGATAGTTTTCGCCCAATGACATAAGATGCTTTATAACCACAATTAAAACAATGGTAAGATAATGTGCCATCAGCTGATGTCATTATTCCGCCACGTTTCTTTTTATCTTGGGTTTCCCCGTTGTGTATACAACAGGGTGCATTAAAAGATAGCCACCCGGAAGGTGTTTTCTTTTTATTCGCAGGTAACGAATTCAGAATTGTATTCTGGATCAGGTTCATACTTTACTATTTTACTGTCTATATAGGATTTTGTCAATGATTCCGTTATTACCAGTATCATTACCCCAACTAAATCTTACGTTTGTGTAAACACCATAAAAGTTATAGTTGGTAACAGTGGTAGAACTAGAAAAAGTTACAGGAGATGATTGTCCATCCAAGGTAATATCAAAATAGTCTGCACCTGTAGGAGATGAAGCCATTGTACCTTGTACTCTTAAAGCACCTGAAAAGTTTTTAGTATATACTGCAATTGTGTGTAATGCTTTGTTATTGTTTATTCCTGGTTTAGCATCAATTGAACTTGAAGTTTTTGCTAATGGTCCGTCTGTAACTGTAAAAGAAGATATACTTGTGCTATTAACAGCATCAGGATATGCACCATCAAGTATTTCCAAAGTACCTGCGGCATTGTAGCCAGTGTCAGCATATGTAATTTCTCGAGAATTATCTGACTTAACTTCTCTAACTGAAAAGTTGTAAAATTTAGCATCTAAATCTAAAAGATCGCCCTCAGATATTGTAATCGATGCTGTACCTTTGGTTGATACTGTAGAACCGTCGTCTAATATGCTTAAATTTCGTGTTAATGCTGATTTTTTAGTTTCAGAATCAATTATGTTAAATTCATATGTTTTGGTAGTAATATCTTGAGCTTTCTGATCCTCGTTTTTAAAAGTAAAACTTACCGGATTAGATACCCCTTTATGTAGTGTTATACGTCTATCGTACACTTTTGAATTCCTTCCATGGTAACCATTTATATAACCAATTACCAAGTTTGATAGTAAATACCTTGAGACTGTTTGCATAGTACATATTTAACAGTATTTATGGATACACGATGAATGAAATTTTTAACACATTGAAGGATAAATTTCCATTTTTAAGCCTTATTCGTAAAGGCGACATGGAATTTGTTGGTATTGTACAAAATCAAGATAACCATGTCATAAGTTTCTATGACTATGGTAGAATCATGAGTCCACAAGATAAGATGAGATATCTTAAGTCTGGTGAAATTTGGTGGCATGAATCTAATAGAAAAATACCAATTAATATATTTCTTAAAGGAGATTTTAAATATTTCCGTTCTACGTTAATTACTTTAAGTGCTAAAGATATTGAAATTGTGCATGGCCCAACTGTACGACTTTCTGAAATTTCGAAGAAACGGGTAAAACGAAGAACAATCCAATTAGTAAGAAGACCTACCTAGTATATTTTAAAAACACCTGATAAGCATTTGCTAACTCTTTAGAGTAGTTCAAAAAAATACAATGTTGTCTTTTATTGTATCTCATTTTCAAACCTTTTTTCTGCCAGTTACTTTTCCATGTTGGAAAAATATCCCAAAGCCAATCTTCGTCAATTTCTGTGCCACGGCACAGTACTTTTGCTGGACGTCTAGTTTTAATAGTTCGATCCATTAATCTAACTAATTCAACGTCAGTAAATTCAGTGGGTAGAGTTTCAGTTTGTGGTTTGATTTTTTTAGTACTTTTACGTTTCCTGTGTTGCACTAAAGTTATATTTAGCTCTTTTAATCAAATTCATCTGAACTACGATTGCATGAGCGTAAGCAACTGCGTGTGATTTTTTGAAAAAGTAACTACCATCAGTTGGTTTAACCCAAATTTCTTTTAATATTTCTTTCCAGTCTTTATACATTAGTCCTCTTTTTGCTGGACGTATAATTGCTAATACAGCCGCAAGTTGCTCAATGTTTTTAGGTTCTAGTTTGGATACAATATTAAAATGTCCATTTAAATGAAATAGTTGATCTACAATTTTTTGATCTTTTAATATATCCCAATCGGGTTCTTGTATCATTAATTCTACAAGTTCTTGTTCAGATTTTATATTTTTGTAGATGTTTACATTAAGACAATCAATTTTAAAATAACCTCTATCATCGGCTTTTTTATAATCTAGTGTTGCGTGTCCATTAATAGGATCAGTTGGAACTGCATGAAAATAAACTCCAGTTTTATGTTTTTCAATTTTTTCATTTTTAATAATAGATGCTGGTGCGTGTTTAAAAAGTTTTAACACACCGTCTCTATCAAAAAAATCTATGTCTACATCAGGCATTAGTGTAATTTCCTTTTATTGTAATCAGTAAAATTTTTCTTTGCACCAGGTTTTAATATATCAATTACTTTCAACATTTTTTTATATCCTGCAGTTTGTGGTACTCTATTATTCATTTCTGGTAAAATTACTTTTCTTATTGTTCCGTTGGGTTTTATTATAATACAACAATCACCAACTTCAAATTTTAATTCATCTGTTACTTCGATATCTAGTTTACTCAATGCGAGCCTCCTTGGCTGTTTCTTGTACAAACAAATGATCTGCTGGATAACTCCTAAATTTATTTGCCCAATATTCTGGATTAATATACCTTTGCGTCATTTGTAATTGTTCGTCTGTAAATAAGTTTAACATTTTTTTACCTGCAGAGCAACCAAGTAACAGCCAAGGAGATATTTTTCCTTGTTGAATATGTTGTACAGCTCGAGTAGTATTCACAAGTCTAAAATAATCAGACCATTGTGCATTTTGTTCTTCTGCCCAATCCATCATAGTTGCAATACTTCTTTGTAGTGCCGCTTCAACTGGTTCATTTTTAAGAGCATTAATAAGGTATGCTTCATATAAATCATCACGAGCCCAGTGGTCTAGTTTAACTTTTGATAATATTACATAGTCAATATATTTTTCGGGATATAATGGATTAATATGCATAACGTATCTGCCAAATTTTACAAATGCATTGTAATAAGAAGACTTGCAAAATTCGTCATATGTTTTTGTTTTGCCTGTGTGCTGATGTATCTCATAAAATCTTTGATATACCATGAAAGCATTTTGCACCCATTTTTCGTTTTTTTGTAAATGTCTACGTTTAGGCTCACATAAATGAACTTGTAATGTTCGTTCACGTGCAAATGTCTTACCACAATAGGTGCATTTATTTTGGTTCGATTCCATGTGCTTCTAATAATTCTTCTAGTTCTCTGTCTGTTATAACAATGTCTAGTGTTTCTAAATCATTTTCTTTAGCATTAGGATATAATGTTAATAGTTGTTTTAAAGATTTGTTCGGTACACGTTTCATAGGTTTTATCCATGGATGAAATTGCTGTTTTAATGCTCCACACATAGCAGTTAGTATCCATAATAATTTTTTATGCTTTGATCCGAGAGTAAAACAATGTTTGTTTACACATTCATTAATCATTTCAACATAATGTTCTACATAAAATTTATCTTTAGAACTTACACAAGATGCATATCTCATTAACATATAAGGTGAATACAAAGATTTTTCAAGGTTATCTATTCTATCATAATAGTCTTTATTACGAAAATCTACGGCTTTTAATCCGTTTCTTAATTCAAAAAATTTCCGGTTCTGTTTTGGCATATATTTCTGCGTATCCTAATGCAAATCTTGTTGCTTCAAGTTTATCTATAAACTCTAATACTACATGATGTTTTACAACATCACAATGAATCATTTTTAATTCTTTTTTTTGTATGTACTCCATAAGGTTGTTCATAAAATTTCTATCCATTAGTATTGGTAATTCTTTACCTCCTTCACCTACAGGTATATCCATGAACGGTGCTTTTATTTTTACCTTAGTTCCTTTTACCATACTGAGCCATAATCAATTTGTTCACATTGTCTTGAAATATCTTTTACAAAATAAGCACATATAGGTTTTTTGCCATTTTGTAATGGTACCGCAAGTAGTTGTCCTGATTTCATTTTAGGAAAGTACCATTTTACTTCAGTGTAGATATCAATAACATCAATTGGATAGAAATCGGGTTTACTACTAGATAAAGGATTAAATGTAAATGCATCAAAGCCTCTATCATTTAAACTTGTAATTGGTAGTACGTGCATTTCGGGTTGTCCTTGTTCTCCTATTAACATTTTCCAATCTAATGGCATTTTTATTTTGTGATCACCTATTTGTAATACTGCCGCAGGAGCATTAAATGATTCTAAAAATATTAAAGGTATGTAAAAGAAATCGGGCTCTTCTGGGTTTGAATTATCTAATACTGCAAATCTTAATTTTTCATCGACCCATTCCGGGATTTTTTCTAACGCATATGTTCGATTATCTAATGTAAGGATTTTCATAATCTATTTTTTCTATAGTATACGGATAATTTGCCTCTTTGTAAAACTTTTTCCTTTGGGTTAAATGTCTTTTTGCAAACTTACAACTACTAGTTATATCCCAAATTTGTACATGATCCTTGTCTTCTGCTTTACGAATGCCTCGTCCTATACTTTGTATTACACGTACAAAGGATTTACCAGGCTCAATAAGAACAAGATTGAATATCCTAGGAATATTAATTCCAACACTAGCAACTCCGTATGTTGCTATAATAATTTTACTTTTTGCAATAGACACTTCATCATAATGTTCCTTTCTGTCTAATGTTTTAGTTGCTCCGGATATAAAAACTGAATCTTTTATTTTCGTTTCAAGTAAATTCCCAGCAGAAATTCTATCGACTAATATAAGTGTGTTGCCTGAACTTGCAATATCACTAATTGTTTGTGCTACCCAAGTTATTCTAGTATCATCAGTTGTAAGCCATTTTAATTCTTCTGGGTAACTTTTAAACATTGGATGGTCTTGTGTTTGTAAAACATTAACATGACATTTAGCCAATACACCTTTGTCTTGTAATTCCTTTGCAGGAATTCTATGTGTTACGTCTCCTAAAGAACATTTTATTCCGTAAAATTCATAATCTTCTTTTGGTATTGTTCCTGTTAATCCCCAACGTATACCTGCATTTGCAAATGCTCCTGTTAGTAATCTTTTTAGTACATCTGCTTTTGCCATATGTACCTCGTCAACTATTATTGTTTGAATTCCTTGCATTACTTCTTTAAATTCTATTTTATCTTTTTTCTCAAGAACATTAATTGATTGCCAGGTTGCAATTGTATTATATCTACCTACTTCTTTTCTGTCACCAAAATAAACTCCTGTATCTAAATTACACGCAAGAAAATCCTCTTCTGTTTGTGTTACTAAACTTTTATTAGGTACAATTGTTAGTGTACGTCCATAAGGTTCAACTAACTTACAAAGTGCGGCAGTAATAATTGTTTTACCTGCACCAGTGGCAATTTCTTGTAGGCTTTGTGGTGCTTCTAAAAATTTATTAATTGTTTCTACTTGGTAGTCACGTAAAACAATTGGTTGTCCAGCACAAGGATGATTGTCTGGCCATGTTATATCTGATAGATAATTTTTATCTATTAATTTAAATTCAAAATTATGTTTTGTTCTTTTATCGTCAAGTTCAACATATACTCCACCTGCTTCAAGTATTGGAAGTATTTGGTCTACTAGGTTAAGATATGTAGTGCCACCTAAACTAAAAAAACTTATCTTGCCGTCCCATCTACCTAGCTTTACAGCCGGCAAATGATAAGCATAAGGAACTTGATATTTAAATTTATTAGAAAGTTTTTGACGCCACTTTAAATCTAAATTTTCAAATTTAACATTAACTTCATCTTTAATTACCAATTTACATGAACTCATAGCTTTATTATAATTTTGTCATTCCAATCCCAGTTGGATGGTTGACTATCACTATAATACAACTTTTTAGGTAAATTTTCAAGAAATCTTTTAAGATTATCATTACCTCCTGAGAAAAACCCACCACCTAATGTAACTAACGAAGCACGTGGTTTAATTTTAGATTTTATTAATGTTCGTGGTATTCTATTTCTTACAAAAATTACTTTAGTAGTATTGTCAATGTATTTAAATTGTTTACTCATTTGATGTAATTCAAATAAGTTTCCAAAATTTTCGTCATCTAGTTTGTCAACTGGAAAAATATTTCCAAAGTCACTAGCAATAACTTTATTTTCTCTTACAGGTTCTTTAATTTCAAAGCCAAACGAAAGTTGTTTTAATATGTTTATGCCACTGCGTTCAAATGCATTTATCCAACTCCAATATTCTTTTATGTCTTCCAGTGTGTTTATTTCGCCTGTTACCGGCATTATAATTGGAAAACAGTCTAATTCTATGAGTCCTGCAATAACTTCATTCTTGCTGTATTCTTTTTTGTTTAGCCAAAGTTTATTAGAATTATTATGTGCAATTTTTTTACCAAGTATAGTGTCAGCCTTAATATCTATACAACGTGTAGATATACATAAGTTTTTAAGAGCATCGAGTTGTATTAAAGGTTTTTTATTTTTTAAATTTTTATTCCAATATTCTAGCAAAGAGTCTGGAGCATTGTTCAATACAATTTCTCCTGCAATTAAGTTTGCCGATGGCTGTTTATATGGTTCAATTTCTTTTTTAACTTCATCGTAATCATCCAATAATGTAACGTCAATAAATTTAAAATCATAACGTATAGCAATTAGTGTAAGATAATATGTTGTAAGATCTGTTTGTTTAAAAGACCAAACTTTAGATTCACCATTATAATGAGTAAAGCCCATTGGTAAACCTTTTTTATCTTTTAAACATCTTATAAGTGTTACAAGTTTTTTGTTGTAGGGAAATTTTAAATCAATCTTAGGTTCTTCGTTTTCGTTAATATATTTTTCTATACTTTTTTCAAAATCTATTTTACGGAAAGGGTCTTTATATATTGGAGCATCTAATAATTCTTTAATGTCTAATTTAAATTTTTGAAATTTTGTTAGGTATCTTTTTAAGATTATTACGGCTAATTTACCCTGTTTTTCAGTCCACGGATATTGTGACTCAGCTAAAGAACGTACAGTCTCTTTATCTTTTGGATGTGGGTTAACGTGTGTTTTTGGATCGTTTGGGTCTTGTCGGTAAAAATAATCGTTATATGCTAATATATTGATCGCTTCGTTAATTGTTTTTGGCGTTTCAACGGGTGTTAATTCTGGCATATTCATGATTAAATACTAGTATAACATACTTGGTAAAAACGGTCAACCTATGAAAAGAACAGTACAAAAACGTAATAAAACACTAAGACTTAGAGTTAAAAAAGCCTTGGAAAAACGTAAAAATGTTAAAAAATTTATGCCAACAATTGAACAATGTCAGAGTTGGTTTAGAATATTGAATAGAGGTATGTTTGGTGGTAACTTAATTGAGCCAGAAATTACTGTACGTTCCATGAAATTTGATTGGGGATTATGTATTGCGGACTGGGATAATAGAAAATGTAGAGCAGGAAGATTTAATCAAAAAATAATTCCGTATCACGTTCCTATCAAATATAAAATAGAATTACACAACAAATTTCCTAAATGGAAAGATTTTATTGAAACTCTTGCACATGAAATGGTACATTTATATCAAATGCAAGTATGGAAAGATCCATACTCAAATCACAATTCTAATTTTTATAGTTGGAGAAACTATTTTAAATTGCACGGTTTAAGACTGTATCAGTAAATTCTTTGTAAGTTATTAGTTTAGAATTTTTTAAATCAGTACCCGTTTGAAGATAGTTAAGGTAGTCGGGCGGATCGTCATGTACTACAAAGAAATTACAATAAGGTCTCATTTTTAAATAATCTCTAAATTGTTTAAGCCATGCCTCAAATATTTTATGATCGTGTCGTGGTCCATAGTTTTCAGTATCTTGATAAATGTTGTTCAGCTGATCTTTTCCGTATTCTTTAAAATCAAAACCAATAAGATATATATTTTTGTGTCCATGAACTCCTGCGGTCCAGAATGCGGCATTACCTGAAATCCAGTGTGGGTTGTTTGGAATTAAATGTAATAACGAAGGCCCGCCTTTTGGATATCTGTTAACTTCTAAAGCCGGTGCATAGTGAATACATTTTTCATAAACTTTATCCTTTATCATTTTAGCAGTCATTTTTGCGTCAACAGAAAAAATATAATCAGGGATGAAGTCTCGGTATAAAGCATTACAACCATAAGTTTGTCCTGTTGCTTTAAGTGTGTTTAAATCAAAATCTTTTCGTGATGGACCGTTTCCTATAATATAGGCATTACCTCGAGGTATGGCTTTAACTCTATCTTTGTAAAATGCAGTTTCTTGATATTTTTTCCCACCACGAATTATGAGATTAGTATTAACTGTTTCGCCAGCATAAGGTTCCCATTTAATTTCTTTTTCTAATTGATCCGGTTGAATAGTCATATTAAATATTTTTCTTCTAAACGTTTTTTAATTCTACGCCATGGTATACCAGCATTTATTTCTTTAGGCCACCATTCGGTATATGCTAATTTATTTGCCCATGCTTCTCTATTTGGCATTACAGGATTATTAATTGCATTTAATTCTGCATTACCAACTTCATAACATAAACTGGATTTAGATACAAAAACAGGAATGCCTGCGAATACAGCCTCCATTGCAGGATTAGATGAGTGATTTATAACTGCCCAAGCATCATTTAATGTTGATCTAAAATCAGTATCATCAATTGTTGCCCAGTCTCTTTTAGGTTGTCTTATTTTTACATTTTGATATTTGTCTCTGTCGATATTAAATGGATTTCGAGGATGTGGTCGTACTATTATAGGACGTGTAGTATGCTTTCTTATTTCTTTTATTTGTTGCTCAATCCACATTTGCATTCGTGGAAGGCCTTTCCATTGTTCACTTGCATCATGTTGTCCACATATTATAATTTTATCTCCTGTTTGATTCCATGGTTTTAATTCTTTTTTAAATAAAGGCCAACGTTTATCATCTACTTCTTGATTAACAAAATCTGCATCTCTGTTAATACCATTAATACCAATTTTAAAAGTTCCGTTTCTTTGTAGTCCGCCAACTTCCAAAACAATAATTGGTTTGTTTTGTTGTTTGAATTTATCCCATATTCTTTTATTGCTATGCATCCTTCCACGCCATAATACAGACCAAATTACTGCAACATCAGAATTTCCTTCGTCATTAATTAATACTTCTTCATTAGTATCTTTTAAACTTTTTATAAAAGCATCAAGAATAGGTTTAGAATTTAATGGTCCATATTTTTGAAATACGCTTATTTTCATGATGCTGGTCTCTCTTTCCAATAGTCAATTTTTGAAACGTCAGCAGGAGCGTCAGGTCTAGGAGGACGTAAATCATTTTTGGCAGATGTTCCGCGTTGTTTTCGTTTGCCTTTCATGTGGTCCATGTATAAGCCAAGTTCACTGTTAACAAAAACATGATGTCCTTTTACTCCTTTAGCATAGCCAATATCGTTTATTTTGATATTTTTTTCTTTTTTAAATTTTTTAGCAAGGTGCCAAAGTATAAAAGAGTCGTGCCATTCTAACAATTTAAAAACATTGTTAGTAGTGTACAGTTGTTCCCATTCGTTAACAAAGTTTTGTACTTCAGGATGTCGTAAATTGTATCCAACAAATCCACATTCTGGATATTTGCCTCCGTCTTTTAATTCAAATCTTTCTCGTCCTAGGTAAGTTAGCATTGTGTCTATAGGTAATAGGGTTTCTAAAAATTTAATTGGCATTGGTCTAAATGTATATGTGTCAGCATCTATCCATACAACATAATCATATTCTGGCGAATTTTTTACAGCATTAATAACACAAAATACTTTATTTGAAAATCTTACAGCGTCCCATAAGTACGAGCCTTTACCTCTATCCCTACCTCCAGCATTAGGTAGACGTCTTACGCCACCTTCAATTGGTGTAGTTTCTCCACAAGCAACAGGATCGTTCTTATGTTTATTTTTAAATTTAAATAGTTCTGGTTCAGCAGTATTCAAGTCAATCCATTTAATTCTATCTGAATTATAATCGGGTTTTGGTTCTTCGTTGTATACAACAATATCAACGTTTTTAGGTAAATGTTTTGCCATGGATTCAATTCCTCTTTTAGAAAACGAATCCCAGGTACCTGGTTTGTATGATGTGATTATTTTAATTTTCATAAAAATATTTAATTAAAAATACATTTTGTATTTTTTAATCCAGTCTTTAACTATCCATGCAGGTACAATCGCCTTTCCAGCTTTTTGACTTGCTTTAATAATATTTAATTTACTGTTGTCCCCAATAGCATTTACATAAAAACTTTTAAGGTTCTCATTAACATTTGTTGTTAACCAGTGTCCTACAGGTACCGTCCATCCGGTTTTTCCTTTATTAATTATTGCGTCAGGCATAAGTCCTTTATATGCAATTTTTGTTAAAATTTTTGTATCGCTTTTGTCTACACCCATTTTTATTGTAGACGGAATGTCCAAACAATATTGCATGAATAATTTTGTAGCAAGAGGAAACCTACCTTCCATACTATATGCCATTCCATACTTGTCATTTCGATTAAACATTTCTTCTGGAACTTGTGCAACACAATCTAAAGCCATATAAGATGCAATAGGATCGTCAGGATTCCACAATTCTCCGCTATAACATTTTTTAAATTCAGCAAGTAATTCTTCATCATTAACTGGTGTATCAGTTAATTGTAATGGTCTTTTAATTCTTTTTAACCAGTGTTTTAAAATGTCGTCCCAAGACGATAGTGAATTTAATATTTTTTTCATTTTCCAATATTTTGGATATCCTGCAAGTATTTCATCTCCCATATCACCTGCCATGGTTACTACAATACCGTTATTAGATAAAAATTTATTTGTATAACAATACATAGACATACTTGGATTATAAACAGGTTGTTCCATATAGTATATTGAATCATCCCATGACTCCATAAAATTTTCAGGAGTAATTTGTATCTCGACGTGGTTAAAGTTTTCTTTTTTTGCAAGTATTAAGGCACAATTTGCATCTTCATTATAATCTTCATCTACTTTAACATTTGGATACATTTTGTTTGTAAATGAATTAACTTTATCTTTTACTTTTCCTAATTCGTATGCAACTAAACTAGAATCCAGTCCACCACTTAAAAATACACCAATTTTTCTTCGTCCGATACTACACATTTTTACTGTTTTATGTGCCATTTGTCTAAATTCGTTGGGATTAAATTTTTTATTGCTGTTTGGTTTTACAAATATTCGATGTCGTTGTTTTATTTTTTTATTTGTAATGTCATATACAATTGTTTCTCCGGCAAGTAATTTTTTAATTCCTGTAAAGAAAGTATTACGCAAAGCATTAATTCCGGTTCTACTCATGAAACTAAGAGCAAGTTTATCCATTTTTCTTGCATTAGGTACTTTACTCAACATACCTTTTATTTCAGAACCAAACACTAATCCTTGTTTTATTTCAGCATAGAATACAGGTTTAATTCCTGCATGGTCTCTGCTAAGAATAATTTCTTTTTTCTTTATGTTGTAATATGCAAAGCCATGCATAGAATCAATTTCGTCTATAAAATTTAAATCAAAGTTATCTAATCCCCAAGCAAGTAGTTCGGTATCGCAACCTGTAGTGTCTATAAATTGTTTGTATTTTGCTTTAAGTTCGTAGTAATTAAAAATTTCTCCGTTGTATACAAGTATATTTCCTTTAGGTGTTATCCAAGGTTGTGTAGATTTATTTGGTTCAGCCATGATGCTTAAAAGATTATGTCCTAAAGTAACATCATCATCATTCCAAATACCTTCTCCGTTTGGTCCTCGATGTTTACATATTTGAATATATTGATTTATAAATCCATAATTTTTTTCAGTTATGCCGTATATTCCACACATTATTAACTTCCTTGTCCGGGTTTTTCACTAAAGTGTTTAAACTTATCCGGAACGTCTCGCCATTTTGCTTCATCTTCGGGCGGCTTTCCTTTTTTAGTAATTCGTGGCCATATTTCACTATATTTTTGATTATGGTCAACCCAGCTACTTGCATCTTCATTAGTATCTGGTTCTATTGCATCTATTGGACATTCAGGTTCACATACCCCACAGTCTATACACTCGTTGGGATTAATGGCCAACATATTCTCTCCTTCGTAGAAACAATCGACAGGACATACTTCTACACAATCCATTAGTTTACATTTAATACATTTGTCGTTAATAATATAAGTCATTATAATCCTAATTTTTCTTTAAAACGTTTAAGCACTGTACCATTTTTAATTTCTTCTTCTGTCCATTGTTTATAACCTAAGTCATAAACCCATTGTGTTCTATCTGGATATATAGGTGATTCTATTTTTAAAAGATCAGTGTTTGCAACAGGCCAACAAATAGCAAGATCTGATGTAACAAAGGTAGGGACGCCACGGATGCAGGAATCAATGGTAGCAGTAGAGTTGTGAGATATAACAGCATGACAATTATTTAATGCATTTTGAAAATTAAATCTGTAGTACTTTTTCTCGTCGCCACTAAAGAATTTTTGTCCTATTATAACTTCAACATCTTTTGGAAACTCTTCTTTTCTGTTGTCCATTGCCGCCATATGATTTGGATGGGGACGTACTAAAAATTTTCTTTTTGTTAAAGGTCTTAATTTTTTATATACATCGTTAAACCAATCAATTGGATCTAATTCGTTCATACTCCAATTATCTTTTGGTTGTAATACAAATAATATAGGATCTTCTGGATTAGATTTTCTCCATGGTTCATATTTTATATTCCATATTTTTTTCATATGTTCCCACCTATCAGGCGGGCTATTATCACTTAAAAAATTTCCATTTCTCATAGGAGAGTACAATGCTACACGCCAGTGGTGATTAGGATCTGTTATTGTATTTCCAAAACTAGATAATATACCACCGTCAAATGTAATAATGTAAATGCCTTTTTTCTTTGCACGTTCAACTAAATCTCGTCTACGTCCTTTAGTATGATGCATTTGATTTGTACCTCCATAGCCAAACATACAACCAATTTTTGCAGTAGGTTCCATTTCGTTAGCTGACCAATCTCCAGTTTTATGTTCGTTAACTATAATAGGATTATCTCCACAAGCACGAATACCTTCGGCCATATGTTGTAGAAGTTCCCAACTAGCACCGCGTCTACGGTCTTTTACTGTTCTTCTAAAAATTTCAATATCCATCTAGTATTTCCATGTAGTATCCATTTCTAAATTCTTCTTGTGTAAATTGTCCATAAGCTAGTGAATAAAATACAGGTTCTCTATCTTCATATTTGGGTGTTTCGATTTTTGCGAAATCCATTTCACATATTGGTTGGCACGGATTTTCAAAATTAGCAAAACATGGTACTCCATTTGTTAATGCTTTTATTGTAATTGATGAATTAAATGTTACAACTGCATGAACTTGATCCCATTCAAATGGCTTTTGTGGTTGTTTATTTTCACTTTTGCCAGGCATCATTTTACCTTTACTATCTAAAAATGATTTAGGGTTGTATGGTTTTTCTCTTATAATAATTTCTCTATCGGTATTTGCTTTTAAAATTTTTAATGTGTCATCTAACCATGACTGAGCACCAAACATAAGTGCTACTGAATGGCTAGGAGGTATGACTAAAATGTATTTGCCATTTTTATGATATGGTAGTATTGGGTTTTTAAACGATTTTTTAAATCGGTCGTCGGGACGATTGTCATTAAAAAGTTTTACATGAGCATTTTTTGTACATCTCATAAAATAAGGTGTTCGTCTACTTTCACCCCAATATGGTCGATCGATGTAATAAAAATCTATACCGACTAGTTCTGCCCATCTATATACTAAATTACCTCCTCGTAAAAATCCCATGAATACAACTTTTTCACAATCTTTAGATTGTATTGCTTCGTTGTACGGTACTATTTTTGAACCACGAATTCCTCTACTAGCACTTTCTATATATTTTTCTGTGTTATGTCGGTCAGTTTTAACGCAATAGATCATTTAAATTTAATTATGTAATTTCCAGTTTATAAATATTAAAAATGAAAAATCTCATTATTCAATATTATATAGACATTAACCTTTATTCACAACCAGAGTTTAATGGTATTGGTCCAACAGATGTTGAAAAGTATTCTGAATACAGTTTTAAAAAGTATTGTAACAAATACGGACATGATTTTTTAAGAGTTACTGAACCAAAGTTTGGTTATATGCATCCAACATGGGAAAGATTTGACCTATGGTTTAATAAAGAATGGTTAGACGAATACGATCAAATATTATATGTAGATACTGATGTGTTTGCATTAGATCATGCTCCAGATATATTTGCACAATACACTGATTTAGATGCATTTAAATCGCCAGCATACAAAAAATATAGAAGAATGACGTTGTTTAATATTAATAATAATTTTAAAGATACTATAATAAAAGATTGTAATTCACAAAAAGTAAGAGATATATTTTTTCAAACAGGTGTATGGATGGTTACTCGTAGTGTAAGAGATCAAATGATGCCATGGATAAAACGTTATAAAGAGTTTAAATGTGATGATGGGCAGTTTTTAAATTGGTCTGTAATTGAAAGTGGAGTTAAGTATCAAGATATGGATCCTCGATTTAATTTTAAAAATAATGGGTTGAAAATATCTTTTAATCCTAAAGATGTATGGTTTTTACACGTAGCAGGTGGAAAAAAATATAGAGCAGGAAATAAAATATATAATTTTTTAAAAGAAACTTTTCCTGCTGTTAGTCTAAATGTTTAAGTAGAAGAGGAATATTAACTTTCAAATTAACCATATCTTTTAATTTTTTATTTTTAGGTTTTTTAATTGTAACTTTTTCAGTTTCAGCAAGATAGACTATATGTTTTAATCCTAAATGATGTGAAAGGATTGGATATACCTTTTTATCTATCCATTCTTTATGTTGTATTTCTATTATTTTTGTATCTTTAGCACACCATAATAAATTTATAAGTCCGGCACTATGTGGTGATAAGATATGTGTTGCTTCTGCAAAAGTTCTAATTTGTTCTTTTATAGAGAGGTTATCAAGTGTTACGGTTTCCCAGCCTTTTAATGCTAATAATAATTGTTCTTGATTTGTAATATTTCGATTACTAGCACCTTTTCTTGTAATAAAAATTTTTCTATACGGTTTTTGTTTATTTTTGTAACCAAAATGTCTTAACCATGGTGGCATACTTGGTGTTGTAATTCCATCGAGATAATTGCTTGTTGAAGGAACAAGTAAATGTGAAAATCGCCATACTGAATTTTTTGGCATAACGTAATATTTTACATTAGGAAATAATTCTTTAGCAACTTTATCAAAATACTTGCTAGGATTAGACATAATATAAACATATTTTGCAAAAGGTAAGCCGTTCTTTTTTTCAAGTAAACGGAATTTTGATATTACATCAATCCATATGTGCCATGGATTCTCAGCACTATATTCGTCAATAGGCAACCAAACATATCTGTAAGTTTCATTAAATTGTTTAGTAACTAGTGGCATATCTATACTAATTGTTTCACCCCATTTAGTAAAAAGGTTATGAACTTTTTGAGGTTTATTTTTATATTTGTGTATCAATGGCCACACGTGTTCGGTGATTAAATGTTTATCTTCAGTAACAAGTAGAGGCAAACTGTGTGTAGAACAGTTATAAAAATCAGCAACAAATGTTGGCAGACTATTAAAATGAGTTTTAGATGCGATAGAATGGTAGTTTACATTATATGAAAATCCTTGATCTAGAGTATCAAAACGATCTAGAAAGTATTTTAAGCTGGTAATATTTTTCACTGTTTGCATTTTAAATAATTATACTATAAAATAGCAGTATGTCTAAATTGTTTTCAAATGGTTGTAGTTTTCTTACTCCCCGTCCTAAAGACGGTGTTAACACTTTTGTAACACAAATACTTGCCAAACAATATAATTTACAATTATTTAATCTTGCTATGGGTGGTAGAGGAAATGATCGGATCAGCTTTACTACAAAATTATGGTTTGAACAGAACGGTTCGGCTAGTACTTTTGCAGTTATAGGATGGTCTAGTTCATTTAGAAACGATTATGTTACAAATGATAGATGGAAATGGAAGAGAATACCTAATATGGATTTAACTTGGCGTACTTGGAAAACTGTAGATCATCTTAAATTTATTAATTCAAATCCTGGATGGGCTATTGACGATAATGCTACAATGAAATATTTAGATCATGTTTTTAATTTACAAACGTATTTTAAATTAAACAAAATTCCATATGTAATGTATAATGCTTTACCTAATGCAGTTAATTTAAGTAATCCCGATTTTAATAAAATAGTTGAAAGTATAGATAAAAAAAGATTTTTTAAATTTAATAATAATCATTATGATTTTATAATGAAAGAGAATACGATTGTAAGTGTTAAAGACCCACACCCATCAGTCGAAGGGCATACAAAATGGGCAAACGAATTGAAAGAATTTATAGATGTTAACAATTTACGCACCATACAATAATAAAAACAGTAAAGCCTGGGAAGTTTTTAATGGAGTTAAAAAGTCCTGGCCAGAACAAGTTAAGGTGCTTGATAATACTGCTATTGAAGTATTATCTAATTCAATGTTTTGGGGATTTGTTAATAATAATTTACAATTAGTTAAAAAATTAGAAGCACGTAAACAAACATATTGGTTTACTGATACTCCATATTTTGGAAGATTTGACAATAATAATTTAAAATCTGATAATCATTATTGGCGTATTTGTAAAAATAGAATACACGTTCCTTTTATAAAAGGGTGTAAAGCTGATAGATTTGAGAAATTTGGAATGAAAGTTCAAGCACCAAATTTTAAAGGAAAAAATATTTTAATTTGTCCAAGTTCTGCCGGAATTCACCAATATTTAGGTAGACCCAACTGGATAAATGAAACAGTTGACGAGATTAAAAAACATACAGACAGGCCTATTAAGATAAGACATAAACCACGCGGTAGAGGAACGTCAGGACCAAGCGAAGCTAAAGTTTCACTTGCAGAAGATTTAAAAGATGCCTGGGTGTGTGTAACATCTTGTTCCATTAGTGCTGTGGAGGCTCAATGTATGGGTATACCTACTATATGTGATGTAAAAAGTTTTGCGGAATCTGTTTCAGCTAATCATTTTTCGGATATTGAGAATCCGTATTTTGTGGGGGCCGAAGACTGGTTATATTCATTAGCATACCAACAATTTACACCAGAAGAATTTGCAAACGGTGTTGCAGTTGAAATACTTTTAGATAAAGGAATATTATAATGCCAAAACTTAAAAAATTTAATAATAAACAATTTGTTTTTCCGATTGGAGAAAAGAAAATAATTTTTGCTAACAATACAGAACAAAAAACGTATATAAAAAATAGAGTTGATAGGTTGTTATCAAAAGAGCCAGAAACTATTAAATGGTTAAATGCATTTGAAAAACAATCAGTATTTTTTGATATTGGTGCAAACATAGGAATATATTCTTTGTATAGTGCAATTAAAACTGGAAATGATGTGTATGCATTTGAGCCACATTCAGCAAATTATAAAAATTTATTAGACAGTATTAATCTCAATAAACTTAATAATTGTCAAGCCTGGTGTGTTGCAGTAAGCAATAGAATTGCATTATCTCATATAGGTGTAAAAAATATGTACGAAGGAGTAGCGGATAATGTTGTAGATACTAAAGGAAATTATTATCACGGGTGTGTTGAAATACATTTAGATTATCTTGTAGGTAAAAAAATATTACCACAACCAGATTATATAAAAATTGATGTTGACGGATTTGAGGACAGAGTTTTTAAAGGTGCAATATCAACAATACAACAAGCCAAGTCTGTATTAATTGAAGTTGATCAAAAGCACGAACATATTGTTGGTAAAATAATCGATTTAGGGTTGCGTTTAGATTCTAAACATAAAAGAAACAACGAAGAATTTAATTATATTTTTAATAAATGAAACCTTTAATTGTTCAATTTTTTGTTCCTGCAAAACAATATAAAGATCCAACTTATAATCAAATTGGAGTAAGTGAAGAATTATATGAGTATTCAGTTAAGTCAGTTAAGCAATATGCAAAAAAATATAATTTAGATTATAAGTTAGTTACAGATCAAAAAATAAATTGGATACATCCTACGTTTGAACGGTTTGATTTATTTTTTAATGATCAATGGTGGAAAGATTATACGCATATTTTATATTTAGATACTGATGTAATTGTCTGGCCTAAAGCACCAAATGTATTTGATGAGTATCGGAGTACCGATACTTTTAAGCCTGTACGAGATAGAATAGCTTTAAGACACAGTTTAAGACTGCATAAAAATAATGCAAAAGGTACTTGTTTAGAAAAATTTAAACCTGAAACATTACAAAAAAATAGATTTAATGCAGGGGTGTTTATGTTAACAAAAAATTCAGTAGATAAAATGAAAAAACATTTGGATTATAAAACATTAAAAGGTGATGATAATGAGATGCTCATATATGCTATGTTAGAATCCGGAGTAGATATTGAATGGTTAGATTGGTCTTATAATAAAAAAAATGGTGTAAATTCTTATTTTGGCCATGCAAGTGGTTACCAAAAATTTAAACCAAATTATGAAATGTTAATTAAAGCAAAGGAAATGTTTGATGCCTCTTTATAAAAACGGTAATAAAGAACTCTTGCACATACATATACCTAAAACTGGCGGCACAACAATCATGCATGATTTAAAAGATAGAAAAGTTGATGTATCTTATATTACAAAAGCATCTCATAAACAGTATGGAGGCGTGCCACCACAACATATGGACATTACATATATTAAAAAATTTTTTAATCTTAATGAAATTACTTCGTTTGCAGTTGTTCGGCATCCGTGGCAAAGAACAGTAAGTGAATTTGTATGGCGTAAAAGAATAAATGAATTCAATAGTTTAAACAAGTGGGTAAAAGATATACTAACAAATATAAGACACGAATTATATCAAAATCATTTTTTACCTCAAAAAATGTTTATAGACAACAATGTAAAAATATTTTCATATGATAATTGGGTTGGTATTTGCGAATACGTTGGAGAACAACTAGGAATAGAGCAGTTTGTTACAAAATATTGGAAACAAAAAAGAATAGATTATAAATTGCCTACAATTGATTTGTTAGATAACGACACTAAAAGTGTTTGGGATAGTCTTTACAAAGAAGATTTAGAACTTTATCACTCACTATAAAAGCATTTTTTTGCACGATATTTCATTATAAAAAGATTAAATGTAATTCTGTTTTTAGTTTGATTACTTTCGTAACTGTGCCAAGTCTTACCTTGCTGTCCGCAAAATATAAAAGTGCTGTTAGGCTTCCATTTTGCCTCTTTAACAAAAGCATCTTCTTTTTGTTCTGTATACATTTTGGTTCCTACGTTACTTTCAGGAGCAATATATGTTACCGAACTCCAAATTTTTTCGATACCCTCTTGGTGTATATAAAATTGCCACGGTAACGGTGGAGTAACAGATATATGTACATTGACTCCTAAGTTTTTAAACCATCGATATTTTGGATATCGTCCACATAACACTTTCATATTTTCATATAAATTTTCACAAATATTCAAAGTTTCATTATAAAAATCTATTCCATATTCTTTATAATTTTCTGGATGTATTTGTACTAATTCTGTTGTTGGAAAATTTAATTTTTCAATACATTGTGCTTGTAATTTTTTAAATGTAGATTTATCAAATGTATCGTCAATATATTGATGAGCCCATGGAGTTGTAATAATTTCTGTGTTAAGACACTTGTTTACAAATTGTTGCCCAATCATTTTAAGTTTCCTATAATATGGTTATATTGTTTTAATGACAAGTTTATTTGTAAACAAGGTCTGCGTATGTATGGTTTTTTTCGTGTTAAAATATTAAAGGTTGAAAGATTATTTGGTAAAATTAAAAGTGCATTTTGAATATATTTTATTTCCTTGACGCCTATTTTAATATCTTGAGATTTTTTATTATCTGCTCTTTCTTTAAAAAATAATAAGCAGAGTACCTTTACTTGCATATTAATATTGTTTAGATCATTTAAAAAAGTACAATCTAATTTGTGTTTGTTTTTAAATTCTGTCCAACGTTCGCCATTAAACCTAGATTGGTTTTCATATAATCTATCAAATTCGTTTATGTCAAGAAGATTATTACTGTATATGTGTTCTACAGGATAGTATTGTAAATGTGATTTAAGTATTTTATTGAACATAACATATTAGGCACTGAATAAATTAATTAATTCTTTCTTCCACACATCAGCATACTCACAGTTTCTATAATTTTCAAACCATGGTCCGCCTTCAGTATAATGAAGTATTTTAGGTATGCCGTCTTTAGGTTCTTTGTACCAACCTACTAGCCAATTGTATATAGGAGGTAAATTTCCTATGTCAGAATCATTTAACCAAGAAAATCTATGTAAAAATTTTCCTGTTTCTTTGTTTAATAGTTCGGGTGTTAGTACTTTGTTTTTAGGATGTCCACAATTCCAAAGTACCATACTTGACCAGTTTTTTCTTGGGTAAACTAATTGTACTTGGCCATCCATTTTTAACCCTTCTTTAGGTTTATAATCGTGTTGCACACAAACAACTGCTTTAGAATCATCACAATATTGTTCTAGTTCTGTAGGAGATATACGCCAAACAAAATCTAAGTCACAAAAAATTGCCCAACCTTTGTAGTTGTTTAGATATGGAATAAAAAATCTTGTAAATGTAAATTCTGTTGAGGCAAGTTTGTCAACTTCTCTTGTATAGACACCTTTTTCCCTCAAATCTTTTTGTTTTAAAGGGATAACTTCGATTTGTCCATTACGTCTTTTAATCGAATGTTCGCAAACTTGATATGCTATATCTTCTCGAGTGTCGTAGCCTACGTAAATTTTCATTTTCCCTTTTTAACAATTTTATGTATGTCTTGCCAATTATTTACTCTGGTAATGTTGGGGTGTCTATATTTTTTGTTATAAGGATGACTAATGAATAATACTTTTAAGCCATATTTTAAACCTGCTAATGCATTTGTCCATTTATCTTCTACAAAATATAATCCTGTACCATGGAATTCTGCAAGAACATCGTCTTTATCTTGTCCAGTGTCGAGTATATGAAAGTTATAAAAAGTATCCTTACCAAATAGTTCTTCTAATCTTCTTTTACGTAATTCTTGTGCAGGAACATCAGATGTTTGTGAGCTAATTGGTATAAATGTCCAGCCCTCTGCGTGTAATAGTTTTACCCAAGTTTGCGAGTCAGGCATTGGGGGTTGTGTTGCCATCCAAGCACTTTTATTAAATTCTCGAATTGCAATTTTAATATCATCAGACGCCTCGCTATAATGTTTGGTAGATTCAAAGATTTTTGCATAATATACAAATCTTTTTCCCATATCGTATTCAGATTTATAATTTTCTTTTAATTTGTGTCCACGAGATATCATCCATTTAGTAAAATGATTTTCCCATTCTAGTAATACGCCGTCTACGTCTGTAAGGATTATTCTATTTGATATTGGCATCTTCCATCCCTGCTACACGCAATTTAACAATGTTTGTAAGTTGCCATTGTTTTTGGTCTAGTCCTTTGGTAATGCCTAACCATTGGTTTCTTAAAAGTGCAAAGTCATTTATAATTTTTGCCATATCAACAACATCGGCTTCACCGTCAACATATTTGTCAGCATCTCTGCTGGTTAGCTTTTTATTATAACTTTCTAAAAAATTTCGAAATGTTTTAGATCTTAACCTACGATATTCAATATTTAAATATTCTAGGATTGCTTCGATTTCTTGTAATTGATTAAATCGGTGTTCAACTACTCCGGGCATTGTTGCAGATGCTTTTTCTAAATTACCCCAAATAGAACATTCTTTTTTTGCTTGTAATAATTCAGTTTCAAAGTGTTTAATACAGTCTGGTATTTGTTGTATGTTTTTGCTTACTTCAGTATACCAATTCACCATCATCTCCGTATTCGTCTTCGTCTTCGTCTTCTTCTCCACCATACACAGATTCTACTGCTTCTTCTAATTTTGGATCATGATCGGATGATGCTTTAATTTGATCAGTGTCAACATCAAGAAACTTTAATGTACTAACAAAGTCAACTGCGGCATCCGATTTTTGTCTGTCTGGTATGTAAAGAGAAAATGAGTTCCAAATACGTTCAATGTCTTCATGCGTCATGTCTATCATCAATTTCTTCCTTAAGGTTTGTTGATAATTTATCATAGTTGTCCATCAACATCAATAATTTATCTCCAACCCAGGATTTTCGGAACTCAATATGTTCTTTTCCTTTAGAATCTACGTATTTTAACCTGTTTCCTGTTTGTACTAGTACCCCTTTTTTCTCAAATAATTCAACTAATCCCGAAAATGGATCCATACCCGTGTCATACGGTATCTTAACTTGTACTGATTCAAACGGTTTTGAAAAACGTGTTTTCATTACTTTACAAGCCGCTCTAATACCCCTAACGTCAGTAATTTTATTACCTTTTTCGTCTTCTTTAAGTTTTAATTTCTTCATTGCAATCACAATACTTGATGCATATATAAATCCTTGTCCACCAGATATTTTATCATCAGGATTAAACATATCTTGTGATGCATAAGTGTGATTAGTTGCTATAAGTCCTACGTTCCAACTACCAAACATATTAACACAGTTTCTTACAAATGCTGTTAAGGCTTTGGGTTTTCTACCTAAGTCACCTTTCATTTCACCTTTTTCAAACTGATCAACATCGGTTGGTGTTAATAACATACCCAAACTATCAATTACAATTAATACTTTAGGTGCATTTTCTTTATCGTCGGCGTGTTCGTCTTTATAACCTTTCATAAAGTCTGAAACAGTTCTTGCTACGTCATCTACCATTGATAAACTTAATCTTAAAAGTTTATCTTCGCTAGTATCAACACCAAGGGCTTCAAGCCATGATTGGTCTAATGCATTTTCAGAATCGATTAGTATTACATAGATGCCTTGTTTTTGTGCATTACGCACTAAATTGCCTGATGCTATAAATGATTTACCTGAGCCAGACTCACCTGCTAGTACTGTTACTTTGCCTAGCGGAACACCTTTGTTGAAGTCTCCACTTATTAAATAATTTAACGCATAGTTTCCTGTGCTTATCCAATCCGTTGGATCATTAAATCCTATGCCAAGTCCTTGTATGGACTTTGTTATGCTTTTTCTAAATTTTGTTACGTCAAACGGTTTAACCATAATCACTTTCTATTTTAGCATACAAGGTCCTAATCGTCAATATAAATTAAGACCTTGTATTTTGGTTATTATTTTGCCTGTCTTGATCTGATTAATTTCAAGATGTCTTCTGCTCGTTTGGCACTATCACCTGTTGGTTGTGCTGTTGGAGCCGACGCTGTTACCGTTTCTGCAACTTTTACTTCTGCATTTACCGGGTTAGCAGTCTTCTCAACTGGAGCAGGTCTACTTGCTGTTGGTATAGATACTCTACCTACACCTGCAGGTCTAAAGTATTGTCCATACTTCTCAAGATCATAAGACTCACCCTCAACAGATTTTTCAAATAATTCTTTAATTATTTTTACTTCTGCTTCAGATGGTTCTTTTGGTCTATAGTCTGATAAGTTATGTAAACCAAACTTATCAATAGATGCTCTTTCCGTTTCGTCTAGAGCTCTTTCTCTTCGTGACCATTTTGATGTTGAGTAGTCAGCATATCCACCTTTAGAAGTTTTGTTAACTCTAAAGTCTACACCTTTTACATAATCAGTTGGTAACTCTTCCATTTCTGGATCAAGTAATGCCGATCTAATTATATTAAAGATTTGTGGTCCAATTATAAATCTTCTAATTGGGTTTTCTGGAGTTGCATCTTCGTTTAATGGATTTTGTACAACAAAGCCTTGGAATATATAACTTTTTTTCTTCCAATACTTTCTGCCCATGTCCTCCATTGATTTGTCTTTAAACCAAGGTCTAACTTCTGTTAGAACCGGACAAGTTTTTCCGTACATTTCCATACACGGTACTTGCACCTGGATTGGTCGAGAATCACTTTGACCTTTAATACCTGCAAAAGGTAGTTTGATCATATTTCTCTCAGTCCAGAAAAAAGTGTTAGTAGTATCCTTATCGGGTAAGAATCTAATAACTGCTTCGTGTCCTTCCTGTATGTTCCAGTGTGGATAGATGGCATTGTCGCCACCTGTTGAAGAAGTGGAGCGATTCACTTCTTGGGATTTTAACTTCGCTCTTATTTCAGCCAATGTAGCCATAATGTAAGCCTCCTTATTTGCCTATGTTTGTTTTGCCTAAATATATTAAGCTTCTTAATATACTACTATATTTATCTAATAATGTCTAGTAAAAAATCTTATTTTTATTGAAAATAAAGAATGGATAATCAAATTTAAAAGTATAGGTACCATTATATGACAAATAGCCATGAGTTTTTTCAGCTTTTCCGTCGTCAGTAATGTAAGATCCTATTGTATCAAATTGATTAGTAGAGTCTTTGGTAATTTGACATTGTATATCTTTCACAATAATAAATATATCTTCTGTAATTTTATTTCCTTTTAACACAGTATCGCCATCATTTTTGTTTTCTAAACTAATCGATAATGTGTTTGTACCTATAACAGGTTTTAACTCAAAAGAATTCTTATTATATTCTCCAGTATGAATTATTTTGTTATTAAAAATAATTTTGCCTGCAGGACATTTATTGGTTTTTTTACCAATTTCAATATTAAAATTAATCATTTTATTTTTTATTTTCGTTCCAGGCCTGGATTAATCGATTAGCAGTTGCCTTCTTTGTATTATATCTATATTCTGTCATGTATCCGTGATCATGACAATATTCGATTAATTCAGTCCACCAAGTTATCCTATTAACAAACGTGTTAGTTGGATTTTGTTTACTATACCAATAATCATATATTAATCCTACTCCGGGTTTTATATCTTCCCAGGTAATTTCTAGTTGTCTAGCATGAGTATCATATAATGGAGATCCTGGTAATAAATGTAATACCCCAACTGGATTAACGATCATTTTTGGAAATGGAATATCTTTATATTTTTTTACTAACGCAAGTGTATCTTCAAAATCTTTTCTTGTTTCAGTAATATAGCCAGTCATTATATTCCATTCTTGAGTGATACCAACGTTATAAAGACTTTCAATCATTAAATGTAAATCATCGTTTGTAAATTTTTTCCTCATATGATTTCGTACAGCTTCACTGCCAGATTCAACACCAACAATAACGTGTTTGCAACCTGCTTCGGCCATAAGATGATAATCCTCGTTAGTAGTTTGTCCTTCCGGTCGTGCTATATATTCACCATAATAACTTATTGTTCGTGGTAGTTTTTTTGCAAGTGCTGTATTCATTTGTCTAAATGCTTTCATTGATCCGTTTATTAATGAATCAGATAACATAAAATTTGTTATTCCTTGTTTTTCATATATTTCAATCATTTCCTCAGCAACTTTATTACCGTCTTTAAAAACAAATTTCGGTTCAAATGAAAATACATCACAAAATGTACATCTTCTCACACATCCTTTAGAACCAGTTATAGTAGCCGCAACACCTTGTTTATACAAAACTGATTTTTGTTCAGCTGAGAGAAAATCATTTGAAGCGTTTTTATAAAGATCTAATTTATAATCAATATATGATGGAGTAGGTAATTGGTTTAGGTCTTCGGCTGTTAATTGTACTTTAGTATTAAATTTTCCTTTTTTATTATTAAGTAGAATATCAATTAACAAACTTTCACTTTCGTTTATTATAATAGTATCACATAGTCCAGTTTCTAGTAGTACATCTGGCATTTTTTTATTATTTCTGTAAGAACCGTTAGTATTATCATCTTTACTAATACCTTGTCCACCAAGTATAATTTTTTGTTCGGGTTTATTTTTTTTTATATAATAACAAATATCGTGTGTAAATGTTAAACTTTGATAACTTAATAATGAAAATCCTATCCAATTAGCATTTAAATTTATTAATTCTTTTGCTTTTTCTTCCACCCATTGATGATACCAGTCATATGCTTCAATAGACATTTTAGAAAAATGCATTAGATATTGTTCCACATCAACAGCAATTTTTTTATTAAAATATGCGATTTGTAATTCTATATTGTAATCTAATGTTGTAGTTTTGAGGCCATTTGCATCACATATAGCTTTTAATAATGCAGGCGCCATGGGCATAGCATCAATTTTTGAAAATGGATTAAAAACAAATACTGCGTGATAGTTCATTATACCTAATTATACAGTATTTAAATTAAATCGTCGAGTGTAAAAAATTATTGGTAATTTGCTAGTTGAGTTATTCTTTCGACTTCGCCTTCAACACCAGCAATATTAAACCCTGTATCTTCTTTTGCTACTTTAGATTTAATTGCTTCTACTATTTTAGTTCTTGATTCGTTTAATGATTCTTGTTTCTTAGATGAATCTCCTCGAAGTTTGCTAAAGTTTTTTGACAAATAATTCATTGCGTCTTTAGGATTATTTGTTTTATATGTCGATTTACCATCTTTGTCTAATACATCATGAACTGTCTTGCCATCGTCACCTTTGTACATAGACACATAAGGTTTAATATCTTCAAATTTTAAGTCTTCTCCTGCAAATGCTTTTTCTTTAGGTGCTGGTTCTTGTTTAGGATTAATTGTATCATCAACCCATTCTTCAAATTCTGCTGTTTCACCTTTTGCTTTTTTGTCTAATTTTGGATGTGCTTTTGGTTTAAATGCACCAGCATCCATTCTTACTTCTTCTGCATATGCAGGATCTTTTTGCATTTTTTTATAATCGTCAATATATCTTCGTGCAAGTTGAATCGCAATTGATTTATTTTTTGGCCAATCGCTATCTGGATCATTAAACAATTCACCTTCTCTTTCTAAACCGTCAGCAACTCTAGATGCAAAGTTGGCAACTCTTTCTTCGTTGGCATCTTGTGTAAGCATTCTAGACGCTATGTCTGAAAGTATTGAACCTAACATTGTGTTATTATTAGTAAATTTTGTTACAGATAACATTTTATCTGCCGATTCGTCTTTTCTTAAAATTAATTTTTTGTTTGGATCAGTTAAAAATCCTTGTACTATTGCTCCGTGGTCTACAATTGGTTCTACTTTTGCATCTTTATCAGTTGGATCTGGTTCATATTCTTGCATAATGTTGTGAATTAATGGTAAAACATCTTCAACTCTGTTGTCAAGATGTTTCATTGTAAATTTTTCTCTATATGCACTTCGTTCATCATCACTTAATTCTGCAACTGCTGATGGTTTAAAGTTTTTAAAAGTTTCATCATAGTGTGATTGTTTGTTTAGGCTTCTCATATATTGTCTTAAATTTTCTAATTTTAATTTTGTTTGTTCAATTATGTCACCAGCATTATCATTTAATTGATCTTTATGAGAAACATATCTAGAAAACGAATTTAATTGTGCAATATTTTCTGATGTTTTGACAATGTGTTGCCCAAATTCATCATGTGGTCTTCCACCGTTAGCAACGTGCCTAGTCATTGCTCTTGCACCTGCTAAATGAGTAATTGGATATTTAAATCTTTCACCATCTTCATTTTCAATGTATAATGAATTAATATGTCTTGATCTTGCACCAGGTACGTTTTCGTCAACTGGTCCTGAATGTCTAATTATTAATCTTGTTTTATCTAGGTTTTCGTATGAAGATCGAGTTGTACCAGTCATACCTTCTTTAACTGCCTCGTTTGCTCTTTTTAATGCATCAGCAACATCTGGATGTTGTGATAATCCTTTTTTAAGTTTATCAATAGTGTTTGATGCTCCGGTGTAGTTGCCACCTTTGTATCGTTTATCAAAAGCAATACCTTTTGCTTGTTTAATTTCTTTATCAGTAGGTTTTTGTTTGTCTTCGGTTTCTTTAACACCTGCTAATGTTGTAATTCTGTTTAATTCTTCTGACATTGTATCAGTATTTACCGTTGCGTTCGTATCTGCTAGGTTCTTATAATCTTGCTTCGTTAGGTTCGATTTAGTAATATCTCTAACATCAAATCTTAATGAATGTTCCACTGCAAAGTCTTTTAATTCTTTTAAAAAAGCATACCATTCATCTCTGCTGTCATCGTCGATTTTTTCTACTAAATCACGGTTATAAAACACCTTCATATTTTCTTCATCAGCAAGTGATATACTTACACGTCCATATGTATCAGCATCTTCCTTAAATTCAAAATCAAAGAATACAGCTTGACTGGGATCTGCTGTAGGTTGACCTGTAGGATCACCTATTTCTATGTTAGAAAATTGCGATCGTATTTTGTTAAACAAGTCAGATGATGTTTTTGGGTTCATATAGTGTATTTATTATCCGTATAGGTTTGCGAAGATTGGCATTGGTGCAGTCCATTCAGATGTTCTATCAGTCCATTTTTCGAATATTTTAGGATCAAAATCTGCAAGTACTTTTATCATACGTGTCATTAATAAACAAGCACTAACTAAATCGTCGTGTTGTCCTGGTTTAGCTTTATAACTCATACCTATTGCAACAAAATCCTTTAATTCTGTTATAAGCAATTTAGAGTTAATTTGTAGTTTGTTATTTTCTACAAGTTCTTTAAATTTTGTACAAGCATCAATTTTATGTTTTGCAGTAGTATTAAATCCTCTTCTAAATTTTCGTCTATGTCCTCTTCTAATAGGTTCTGATAAGAACATACCTATAATATTTTCTTCGCCAATATCCATAACTCTTAAAAGTGCCGCCTCACCAATTGCATTATTTTCCATTGAATAAAATATTTGTGGAGTAGCACCTGCATCTTTCTCTATTATAGTGTCATGTATATGTTTGGTAATTCCTTGTAATATTCTAATTTGCTGATTCATTGGTGTTTCATTATGACGCCATTCTGCAACTTGCTCAAATGTTGGCAATTCAAATACTTGTATAGCCGCATAGTCGCCACCTGTACCCATGCTTGGATCTAATGATACCATATATGTATGTCCTGGTGTGGGTCTTTTATACCAACGTACCTGTCCTGTACTTTCTATAGGAAGAGTACCTTCCATTTCTGCTAATGTTGTAGAGTTAATTAATGTTTCATCAAAGATTATAAACTCACATTCGTGTTCTCGTCTAAATCTTTCCTCACCTATTCTTGCTTTTTCAGTTTCTGCCCACTTATCATCTCGTTCAGGATGTTCTGACCAGTGAGCTTTCATGGCATAGAAGCCATTAGTTCCTACAATTTTATCATTGCCGTATTCATCGAATTTTTTATTAGCTTCTTTCCAAATTAACGCAAATTGATCTTCATCAGAGTTTGGAGTTGATGTAATCATACACTTACCTCCTGTTGACAAGGTAGGAGATAGTGACGTCCAAAATTCTTTTGCTTTATCTGGTGGTTGCACGAATGCAAACTCATCACAATATATCATTGTTAAAGACATACCCCGCCCAGTATTTTCAGTTGTAGTAGTTGCTATTATTTTTGAACCATTGTCAAATTCTATAGAATTTCTATTGTATTGCGTTACTCCAGCTTTAATCCATTCAGGTAACATTTCGTATGAAAATCTTACACGTGACATAATGTCAGACGCACCTGCGTATTTGTGTGCCGCAATTAATATAGATGAATCTGGATGGAACATAGCATACCAAATAATATATCCTGCCGCACAGGTTGTTTTACCTGTTTGTCGTGGTAGCATTGATACAGAAAATCGATAATTGTTATATGATTCAATTAATCTTTTTTGAAAAGAATAAGGATGAAAAGCCATTTCACCTTTAGTTGGATGTTGTATTCTCATAAATGTTTCCATGAAATACAACGGTCCAGTCTTTGTGTTCATACACTGTTCGAGTTGTAAGACTTGTTCTTTGGTATATTTGTGCTTTTTATGGGCACGTTTTACCTGTTCACTGTCTAACGATACATACGCCATAGTGTTGTATTTAAGGCTATTTTATGTTAAGAAAACTAACTGTTTATGTCAGGTTTTTGTAAATTAACGGCGCAAGGTCCTTTTGCCGCTATATCTACATCAAATGTTAATTGTTCACCTTCTCTCAGGTTGGGTATACCTGCGGCTTGAAGAGCCGTTCTGTGAACAAATACATCTTTTTCGTTGTCTTCTCTGGCAATAAAACCAAATCCTTTGGTTCCATTATACCATTTTACTTTTCCGTTTATGCTCATATTTGATTGTTTTTATTTTTTGTCAGCAACAGCTTCTTTCTTTACTTCTTCTTCTTCTTTTGGTTCTGCTTTTGTTTCAGCAACTTTTGTTGCTTCTTGGTAAGATTTTTTAAAGCCTTCGTATTGTGTTCTTAAACTATTGGCTAAATCTTCTTCGCTAATTTTATCTTCGGCGGCAAGTGGATTGTCACCTGGATATTCTTTTCTTACTTGTTGTTTTTGTTTGTTTAAGCCACCTGAATGAACGTTCACTAATGTGTCAAGGTCGTCAACTTTTTCATCTGGTGCATTATCCCAAGTTTCTTCTGCTTGTTCATCATTATCATTTTTAGAGATTATATCTCTCATATTACCCATTCCTTGTGAGCCAATTGCATCGTCACCAGAGCAAACATTACAATCTTGTGGTGCGTGATCTTGTTCGCCGTCGTTGTTATGATCGTGATCGGCATCATTAGTTGGTACATCTGCTGTTGGTTCTTCTGCACCAATCATATCAGGTGTTACTTGTTGTACACCTGCAAGTTTTAAAATTTGCATTAACATACCTGCTTCTTGAGGTGTGTCTGCAGACATTGTAATTGCTTCTTTAAGGGGTTTTTTATCTTCTTTTTTCATTGTTTCTGTATTTAGTTCTTTTGACTCCGCTCGTCCACCTGATTTTACAAATAGATACTGTTTAAACTGTTCTAGGTAATCTTTTGCATCGTCACCTTTTCCAGCACTTATAGTATCTTGAATCATGCTAATAACATCTTCTTCAGTTGTCATTCCATTTATATTAAGAGTATCTTCTTCAATTTTTGGTTCTTCTGCAGTTGCTTCTTCATCAGTAGCTGTGTCCATCATGATATCGTCTGACACTTGATCTAATGCTGTATGGGCCGAAGTTTTAGCATCATCGGATATAGGTAATTCCATAACCATATCTCTTAATGCTTCAAGAGTTTGTATAGCTTCTCTTTTAGGATTTGGTGCTTCTTTTATTGGTTGTTCTTCTGCTGGTGCGTCCATATTCATTTGTGTATCTACATCGTGTGGAATATTGTCTTCTGGATCAGGTTCATATTCTGCTTTTGCTTGACCGTTGTCATCAAAATCATCTTGTACCATTTTTATTGCAGTTTCAATTTCATATGATTCTGGAAAAGGAGCTGATGCTCTTTGTTGTTCTAATGATTGTAATACATCTTGTTTAGGTGCCGAAAGATTGCCGTCTTGATCAACATATTCACCAACTTTTTCTTGTGCACCAATATGTACGTCTGACATTCCGCCTTCTTTTATTGATTCTTTTTTGCCTTTAGATTTATTATAAGATGACCAAGCAACTGCATAAGGATTGTCTACTTTTCCTTTTAATGCTTTTACTTGTTTTTCTCTTCCTGGAGGTGCAACTTCGGTTTTTGGATTAGTTGTTGATTCTACACTTTTAATTGCTTTTGCAACTTCTGGAGATTTGTTAGTAATTTCTTTTAGTTTTTGTAAAACGTCAACCATTTCCATAATTTATTCTCTGCAAGTACAATTTTCACAAGTACAATTTTCACACTGACAATTTGGATTATTACAAGGCATAATTATTTTCTCTTTGGATCCGGATGTGGATTTGTTGTTTTTGTAAATGGAGAATCTGCTGGTGAGTCTTCTTTAGTTGTAATATTTTCTTTTTCTTTTGGAGTTTCTTCCTTATTAAGATCTCTGTCTTTTAATAATTCTTTTAACAAACTCATGTTTGCTTTCGTAGAATGAAAATCTTCTGCATTTACTTTAGGTGCGTCTTTATATTCTATGTCATGAAGTTTATTTTTGTATTCTGATTTAGTTGCATTTGCAATTGTTTCTTGATATTCTTCTGATGGTTCTCCTGGTTTTCTTACAACTACACAAGCTGGAGAAATTCTCATATAATCAGCAATATATTCTCTTAATTCATTTACTGCAACTGGATAAGAAGTTTGAAGATCGAAAATTGTAACAGATTCATTTTTTATTGTTGGAAAGTCTAAAGGTAGCGATTGTATTGGAGTTTTCTTTCCTGCTGATAATTTTTGTATTTCAAATTTTTGACAAGCAGTTTCCAAACGATTAGCGAAGCCTTTTTCAATATCACCCGCTATTTTGATTTTATATTCATAGGTCTTAACTGATTCTGTTAGATATTTTGTAAACGTGCTCATATTAGTACTATTTAGTCTTTATCTTCACTCTTGGCGTCATCTGTTTTAAGCAACTTCTTCATTAATTCGTTACGATCTGATATAACAAATCCGTCACTTTCTTCAATAGTACCCAAGTCGTCTTTACCTGTTTTGTCTATTTTTAGCTTTTTAAGTTGTAATTCCACCATTTTTAGTTTTTTGTCTATTTTAGAGCCTTTTGCATCTATGGCATTACGTAACATAGTACTTGCAACCTCAAAAATACGTCCTGAATAACGTGAGTCTACGTTCATACCCAAGTCCATTAAATTCTTATATGATTCTTCTGCCTCGGTTGCTAATTTATCTAATTCTAAATCTGACAGTTCTCCTAGTCCTTTTACTTGAGGTAATGAGGCCGCAATTTTATCAAATTCAGCATATGTTTTTTCTAAATTTTTTGCAGTAATTGGATCGACATTTTTAGGTACAGTACCATTTATTTGTTTAGTTTCTTTTTCTTTTTCTTTTGCATCTACTTTAGCAAATGCTTCTTTAACGTTTGGTAAATTTAATATGTCTTCTAACTTTTTAGTCATTTTGATTATTTACGTGTACCTTGATGGAATAATTGGTCTTCTGATACTACTCTAAATATCATTTTATTTTGTCGAGCATAGGCAGAAGCGGCCTCCCATTTAGCACGATTAATTATAACTTGTTTCTTTTTGCCCATACTTTTACCAGCAGATTCTAGAGAAGTCTGGGACAATGGCTTAACTTCAACCATTTCGGCGTGTTTACGCCCTTCTTTGTCCATGTAAACAATGAAAAAATCCGGTACATAGATTGTATACTTGCCTGTTAATGGGTGCCTATAAGGTATTTTTATTGATTCACTAGCCCATTTATATACGTTAGGATGTTCATCACATAATCTCATAAATCCGTGTTCCCAACTACTTCTATAAGTTGGCGTTTTTAGTCCAACATATTTTTCTGGATTTTTTAATGAAAATTTTCCTTTAGCAAATCTTGGTATCATTAGTCTAGAATGTTTCTAGACACAGTATCTTTCGTTGTACGAGTTTGCCTTACTCCTAATCTACTTGATTTATATCTATTGGCATTTAATATAATTGTTATTAATTCAGAAAGTTGAGCTGGAGAGGAGACTGTAAGTTGATCTAAAATTTGTTGAGGACTTACCGAATCTATTTTTGCTTGTTGTAAAATTATATAAGCAGTTGTTTCGGCCGCACTTCTTGAAAATCCTCTTTTAACAAAAAAGGCAATTGCCGCGTCATATTCACCAACGTTAAATTGAAATTCTTCTTGATAATTTGATGTAGTTAATTTTTCAATTGTTTTATCTAACTGATTTTTATCTTTAGGAGGTAGGTTTGTATAAGAATTTGCCATTATAAGTTTGCCTTTTCAGTTATAATAGATACGTTTTGTGTATCTCTATTAATTTTTATATATCCTTCTGTTACAAGTTTACGAATATCTGTATTTGCTTTAGCTCTATATACTGTTTTTGTTGTATCAAGAGAGCCTGAATATTCTATGTCACTTTCTGCTACTGTTAAACCTTTTCGAGAACCAATGTCTTTATAATATATACCTGCCGCGATTGCATCTCTTACGGTTGTGTTTGTTGTTATAAGAGTATAAGATTCATCTGGTGTAAGAAAATTTACAGTATCTAATTGTGGAGCCGATATTACTGTTGTATTTTGTCGATTTTTATTATCGACTGTACCTTTTGCAGTTGCAAGAGTTAGTGCTGTTGCCGCCACGGCGCCAACTGCAAAAGAACCAACAGGATTTGTAATTGTACCTGCTTGTTTGCCAACTTCTAAAACACCTTCTTTAACAATTCCTTTTAATTCTTCTTTGACCGCTGATTTTTTCATTTTTTTAGCATTATTATATGTGTTTGACGCACCAATAATTGCACCTAAAATATTTCCTTCTCTAGCCATACCTATTACAGAACCAATGCCATCCACAACACCCCCAGGACCAAAAAGAGAATTTGTACCTTTACCTAATACACTTAAAGGTGAAGGCTCATTATCATAGTGTAATGTAGCCCATCCTGTTATTGCCGATTTTCCAACCACTCCTGCTTTGTATCTTACAGTTTCATATAAAACTTGCATTGTATTTTGCATAATACCAGTTCCATCTGCTTGGTCTAAATTGTCATGATTAAATGAACCAATAACAGGATTAATCAATCTAAATGATGTAAATCTTTGTTTGTGTAATACAAAAATTTCAATATTTTTTATAAATGGAAGTTTACTTTGTTTAGGAGTATCTAAACCCCACTTTGTAGTTTTTCTATTTGTTGTATAATAATCATCTTTAGCATATTTTTCTGCAAGTTCTTCATTAAGATGTACTGAATCTGCAACATTATATTCATAATATTTTTTCCAAAAAGCATTTACAGTATCAGCATGATCATCATGAAATGTAATGTTTATAGGATCATATGCGATACGTGTTGCTGTATACATTTTTTTATTATATTGAGTTTTTTCCTCTATGTTCATATTGTAACGAGGAAGTTCACAGCTTTTTACTAGCATATTCAATTCTATTAATTCATTAGGAGTAAATTTTCTTTGAGTTACAACGTCATTAAGTGTTAATACTACATGAAAGAGAAATTTTTGTTTTGGTGCAAGTTTAAAATGATCGTCAATATATAATCGTGAAGCATGACGGAAATCCTTCATTCCTGGAAGGCCGTCTTGAAATCCTTTAAGAAAACTATTAATACTTGGCATACCCTTGTATTTATAGCCATAAAAAAAGCGCCGTTAAAGGCGCTTCTTTCATTATAATTGCAAGTTAAATTTTATTGTCCACCACCTGTTGCTAGTGTACCGATTGTTCTTGATACTGCTGTACCAATTCCTGTACCTTGTGGTGTTTGTATACAGTTGTCGTATCTTATAGACATTGTAATTGTTGCTGGATCAGAAGTTGCATATGCTAGTGTATTATAGTTTACGTTTTCAACATACGCACCATATAATTCAAATGTTTCTAATACGTTTGGTGTAGATGATCCACCTCCACCGTCAAGCATTTCAATTCTAGTTGTAAATTTGTAATCAATACCAGATGCCGCACTTGATTGTTCAAAGAAATCAAATTGTTTTTGAATTTGTTCGCCAACAAGTTTAGTAACTGAATTATTAACGTCATCTCTTATTGTAATTGTAATTGGATCCCAAACGTGTTTACCTGCCATATAAACTCTTGAGTTGTAAACATCTAATGTTACGTTATCAAAAGTTAAGTTTGGTCTTGTAACATCCATTACTTGTTTTGTAATTTCTGATCTTGGTGTTGATACTCCAAAATTTTCTAGGATACATCTAAAACGATATTGTAGTTTTGGCATCAATAAGCCTTGTGATGCTGAACTTTGATCGTTTGCTAAAGGTACTGTAAATTTTGAAAGTGTTGATATTGCCATAATTTTTATCTCCTAATATTTATCCAAAAATTAGTTCCCTAATTTTGCTATTTCTCCTGTGTTTTTGATTCTTAAAGGTATGTAAATAAATTCAACTGATTTAACTGGTTCAATTGCTATATCAACATACAATTCGTTTCTGTCTATTCTTGTTGCTGTGTTATTTGTTTCATCACAAACTACTAAGAAGTCATATAATGCTCTTTGTCCAACTAGTTCTAAACAGAATGATTCGATTGCACCTTTAATTTCGTTTCTAGTTAATTCATCATTTGGTTCAAAAATAAATGGTTTAGCAATTGCGTCTAATTGACTTCTTAGATACACTGCTAATCTAGAAACATTGATTCTATCTAATGCCGAACTTGCTGATGTTTTTGTTAAGTTACCAAAGTTAACAATTCCTGCTCCTGAGAAGAAAGTAATTGGATTAACTTTGACTGTATGCATCGAATCTCTTATTGACTCTGTAACAGATATTGTTTTAAATTCACCTGAACTTGTGTCAATATATCCAACTGCTGTTGCATTGTCTACTACACCACGTCTTGTACCTGCTGGTGCAAACCATGGATATGAAAGATTATCGTTGTTCGCTAATGTTCTAATCATCATATGTGATGATGGGACAACAATTTTGTTACCTGAATTGTCTGTACTATATCCTGATGGATAAAATACACCCAAGTAATCACTTGCACTTATTAATCCGTCTTCACCGTTATCAGTAGCTCCTGCAGTATTATTTGCCCAATCTTGAATTGCTGTTGCTGTACCTTCTAATCTCATTGGAGAATCACCAATTACAAATGCTGTATAGTTTCGATCAATGTTTAAGTTGATCATATTTTGTATCGCTTCTGGATAACCAGGACAAGCAATTACGTTAAATCCTCTTTGATCTTCTCTTATTGCTTGGTTAGTATCTATTTCAGATTTTAATTGTTTTATAACAACTTGTCTTTGTGCTTTTCTTCCAAAACATCCAGAGCCATCAGGTTTGTTAGTTGATTTTGTAATCCATCTATCAGGAAAGTAACCTGCAACTGATTCGTTGTTGTATCTAATGTTACCTAATCCATTTGATCCTGAACTTGGATATTTTGTAGTTGTTATATAGCTGTTTTTGTATTCCTTAACATTGTAACCAGAACGTCTTGTATTCCATAACATTATACCTTGTGGATATAAAGCTGGATTTGGAGCATCTGGATCTAAGAAATTATCACTTAATAAATTTTTAATTGAAGATGCTGTTCCCGCCTGTGTACTATTATTTGCATTTTTTTCTGTACTTGTTTGCCATCTAGCATCTGCAAAAACAATACCATCTTCTGTTGTTTGATCTGCTTTGTCTACTAGTACCCACGCCGCACCAGTTGTTGTAACTGCTACATTATTAGATGTATTAGTTGAACTTAATGTTGCTGAAGTGTTATATTTGTAAAGTTTTGGATAATTTTCTAAATCGCTTGTATCAATCCATAAGTCATTATCAACAAGACCAGTACCATCTGATTGTGTAGTTGGTGCTGTTGCTGAAAATTGAGGACCATTTGGATCAGTTAATGTATATACAGTTGCATATCCTTTCCAAGTCGTTCCGTTATGTGTCATGATATCTGCTGAATCAATGTTTGTGTCATACCATAATGTACCATCTGTTGGTTCATTACTTGGTGAATTTATAGATGCTGTGTAAGATAATCTCTTCCAATTAGAAGCCATTACTTCATTACCTACAGTTGAATCTTCTGAATCACCCGTTGGTGTAACATATAAGTTATCAATTAAAGTTGTACTGTTTGCAGTATAAGTTCCGTATGCGTGTGCTGAACCTGTACCAAAACCAACATCATCTAATGGAGTACCTGATGTGTTATTCATTCTAAAATCACCACCTAATGCGTGTGTAATTTTAATTGCACCCGTGTATTCACCTTCTGTAATTTTTGTTGCTGTTAAGTTTGTAAAACCAGCCGCCGCAAATGCTGTTATAAAGTCATCTGCATCACCTAGTGTTGAACCATCTCCAGAAACCATAGTAACTGTTTTAGCAGTATCTAATGCTTCTTGGTTTTTTAATGATTCTCTAACTGTAAATGTTTCACCTGCTGTGGTACTTGGATTAGTATTTCTAGATTGAATACTAGTTGTTCCACCTTCATATCTAAATAATTGTGAATCACCTACATTTGGTGTATTATCTGCTTGTCCATCTACACTTTGTTCAGTTATGTTGTACTGTGTATAAAGTGATCCAACTGCAATAGTTGTTCCACCGTTTGTTGGATCTATATTGTAAATTGCTGAATGATTGTTTGCGTATAATGGTGCACTTACACTTGCAAAAGCCCCACTTGATGTGCTGTAAAGTTTAGCAATCATGTTTGCTCCACTATTTGCTGATGTTGTTTTAGCCCAAACAGAACCATTAGGTCTGTTTTGATCTGCGGTTTTCCAAGTTGGTCTGCTAGTGTGTGCTGATTGTTGGAATCTTGGACCTTTGTATGTTGCCGCTGTAATTCCTAAAGCCGCTAATACTCCATTTCCTTCTTCAAATCTAATTGTATTGAAACCTGCAGTTGAATCACCAAATGCTCCACCATTGTGGAATATTTCTAAGTTACCTGTTGTGCCGTTTACACTTGCAGTAACTCCACCTGCATTAGCAGTGTTGATAGCTGTTGCAACATCGGATAATGCTGTTCCACCAGGTGTTACAGTAATACCGTTAATTGACATTGTTTGTCCACCTGTAACAGTTGTTCCTGATGCAACTGAAACTACTGGATGTGAATTATGCCATGCATTTGATCCTAGATGAACCCAAGTATTTGAGGCATTTTTATAATAAATTTTGTTTGAAACGTGTGTTGTGTTTATAGCATAATCACCTTGTGAACCTACTGAAGTTTTAGGTGCACCTGTGCTAGAGTTTTCAACTAGGTCAGATACTGATGTAATTAAAATTGGTGTTTTTGCTGTAAATTTTTGATTTGTTTGTGACCATTCAAATAGTCCAAAACTAGAAGTTGCAAGGTCAAACCAATATGTTCCATCTGATGGGTTTGCAGTTGGTGATGTTGCACTTCCGATTAAATCTGTTAAGTTTACATTTGCTCGTAATACGTATGCTCTGTTGGCAAGTCCTAAGAAAGAATATGCCGCTTGTAGTCCCCATTCATTTAATTCATATCCATGTAATGGATTAGATGAAGAGTCTGTATAAAATTTTGGATCGCCAAAGGTTTCTGTTAATTCTCTTTGAGATGAAATTAGATAAGCAGTGTTGGCATTGGCAGTTGTTGTTCCATCCGCCGTGCCTGATCCTGATCCTGGTGCTTTATCTTGTCCTGATGCTACTATAAAAAGTGGTGTTGTACCCGCATCTGATGGTACATAGAAACTTTCATTTATTACTGAAACTTCTACTCCTGGTGATGTTAATGCCATATTATCAATTCTCCTTGCAAGTCGTGTATTACTAGAACTATTTATTACATCTTACGTAAAATATGACTTTATTTTACTAATTTTGGTACCTATATAGGTTACGTAAATACAATTGTATATTATATATAGGTACCAAATGTTAAGATCTATTAAACCATTTATAGGCACCAGGCCGTTATGTAAACAGTGTAAAGTAAAAGTTAGAGCTATGGGTTATAGACGAGGAAAAAAAGTTTATTGGCGTAGTTTATGTGATACTTGTATTCGAAAAAAGAAAAAGCTTCGTATAGGTGGTGTAACGCCATTACAACGTTCAGGTTATAGAAAGAGAAGTAACTGTGAATTATGTGGATTTAAAGCACAAGAACCTTTACAACTAGATGTGTTTTTTGTAGATGGTAATAAAAATAACTGTGCTTTTCACAATTTAAAAACGGTATGTGCTAACTGTCAACGATTAGCTAGTGTTAGGAAGTTACGTTGGAAGATGGGTGACCTTGTAGCTGATCAATAAAATGATCTATATGAGCATTTAATCCTTCTAAACTACTTGTATTATCAATAATATAATCAAAATCAGACCCAATCCAATCCCATTCAGATTGGTGTGCGCCTTGTTTTTGCATTTCTTCTCTAGTAGGTATTTCTTCTCTTTTTACAAGAACAATTACACCACCATGTGCTTTAATAGTTTTAATTTCGTTTTGAAATCGTGTATCAGAAATAACAGTTTTTTCACCTTTGTATCTTCCAATAACAGAATCAACCCATATCCCATCATACATTTGACCACGCATAATTTCAGTACCAAATTGCTGTAATATTATTCTTGGTGTAACTTCTTTACCCATTTTTTCACTCCAAAATTTATCAGGTTGTTCTCGCCAATGTCTACTAGATTCAGTATTACCTTCTAACATTTCTCTGTCCCAATTAAACATTGAGCTAACTGCATCTTTTAAACTTTTTGCAAAACTATCTCTTTTATAACCATGTTTTATCACTAATCTATCTGCAACGGTATCCTTGCCAGAATTAATTGGTCCTACTAATCCTATTAACATTAAATGATTATACTATTTTATAATACGTTTTGCAATCTCTGTTTTTGCTTCAATAACAGCACCAAGAATTTGGTTTCGTAATGTTGGATTTTGTTTGGCTCGTTTGGAGTCAGACTCTAAACTTTTTACCAACTCTTTTAGTTCGGTATAAGATAAATCTTTATAACTTCGATAACGTTTATCGGGTGTAACTTCTACTTTTATCTTCGGCATAGTATCGGTATTTAAAATGAATTGATAATGAATTAACCTATAACAAAACTATGTGGTGTGCCACCTTCTGCGAAATTGTTAATTTCTTGGTCAAGTTTTTCCATATCAGCTAATCCGCCTTGTTTTAGATCAGCACCATTAAGTGATGTACCACCTTGTGGACCAGCAATAGTATTAAATTTACCTCTTGCTTCACCTAACATTACTTTGCATATTGCTAGTGTGTAATCTCTAATCCATGGTTTTGAATAGATGTCTTTAAAGAGTGTTATATCCGGTCTAAAGTTGTCAGTATGCATTAAAACACTTTCGTTATCTGCACGTGGTCTTTGTGTAATTGTAAGTTTTTTAGTTGCTACGTCAAAATGAAATTGAATAAAACTTCCAAATAGTTTTCCAATTAATTCTTGATAAGATGCAAAAGCATAGTAAGTTGCAAGACCTCCAGTTGCTCCCGCTCTTAACAAGTATGTGTTAGTATATGCAAGATTAAACGGTTCAAAAAGTGTTCCACCTTCGCCACCTTCTGTACGAGAGCCAACCGTTCTACGAAATAATTTTCTAACATTAATTACTTCGTCAGGTAAAATGTAAGTATTTTGATTTTCTTTAAGTACTAAAAAAGCATAAGATTCCTCAACTGCGTTTGAAGAACGCTGTCTATATCTATTAATTGCTCTTTCGAGTGCTATTTGGTAGTGTTTAGGGTCTAATTCAACGTCAATCATTCCCTCGCCGAGATTTGCTTTAACGTACTCAAATACTTCTTGTTGACCTGTTTGTAGTTCTGACATACTCATATTTATAGTTCTTTTACTATCTATAAATATAGGTATATGCCAAGATTGTCACTATATAAACCAGAAAAAGGAAATGATTATAAATTCTTTGATCGTACTATTAAAGAGATGTTTACGGTTGGAGGCACTGATTTACATTTCCACAAATATTTAGGACCATATGATCAAAGTGATGAGACTAAAGATGGTGCACCATCACCATCCCAACCACAACGTGCTCAGAGCAATATTAACGAAACTACTATACAAGACTTATTATTTTTAGAAAATAGAGATAGAAAATACTCATCAGATATCTATACGTTTCGTGGAATTTATAATGTGCAAGATATAGATTTTAATCTTTCACAATTTGGTATGTTTTTACAAAATGATACTATATTTTTAACTGTGCATATGAATGATGTTGTTGAAAGAATAGGTAGAAAACCAATGTCAGGTGATGTTATTGAATTTCCACACATGAAAGAAGATTTTTCGTTAGATGCATCTATTCCAATTGCATTAAAAAGATATTATGTAATAGAAGATGTAAACAGAGCGGCAGAAGGATTTTCACAAACTTGGTGGCCACATTTATTAAGATTAAAAATGAAAACGTTAGTAGATTCACAAGAATTTAGAGATATAATTGGTGATGCAACTAATACAGGTTCTCTTGCAAGTTACATGAGTACATATAATAAAGAAAAAGAAATTAGTGATCAAATAGTTGCACAAGCAGAAGCAGATTCACCTAAATCAGGATTTAATTTTAAACAATATTATGTTACACCAATTGATGAACGAGGAAATGTTAGAACCGATAATGTAAATTCAACAGAAAGAATCTCAGATAAACCAATAAATGCAGTAGTAGATACACCTGCAGGTTCACATTATGGTTTTTATGTGGGAGGTGATGGTGTTGCACCAAACGGACATCCAGCAGGATTTGGAACAGCATTTCCAGACAATTATGCCGATGGTGATTATTTTTTAAGAACAGACTTTTTACCAAATAGATTATTTCGTTTTGACGGAATCAGATGGGTTAAGATTGAAGATTCAGTTAGGTTAACTACAACAAATACAGATACTAGAGCTAATTGGAAAACTAAATTTGTTAATCAGTCAAGCTCAACTACAATAAATGGATTAACAGTAGAACAGCGGCAATCATTAACAGATGCATTAAAACCAAAGGCTGACAATTAATGTTACATTTTTACGACGGACAAATAAGAAAATTTATAACTCAATTTATTCGTATTTTGAGTAATTTTTCGGTGGAAACAGGAAGAGCTAAAGATGATACAGTTACTTTAAGAGCGGTACCGGTTGTATATGGAGATCCAACTAGACAAGTTGCAAATATTATTAGAAATAATTCTGAAAACGCATTACAATATGCACCAAGAATTGCTTGTTATGTAAGAGAATTAAATTATGAAAGAGATAGAATGCAAAATCCTTATCATATTCAAAAGCAACATTTAAAAGAACGAAATTATAACGAAGTTACAAAACAATATGATAACCAATTAGGTGCTGGTTATACAGTTGAAAAAGTAATGCCATCTCCTTTTAGATTAGAGGTGTCAGCAGATATTTGGACAACTAATACAGATCAAAAATTACAAATAATGGAACAAATATTATATCTTTTTAATCCAGATTTTGAAATACAAAAAACAGACAATTATATAGATTGGACTAGTTTAAGTTATGTTGAATTAACAAGCACAACGTTTAGTTCAAGAACAATTCCAATTGGCGCAGATACTGAAATTGATATTGCAACATTACAATTTTCTATTCCTATATGGTTATCTCCACCTGTTAAAGTATCAAAATTAGGTGTAATACAAAAAATTATTATGAGCGTTTATGACGATGATGGCGGAATTGTAAAAGGATTAATCGATGGTTCTATGATTTCAAAAAGTTATATAACACCAAACAATTATGGATTATTAGTTACTGGAAATCAATTAAGATTGTTAGGAAGTACAGGTACGAGTGTAACATCGGGCGGAGATGGATACTATTCAGGTGCTAATGCCCCAACAAATTTTGATCCATTTGAAACTTTTGGTCCTGCTGTTAACTGGAAAGTTTTGTTAGATCAATATGGTACGGTTACAAATGGTTTATCTCAAATAAGATTAACACTACCTACAGGAAGTGAAATAATTGGTACTATTGCAACTACAACACTAGACGATACAATATTATTGTTTAATATTGATACTGATACAATTCCTGCAAATACATTAACGTCGGTTTTAAAAATTATTAATCCTACAACATTTGCTCCACCCACTCCAGCAAACGGTGATAGATATTTAATTATAGATGAGATAGGTGACTCTACTGCAACAGTACAAAGTTCAACTTGGGGAACATTAATTGCTTCAGTAGGTGATATTATTGAATATAATACTTCTCAAAGCAAATGGTTAAAAGTTTTTGATTCATCAAATCCAGATTCAACGCAACATTATGTTACTAATGTAAACACCGGAATTCAATATCGTTTTAATGGTACGGAATGGGTAAAATCATATGAAGGAATTTATACTGCTGGTAAATGGTCTATTATAATAGATGGTGGCGGAAATACTGGTTATGATCCTAGTGCAGATGCAACAACTCCTTGATTAATTTAAGTTAAATTGTTATAATAAGTTATGGAAAAGAATATTATTTGTTCAGGTGCGTTATTCTATGCAACGTCAACTAAACGTTTTCTTTTATTACAAAGAACCGATTTTAAAACTAGGGGTATGTGGGGTTTAGTTGGTGGACGAGCACGTTATACTGAATCTGCATTTGAAGGTTTAAAAAGAGAAATTACAGAAGAAATTGGTCACCCACCTACATTTAAAAAAGTAATTCCATTAGAATTGTTTACATCAAATGATCAACAGTTTTATTTTAATACATATCTTATTGCAGTTGAAAATGAATTTGTAGCAAAATTAAATAAAGAGCATTCAGGATATTGTTGGTGTAATTTTGAGTGTTGGCCAAAAAATTTACACGCAGGGTTACGAAATACGCTCAATAATAAAGCAATTAAAGGTAAACTCCAAACTATTTTAGATTTAATAACTTAAAATGCCATATGAAAAAATTGTTGTAACTGGTTGCTCCCATTCAACAGGTTGTGAAATGAACGACCACTTGTTGGGTATTTTTAAAAACGATAAACAACGTCAATTTGAAATTTTAAAATGGTACAAAAATAATTTTTCATTAGGAAAAATTAACTTCAAAGATTTACACGATACAGCCAACAAAAAATGGCATGAAGAAGAAAGAGAAAGTAGTTGGCCTGCACTGCTTCAAAAACAAACAGGAATACCTGTAATAAATTTGTCAGTAATCGGAGCATCAGTAGGTAGATCGTTATTATCATATTCAAATTTTTTGAAACAGAACACATTACCTAAATTGCTTGTTATTCATCAGTTGCCTACTTTTAGTAGAATGTTTTTAAAATTTAATAAAAAATATGGTAGAATTAATGTACTTCCTACAGATATTGAACGTAACAGTAATTTTATGTTTAGTAAAAATTTTTATCAAAAAGAAATAGATCTAATTAAAAAAAGATATAAAAAGTTAATTGTTAAAGAAAATTATTTAGAAAAACATTACAAAAAAATTGTTGAAAAATTACATTATTTGTCTGTGAAAAATAATATTAATGATTATTTTATTTTTGACAATAAAAATTTAATACCCAAATCAATAAAAGACAAAGTTTTAATTAATAATTTTAATAATTTCTTAAACAATTATACAAAAGGTGTACAAGGTCACGTTATTGATAAAAAATTTAATGAAGATATGTGTAAAATAGTAAAGTCGATTCAATGATAAGAAAATTAGTTATTTTTTTAATGGCACTTTTTATAATTGCTATGGTTGTTTTATCTTTCTACGGAAATGCTATTTAAATGTTAGCAAAAGTGACTGCCATAATAACAAACAATACTAATAAAAAATAAACCCAACGCATAATTACCCTGCACTAATTTTTACTGTGCCGCTATCGTTCCAGAGTTGACCTTCGTTGTTAGGATCGCTTGTTGGTAAGTCGGTTGCCATAACTTTTCCTGATTCATTAACCATTACAGTTCCGGCTTGATCTGGAAAATCAATATCTCTTCTTCCAGTAGCCTTTCTACCAAATAATCTAATTTTTTTATAACCTTGTGCCTGTAACATTAACGGTTTATCTACGTGAACAAGTACTCCATCGTTTTGTACAATTAACATTGACTTATGTTGTCCACCAACTCTTACAGTAAACTGTAAAGCAGAATCGTCTGTACCAACATTTGGATCTCTAATTTTAGTATCAATACTTGCATAACGTATTAAAGTGCCCTCTGAATTTTTACCTTTAAATTGTATTTTTCCTAATATATCACTTTTTGCTGGACTGTCGGAAAATCTTTCTAATGTAAGTAAAGGACCACTTGCTGATCCATCGTCAATTGTAGAAAGTAATAATGCATTTTCACTAGTAGAACGATTTTTAATTTGTACTTTATGAAATATTTGTTTTTTGTGAAAGTCAGGATCTTTATCCGTTACTGTTTTACCCTCAGTATCTTCGTCTTCTACTTTCATTAAACTATATCGTTTTGGCATTATTCCTCCTTAATATATTTTTTACCTGTTAATTTTTCAATATCTTTAATCATTTCTTCCATATTAACTCTAACAGTTTTACCTGTTATTGTATTTCTTGAGAAATATTCCCATTCACCTTGTTTATTGTGCGGTGAAAGTTTTGTAACGTTACCTGCTTCGTCTCTTACATATACTTCAGCACTTGCCGTATCGTCTTTAGCATATATGTGAGCATTGTTTGCCACAGTTGATGGATCACTTCCTACTGTCATAGTAAGAGCACTCGAAAATGTTTTTACACCAGAAATTGTTTGATCATTACTTGTTAAAACTTGTAATGATGTTGAGGCTCCTGCCGCTTCTCTTTTTATATGTGTTCTAAAAGCATTAACAGTTGTAGAACCTCCACTTGTACTCAATGCGTTTAATGTTACAGTTGTACCTGATAATGCCGCTGTAAATGTTAATTGGTCTGTGCCTTTTGATGATACAATTGGTCCTGAACTTACGTAAGCAGTTGTTCCGTCGTGTACTACATATACTTCTGAAACAGATGCTGGTGTACCAGACTCACTTGAGTTGTAACCAACTACAACATAGTGAGAACCGGTGTATGAATCACTTGAGAAAGTATCTATTGCTGTTGCAGATGATGATACTGTTACTGCACCAACAACTTTTGTGTTGTCACCAGTTGTGTCTGATTCTGAATCTCCTAATAAAATTCTAAACATCTTAACAGCAGTATTTGGTTCATTTCCTGTTGCACGTAATCTTACATCACTTCCACTAATATCTGCTGTCAATGTTATCAAGGCATTATTACCAGTGTATACGTCGTTGTATGTTGCAATAAAGGCGGTTGTTCCGTTGTGAACAACTGAACATTCTATATTTTGTAATTCAGTTTTTGATGAATTGTTTGCACTAATATAATATTTTGCACCTCTGTAAGAAGCATGAGCCCATGTATCTATATTTTCTACAGCACTATCAACATCTGTGTTTAATACAATTGCAGTGTTACCTGATGACGTAGCACTTGTACTGTCACCCATCGCAATTCTAAAATATTTTATAGAGTTTACATCACTTGAACCTGTACCTCTTAATCTTACTGTACTAGCACTAATGTCTGCTGTATATGTTATATGATCATTATCTCCTGATCGCACACCACCACCAGATGCAACAAATGCCGTTGTATTATTGTGTACTAAACTTATTTGATCTGTGGCAGTTTCATCATTAATTTCGTCTCTTGTTACTGCAAGATAAAATGCTGAATCAAAAGAACTTGAAGCAAATGTATCAATGTTTGTTGCAGATGTACCAACAGAAGTTTTATTTCCTGTTGTTGTATCACTTAAATCTGAAGTTGAAGAAGTTGTTGTAATTGCTGTCCAACCACTAGTGTCATATCTTTCGTACGTACTTGTTGTTGTGTTATATCTTAACATACCAACGGCACCTGTTGAACGTTGTGCAGTTGTACCAGAAGGTAGTTTTAATGATCCTGTAGCGCCAGATAAGTCAAGCATTTCAGCTGTTAAATTAATATTATTGTGTGTAATATATAAATCATCTGATGTTTGTGCGTTTGCTCTGTAAATATTATCGGCTTCCATTCCTAATCTTGCAAAATAAATTACACTATTAGTAGAACTAGATGCTCTTAATCTTGCTTTGCCTCCAGAAACATCTGCTGAAAATGTTGTAAGAGTATTATTTCCTGTGTATATTACACTTTCAGATATTGTTGTATCAGTACCTGCCGCATTAACAGTCATAACAATCTCAGAATTCTGATATTCAGTACTTCCAGAATTTCCTACATTTATAAAATATCTTGCAGTTTTGTATTTGAATACATCAAATGAATCTACTGTTTCAACAGTAGAATCCATATCACTTTTTTTACCGTATAAATGATTATCTACTTCGCCTAATTTTGTTTTAGATCCTAAATCTTGTCTATATAATATTGCAGTACCAGTTGTACCAACTGTTGATGCTCCTGATAATGTTACTGTTGCTGATGAAATTGTTGCTGTAAAAGTATATCCATAAGCACTTCTAGTTGATACTTTTGCATAATCATCAAAGAAAACTGTTGTTCCATTATGAGTCATACTCATTTCTGAAATTTGGTAGTCACCTTGTGTTGAATCTTTTATTAATATAATATATTTTGCACCTTGTATATCTGTTTTTGTAAATTGATCTAATGTAGTTGCAGTAGAACCTATTGCTGTACTTGTTGCAATAATTTTTGAGTTTGTATTTGCAACTGTCTCATGATGGTCTCCTAATGCAATTCTGTGTATTCTTAAATTTGTGTGTGAAGAACTATTAGTTGCCGCAGATAATTGTAACATATCTCCTGATATTGCCACAGTAAAATCTACTATTCTTGTACTGTCTTCGTTAACATTATATACTGTAACATAAGGAGTTGAGTCATTATGTACAACAGAAACTTTTACGTGTCCAATAAAATTATTAGTAGTTTCTTCTATACCTATATCATAAACAGCACCTCTAAATTCTCCTATATCAAATTCATCTATAACTGCTGATGTTGTTGTAAGTTTATAATAATTAAATTGTTTTACTGCTGTGTTGTTTCCACCGCCACCACCACCTGCTTCTGCAAATGATAATGTTCCACTTCCATCAGTTTGTAATACTTGTCCATTACTTCCGTCGCTGGCATAAACCGCAACTGTACCTGTTGCATTGGGTAAAGATACTGTTCTATCTGCAGTTGGGTCTACAACTGTTAATGTAGTTTCGTAATTGTCAGCAGTTGCACCTTCAAAAATAATAGTGTTTGATGTGTTTAAAAATATTCCTTCTGGTTCAAAACGCATAGAATTTGTAAGAGCACCAGAGCTCATTACCTGAACTTGTATTTTTCCAGCTTCAGATCCGTCAGTTGTACTAAAAATTTTAGAGGTTATATTTCCATACTCAACTTCTTGATCAGCCGCATTTTCACCTAAAAATTTTATTGTTCCTAAATTGTCTGAGCCTGCTGGACTTCCGCTATTTCTTTTTAATGCTATAATTGGACTTGCTGATGCACTTGCTTCTGTAGTAGTTAATGTTAATAATGCATCCGTACCTGTACCAGAAGCTGTTAGTGTGCCTGCTGTTACTGTTGTTGCGTTTACTGTTCCGTTTATGTCTAATGTTGTTGATGGGGAAGAAGTACCTATACCTACACGATTATTCGTGACGTCAAGATAAAGTAGATTTGTTTCAAAAGCCAGATCGGTACCATTCCTTGTAAGGTTAGACTTTAGTACTGATCCAGATATACGGCCTATAGCCATAACTCTAGGTCTCCTTTAATATGTTAGTGTAACAATACATTACACACAGTCTCGTTTACATTGCCGACTGACAGCAGTAATTGTATTTATCGGGATAAAAAAAAGGCGATCCGAAGACCGCCTTTAATTTTACTAAAAAGTATTAGTATTTATTAGTTGTTAGTTCTCACTGCACAATTTACCAATCCAATACCTGCATCAGATTTGCTTTCTAAAGCTCTTCCGATTACATGGAAAGGAGTAATTGTTTCACCATTAGCTACTGCTCTTGCAGTACCTTTAATTGAACTGGAAACTAGTCTTTGTCCTTTTTCAACAAGACCTGTTACTCTAACAGGACTTCTTCCTGTCATTGCAACAAACGGATGTGAATCACTGTTACCTGCACCTGCGTTCATGGCATATGCTGGTTTAGTTGAAATTACACCAAAAACATTTTCTGAAAGTTCAGTTGATACTTCGGTGATTTCTTCTCCACCACCGATTTCTACTACTGCACCTTCTGCCATAGGAGCGTCTGCTTCGAAACGCTCGGCAACGTCCGCGTATTGAGCCGAAGTTGATGTCGCGTGTATTACGTTACATCGTATATCGACTAAATTAGCCTCTGTTGCTGTTGGAGCCGCCGTAGCAGATCTCAATGCTGTAAAGGCACCACCTGCGTTACCGTAAGTAGTTGTACCGTCATCTGCAAATGCTTCATCCCATACCCAGAATAAATCTTCTTCTGTTGCTGTTGATGTTTCGCCTCTGTTTACTTTAATACCTGAGTAAGTTGGCATACCACTATTAGATGATATTCCTCTGTTTACTTCAATGATATTATCTTCAACTGATAGTGTTGATGTGTTCAACTCAGTTCTTGTACCGTCAACAATTAAGTTACCGTGTACTCTTGTATTAGTACCGTCAATTGTTAAGGCCGCACTACCACTAATTGTAGTAGTTGCAGTTGTTGAAGCCACAGTTATGTTAGTTGTTCCTGAACTAATCGATGTCTGTGAAAGGCCTGCTAGACCGTCATCAACATATTTTTTATTGGCAAACTGACCGTCAGCACTAGGTGCCGCTGTTGATCCGCCAGTAATGGTATTAGCACTAGCTGATATTACTATATCACCTACTTCTAATCCAGTGTTAACTCTAAAGTTACGTGTTGTCATGGTTCATTCTCCCGCATGATATTATTAAAGTGTTAGAGATTTTAGTCGTAAAAAAAACGCTCTAACAACAATATTTATCGTTAGAGCGTTTAAAATTATCTATAAGGTTATATTATACTATACTAATTACGCCATTAATGAGTATTGTACAGTAGCCGCTGTTACGCCACCACTTGATACTGCTTTAATTTCAACTGTACCCGAGTTATAAACAAATGTAAGTGTTCCTAAATCACTTGATCCAGTGTTTACAACACCATATACGTTTCCGAATGCTGTTGAACCATTGTGAGCCACGTTAGCTTTCATACAAGCATATTCAGTATTTGCAGAATCTTGCAAAGTAATGAATAATTCTGCTGACCTGTAAGTTGACCCGTTAAATGTTAAAATGTTAGTTGCAGATGATGTAAAGTTAACTGAACTTGTTTCTGTTCTAGCAATTCCACCTGTTACTAATGCAGTATTGTCAAAGCCAGTTATAGCAAATATTCTAGCCGCACTGTGCGGAGCCGAAGTAAATGTTATATTTGTGCTTGATACTGTATAGTTTTCAGTTGGTTCTTGATAAACGTTATCAATGAACACAAGCACGTTAGCCACCGCCGCCGGCGCTGTACTAAAAAGTGCGAATGTTGTTGTTGATCCGTCTCCAGTTGCTGATACTTTAGATATAGTTGGTGCTGTAGAACTAGATGTTGCTAGTGATACGTATGTTGATCCGTCTGTGCAACCTTCGTATGCTCCAGTTTCACTGTTAAATCTTATAACACCTGTTGCACCTGTTGGTCTTTGTGAAGTATTACCTACTGGGAATCTCCATGCGTTAGTAGAACCACCGCCATCCAATTCATAAACTGGTGCACTGTTGTTAATACCAATTGCATTTGCTGATCCATCTAAAAAGAAAGCGTGTGTGTTTGCCGCACTTTCCATTCTAAAGTCTAAATCGTTACTTGATGCATCATTGAATACACAAGCCGTTGTCCAACTTGCTCCACCAGTGTTAGTCAATAACATATTTCCTGTTGTTACTGATATTCCACCTGATTTATCTGCACCTGTGGCAGTTGTTGTTCCAACTACCCACTGGTCTGCTGATTCATCCCAAGTCAATGTCGCATTATCACCTGTAGAACCACGTTCTACGATAATACCTGCGTCGTTTGTACTAGCTGATATACCGGTGTTTAATTCTATAATGTTATCTGCGATAACTGTGTTTGTAGTTGAAAGTGTTGATGTAGTTCCTGAAACTGTTAAGTTACCTGAAACTGTTAAGTTACCTACAACTCCACCTGCTGTGAATGTTAAACCAGAAGCGCCTACTTGTAAAATTTCAGAACCTGCTATATCCATTCTGATTAAATCTTCGTCTGAACTTTCTTCAACTTGTATTTTTGTGTCTTCGTCAGCATCTTGAATTGTTGAACCAGATGCCAAGTTAGCCCAAGCACTGTTTGAATATCCTTCAATTGTTGCAAGTGTTGAGTTGTATCTTAGATCACCGTGTGCTGGTGAACCAGGTCTTTGTGCTGTTGTACCTGATGCTATTCTAACTGCGTCTGTAGCCGAAATGTGTAATGTAGTTGCCGGACTGGCTGTTCCTATACCAACTCTACTATTACTGACGTCTAAGGCTAATAAATTTGTTTCAAATGCTAAATCAGTACCTGACCGTGCCAAGTTAGCTGAAAGCATTTGCCCTGTTATTCTTCCTATTGCCATGTTGTTTTCCCCTTAATTATCGATAATTGTTTTTGCAAAACTATTGATATTTATTTGATTTGTCTATAATCGTGTCGTTAAATACCTTAACATAATGAAAAATAATTACGTAACAATCGTTGGAAATCTGCCAATTGGCTTTGATTTGCATGAATCCATGCATATAGGCCCTGTAATAGCATCAGCTAATAGTAATAAAAGTATTAATTTTGCATATGCAACCTGTAATTCAGAGACAATTTTACAAGATATGTTAAATTCGGCTAATTTTCAAGGTACTAACATACTTGTTCCAGAAGAGCTGTTTAAGAAATATATATTTTTTAATGAAGTAACTTGTTTACCCGAGTTTCCTGGTATAAAAACATTAGAAATTAATCCCAATAATTGTACTCCACAATGCTTATCATTAATGTTAGCAGTATATCTTAAACCAAAAGTTATATTTTTATTAGGTTATGATTTGAATAATCCAATAGAACTTACAAGATTAAAAAGTATTATAATATCCAATCCAGACATAAGATTTGCAAATATTTGTAGTCCACGTATAAAGAAATTAGATGAGTTAGACAATTGTTTTTGTGATACGTATATAAAATATCAGGAAGTAATTGATGCCAGAAAATAAATTTTACAAATATAGTTTAAAATTAAGATGGCCGGCTATATGTCGTAATCGTTCAGTAGAAACGTTAACAGAACGTCCAGATCTTGTAGAACAAATGAATCGTTTTAGAGAAAAAGTTTCGAACGTATTAAAAATTGTTTGTCGTAAATCTTTTTATATTGATAATAATCATTCAATGACAGGTATTAGACTTTGGTTTGAATCAGGTCAAGATGTTTATGATTTTATTATAAGGCAACCCGAATTTGAGTGGGAAATTGTTGCAGAATTAGATATAATGAATATTATTACTGGACAATTACAAAATTTTAATGTTGTTTATACATCAACTGGTGTTACAATAGATTAAACAGGTTCTTCTGCAAATCCATGCATTACAACTATTCGTGCTGAGGCGTGTGGTGCTTCACCAAATGTAAGAGTGTTACCACTTATAGTATAATTTTGTGTGGCTTCTTGCATTACACCATCCATATAGACAATAATATTTTTAGCATCTGCAGGCGATTTAGTCATTGTTGCGAAACTAGTAGTTGAGCCATCGCCAGTTATTACATCTTTTGTAATATCTTGTTCAGTTTGATCTGTTTTTAAATTTGTCCAAGTAGAACCATCTTGAGATACTTCATATTTTCCAGTTGTAGTATTGAATCTCATTACACCTTGTTCAGCTGTTGGACGTTGTGCAGTAGTACCTGTAGGTAAAACAATACCAGTATCAGAGCTGAATAGATATTTTCCTGTACCTGATGTACCTAATGTAAAATCAGCATTTGTAACATCTTGGTTTATTGTAGATCCTGAAAGTGTAAAATTACCTGTATCTGCTTTTAAACTTGCAACACCAATTGTTCCTGTATATCTTGCACCAGAAACATAAACTGATTTGCCTGAAAACGAAACACCGTTAGGTAAGTTAGTACCGATAAAGTGCAATACACCAGATTGATAATCAAAAAAGAATTCATCATTGTTACCTGAACCTGCGGCAAATACTCTAGTTCCACCCGAAGCGGCATTACCCGCATCAGATGATGTGTGAATATAAACTATAACTCCATATGTTGCACCAAATTCTGGTGGAATCCAATCTGTTAAATTTGTTTTCCATGATCTACTTGCTGTTGCTGTATTATCTTCTGTTGCTTCAGTTGGAGTACCTGTAGGATAAACTGTTACAACATCTGCACTTGATCCTGGCATTGTTGTTGGAATTCCGTTTGCTTGGTTCCAAACTTTATCACCTCTTAATAATAATGGAGATGCAATGGCTTCATTAGGTGCCGCCTTATTAGCATTGGTGTCAGTTTTAGTTGTACCATAACCTAATTTCTTCCAAAGATAATCTACTTTTTTTGCGTCTGTTATTGCCATTATTCTGCTACTCCTACTGACAATGCTGTTATGCTATCGCCAGAATTTAATAAAATTCTTACTAAACAATTGTTACCTGTTGAATTAGACATACTTTCTGTACCAAGTGTAAATGTAAATTGTTCTGATGAATAAGTTGTATTATCAACTACTCTATCGCCACCTGTTTTTGCCACTCCAGCACTTCCGTTTCCTCCTACACCTGTTCCTGGAACTCCAGAACCATTGTATTGTGTTGAACAATCTAACCAACCATTAGTTGGAGATGCTGTTGTGTCAGTTGAAGCACCTGGAAGATTAATCCACATACCAGATACTTTGCCTGACATTGTAATTGAAAATTGTGAAACTGTTGCTCGTCTAAATGCAAAAGTATAATACTGAGCTCCTGACCTGCCGGTATTTAAGTCCGGTCCGGCTGGAAGATAACCACTACTTAAATCTGTTGTAAAGTGTTTAATTGTTCCAAATCTTGATATTGCTTCGTTGGTGCCCGCCACAGTAACCGCTCCAGACCATGCTGAATCTGTGTAGTAATTGGCATTAGATGAATCAAATAGTGATGGATTGTCACTTGACAAGGCACCGAACCCTGCAATTCTAACGGCATCGTCATCAAACGTTGCCCCTAAAGAATCTGATACTGCTATAACTCCCGCTTGTGAACCTTCAGCACTTTCGTTGTCTAGTGCTAAACGGGTATTGCTATACATTTGAATTTTTGTTGAACTTTCTGAATAAGAACCATTTCCATTACAGTTCTTTGCTCTCATTTTAATTTGTTGAATTGAACGTCTTTGAGTACTTAAAAGAGGTACTGTAAGAGTGGCAAGTGTGTATGCACTACCTACTCCAAGATTTACTGCTGGAACAGTAGTTGAACCGTCACCAATAGTTGCATATGTAAAATCTAAATTGGCAATAACGTGTCCAGATGTACTTTCTAAGTTAGTACCTGGATCTATTTCAACTGGTGACGATGTGTCTTGATAACATTGTCCTGTAAAGTTTGTAATTGTTGATCCTGCTACCGATAAACTAGGTGAACCATCATTGTAATATGGGATTCCAGAAACATATTTTAAATTTCCTGCCGCACTTTGTGAAACGGTTCCAATTGATGAAGTAGGTGTTGCAGTTACATTATCTTTTACAAATTCTAAAACGTTTGTATTACCTAATGTGTGTTGTAATTGAAAACTGTTTACACCTGTACTAATTCCGCTTGTTGCTTTACTAACAATAGCTTTAAATCCACTATAAAGATTTGGATAATAAATGCTTGTTGCAAAAGAAGTAGCGGCTCCTGTTGCATCTAATAAATTATAATCACTTTCTGATTCTATTGTTAAACTTGTTGCTGTACCACTTTGGTCACCAGCACCTAATGAAATGGCTCCATCAGCACTTCCGTTTACGTATGCTGTTAATGTGCCGGCCGCGGCATTGTAACAATAAGTTGATTGTGATGCAGTTCTAACAGGATCAACTGTTGTAATTCTGTTAACAGAATCTCCTGCTGAATAAGTTGGAGAGCCTGATACGTTTTCACTAAATCCAGAACAAAGTTTTGGACTTGTTCCTGTTGTTGCGTTCATGGCTATTGTTTTTGAACCTAAATGATTTGGCGCCGAAGGAGCGTCATCATAAACTTTTAAAAAGTTAGATTTTGTTTCTGTTGCTGGAATATCTGCTGGATTGGCTGTACTGTGTGTATCTAATTCTAATATTAATGTGTCTTGTCCTGTACTGCTATGTGTACCTGCTCCCCAAGTATGTGATAGATATGTTCCACTATCTTCTTGCGATCCACCTGCAACTGCACCGTCTCCAATAGTTTCATCTGCAGTACCGTCACCCCATGTCATATCGTATGCTACTGTGGCCGCACCTGCTAAAGTATTTGTTGTTAAATTTTTCATGTATCTTGTTTGTCCTTCAACTACCCATAAATTGTTTCCGGTTAATGCTGAACCACCTGAACTAACATCATATAATTCAAAATCTACAACAGGTGTTGCTGTGTAAATTGTAATATAATTTGATCTTGTAGATGATGCGTGTGATCCTGATGAATCTGTTACTGCACCGTTGGCATATGCTTTTACAGTAACCGACATGGTACCAGTTGCTGTATAAGTGTGAGATGGTGTTGAATCAGATGTACCTGTTGTTGTATTTCCGTCACCCCAAGTAATTGTATATCTGTCTGCACCTCCACCTACTGTTGAAATTGTTAATGTTATTGTTGTACCTGAACCAGCCGCTGTTGTATCTGCTGTAAACGTTACACTTTTTACATAATAATTTAATCTAATATTTTCTGTTACTTCATTTAAATCATCAATTGCATCTACAACTGTACCAGCATTGTTAAGTGTAAATGAGCCATCACCAAAACTTGAATCTGTTGGTAGGCCTAAAGTTAAAGCTCCACCCGATGATGGTATAGATGAACTTACTGTTGTAATTGAATCATCTACATATTTTTTAGTTGATGCATCTGAATCTGCCGCTGGTTCACCAATTTGTAATTTTGCTAGTGCTGATGCAAAATCGTCTGTTGTAGAACCATCAGCTGTTGTTGTTCCAAATTTAAATTTGTCTATAGATTCATCCCAATACATTACTGCATTATTGCCTGCTCCACCTCTGTTAATCATTACTCCTGAATTATGTCCTATTGATCCTGAACTGTTTAAGACAATCATGTTGTCTTCTATAGATAAATTTTGTGAGTCTACTGTGGTTGTTGTACCTTCAACTGTAAGGTCACCTGTGATTCTAGCATTACCAGTAACGTCTAATTTAAAATTACCAGGACTAGCCGTACCTATACCAATCCTACCGTTAGCTACATCTACCACTAATAAATCTGTATTAAATGTTAGATCCGTAGAACGGATTAGATTAGATTCTAATAATTCTCCTGCTATCTTTGTTATTGCCATAATACTACATCAATATTTACCAATTATTCGTACGGTAGATAACCCGCACTAAATAATCATTATATGACACTATTACCCCTTAATAAAATTGAAAAAGTTTCTGAATCTACGGTAAGAGTATCACAAGTTGATTTCAAAAAAAATTCTGTATCAGGTGATGTTATTGATGGGGGAACAATTACAAACTTTACATCAACAGGTATTAAAGATGAATCAAATGAAACACAAATTATAGTTAAAGACGACTATGTTGAAGTTGCAAAAGATTTACACATTAAAGGTACAGTAAAGGTAGAAAATTTACAATATGTACAAGCATCAGTTCCAAAATTAAATGTACAAGATGCAATTATGGTTAATCATAATGAAGTAATTTGGAAAGAATCGTTAGGAAAATCTGTTAGAAAAAGTTATTTGCAAGAGTTAGGTATACTTAAAAATTTACAAGTAAGAAATGTTTTATATGTTGCAGATGGAAGAGTAGGAGTAAACACAACTGCACCATCGGCAGACTTTTCAGTAAATTCAGGTGGTTATGAAATTCTTACAACTATGCAAGAAGCGAATGCATTTGTTGGAACACATACTCACGTTGCATTTGCTATTGGTACAGATTTTACGCCAAGATTAACTTGTCGTGCTAATGGTGATGTAGTAGTTGGATCAGAAACAGGTAAGCCTGTTAAATTATCTGTGTATGGTCAACTTGGTGTTGGTGTCAAATATCCAGGAGAAGCATTAGAAGTTGATGGCAATATTAAATTTGCTGAAAGAACATTTGCCGCAGGAGAGAAACATCCTCGCGAAGGTCGTTGGAACACAGGATCAATTGTGTGGAATGAAAAGCCCTCAATTAATAAACCAGTTGGTTGGGTATGTGTTAATGGTGGAAAACCAGGTAACTGGCGTCCTTTTGGAATTATTCAATAAAATTTAAAATTTCCAAATTTGATCAGGCCACTCTTTAGCAATTCGTTTCATTCCAAATTCCGTTAACTTTTCAAGTATTTTCTTTTTAGGTCTACCGTAACGTTCTCCAGTATGATTTGCTTCAATCTGTATCCATGGTTTGTTAGAAAGAATTGTTTCTTTTGCACCTTCCAACACAGGTACTTCAAATCCTTCAACATCTATTTTTATAATATCTACGTTTTGAAAATTATAACTGTCAAGTGTTTGTAAATTAATAGAACCATTATGATCTTTTATATGGTAGGTGCCTAGATGAGTTTCATATTGCATAGAAACTTTTCCAGGAGTATCACCTAAAGCAACTTCATGTACAGTGCAATTTTTTAATGTATTAGTATTTTTTTTGAGTTTAGGTAGTACATCGGGATTAGGTTCAAATATTTCAATTTTTTTTACTCTATGGTGCCAATTTAATGTCCAGTTTCCTAAGTGGCCGCCTATGTCTATTGCAGTTCTTAATGTTTGTGTTGATACGTAAGGCCAAAGCCAATTGAAATGCCCGTTAGGAAATGTAGGCATATTACTCGCCTAATTTGTGTAATCCGTGGATAATAGAAATTATATGACCATTTGTTGCACCATCGTTTGCCGGTGGAGCAGAACCAAAAGTTATTTGTTGTCCTGATACTGTATAGTTTGTTGTCGGTACTTGATAAACACCTCCAACAAAAACCACAATATCTGTTGCATTATTTACAGTTTGAGTAAAACTTGCTCCAGTAGATCCGTCTAATGTATTACCTGCTCCTGCACCAAAAGTTACAGTTGTTCCGTCACCTTGAAATTTATCTATTGTAATTGTTTTTTCGCCAGCCGCAGTTGACATATTGTACCATGCTGAACCAATATAAGATTGATATGTTGATGTTGTTGTGTTGTAAACTAATTGTCCATTAACACCTGCAGGTCTTTGTGTAGTTGTTACATTTGGAATAGTAACTCCAACAGCATTGTCGCCTATTACTGGATTTTTAGCAAACCTACCCATGGTATTATAACTCTATAGTTGAGATTGTTGCGTTGAATTGTGCCGCCGAATCTGGTGCCGCAATCCAAATTTTTGCACCATTTTCTAAAATCATTTTTTCTGTATCAAGTATGTAAGTGTCTCTAGCTTTAATAGTTAATTGTGAATATACTAAATGATTTGCAGTAGCTGATACACCAGTTGGAGTAACGTAAACGTCTACTGTTCCGTCACCGTCAGTTTTATTAGTAATATAAATTACTGTAATCGCAGTTCCTCCTGCCGCCGAAGCAGTGAAAGCCGCTGTAACGCTGGTTCCTACTTGAAAATTTGTTATTGCCATACTTTTTATCCTAATGCTATCGCTAATGCCGTAGCCTTACTCTTACTTATCATTTCTCCAGATGTCAAAAAATTGATGCCATTAATTACCACATTTCCAGAGCCATTAGCTGAAATTTCTAAATTGGCATCTGTGGCATTTGTTGTAATTTCATTATCAAAAATTCTTACATAATCAGCATCAATAACACCTGTTACCCCTAAAGTTGTTCCGTCAAATGTTAAATTTGCTTCACCAGTTATAGCATTCGCACCTGTTACAGTTGTAACCTGATTGTTTGTTGAACCTGATAATATGGCTCCACTAGCTGTGGTATCTACATAATTTTTTGTAGCCGCATCTGAATTTGCCGCTGGTTCCGCCACCTGAATTTTTGCTAATGCTGTATCGGCAATTGCTGTTGCTGTTGGTCCTGACGAAGTTGTAACTGCTCTCCAAGTATCATCACCTTCGTTCCAGTAGAATGCCGCATTATTAGAACCATCTCGCTCTATCATTACACCAGAGTCAATATCAGCACCTGAGGCATTTCTGTTTAAAAGTAATGAGGAATCTTCAACGCTTAAAGTTGATGTATTCAATTCAGTTCGTGTACCATCAACAATTAAATTACCCATAACTCTTGTATTACTTGAGTCAAGATTAACGTAATTTGACCCACTAGCACCTGTGCCAGTTTTAATGGTGTAATCACCTGATGTACGTAAAGTTTTTGCCATGTTAGTATTATTTATATAAAGAAAGGGGGAGCCTAAACTCCCCCAATATTCTTATAAGCACGTGTCTAGTGACTATTACTCAGATACTATGTCTATATTACCTTTACCTGCCGCAATTGAGCCAGAGATATCAGTTCCTAATGTGTAAGGAACTGTTCCAGCCGCGCCTGCCGCCGTAACATAGTGAACTGTGTTATTGTAGAATTTCTCTACATAAGCCACAGTTGAGTCATCTAGCGTAATTTGTACACAAAATTGGTTGGATGTATTTGCCAACGATGCTGGTGCTACTGCTTTTAATTCATAAATTGCTTCAGTTGAATCTTCTAAGTGAATCTTGAATAATTTAGATCCTCTTTGAGATACAATGTATGCAATAGATGAGCTAACTAAAGATCCACCACTTGGTCGATATCCAGTTACTGCAATTTTAGCCGCTGTTGTGCCACCAAAACTTGATACAAATTTACTTTTTTTGATTGGTCTTCCCATTTGTTTTCTCCTGTTCAGAGCCTAATGCGAGTTCTACTCGCTACGCGGTTAATTCCGCATAAGTCTCCACTTGAGTGGAGCTCTGTTTGAACTGTATATATTTATGAAAAAAAATAAAAAAAGAGTGGTGTAAAATTAAAAGTAGTTACACCACTCTCTGAGGTTAACGTATTTCTAGATTATTATATTATTTTCGATTGTAGATATGATATAAAATCCAAATTGCTACTAATCCGACCAAACCTTGATCTGAAAAGCCAGCAAGTACGCCCTGAACATTTCCTATTACAGAAATATGTGGCCAGAACGGAACACCTTGACCATTAAAAAGAATTTCTAAAACGATTCCTAATGCTATTAGACTTACGCCTACATCAGCTAATCCTTTTGCCCATCCTTTTACCTTTACCATGATATCCATATTGGACCTCCCTTGATAATAAGATTCTATCGAATCTTAGAATTATTTAGAAAGACAATTGTTAAAGTTATATTACGCTATTTGGATTGTAAGTCGTTCGAAGTGAAAAAAATCTTTAACTACATACAAAATTCTTCATGAAGAAGATAATCATACTGGTTATATTGTTTGTGCCATTTTTTAAATTTGTTAGATAAATTTTCATATTTTGCAATTTTGTTATAATCTATATTAGATATATTGGAATTTAGTCTTGGTTCAACATCGATGTTTAATATTTTTGTAATTTCTTTCCATGAGTTTTCAAATTTATCAGCATTAAAAATTTTTAAAAAATTATTTTTTAGTATTGTTTGTACTTGTTTATATTTTTCTTCAATTGGTATGTTAGTTGACTGTTTTAGATAGTTTGAATATAACCAAAGTACCATAAAATTGCCATGCATTTTATTACAACTTTCTTCAAATGTGTTTGCTATGCTTTCTTTTTTATTAAAATCATAATTGAAATGTGATATATCTCTGTGTAAAGGATTTCTTAATAATGTATAGTGCTTACCAGGTGTGGATACACTTATATTATGTCCTATTGCATATGAAAATTTATCTATTTGTCCAATTGATGCTCGATGATTTAATCTTGCTTTTAATGTACTGCCACCTGTTTTTGGTATATGATGAAAACAATATCGCATATTCATATTTAAAGTCTGAAAATTCGGCCAAAGAAAAAGGCGACCGAAGCCGCCTTTCTCTAAGATTCAAAATAATCTATAAAAAGATTACTTAAATTTTAAGTTTGCTGAAGTGATCGCTACTAAACCTACGTAGTCAGCCGCATTACCAAGTGAAGATGCAGTGTTTGTTAACTCTACATATCCATATCTTGTTAAAAAGCCAACAACTGGTTCGAAAGTAGCTGGATCAAGTACAACTCCTGAAGACATTAAAGGAATGTAAGGACAATAGAACGCTGGTGCGTCTGCCTCACTTGCTCCTTTATAGCCAACTAGTACTGATGTACCATCAACTGCATATGCGTCAACGTATACTCTCATTGAAGCGTTTAACGTACCAACAAATTTTGTGTTAGTAGGTGCTTCGAAAGTACCTTCAGTTGATCTAGCAAATGCTGATGTTGTTGCAGATTGAAGAATCGTTAAAGCAGTTGGAGAAACTACTGACCAGTTTCCAGCTCCTCTACGTGTTCTTGTTGCAATTAAGTTTGCCACTCTGTTGATTAACACAGCCAAAGCCGCGTGTTCGTCACCAACAAAAGTTGCAGTACCAGAAACAGCTGATTGGTCATAAGTTTCAGCGGCTGTTCCAGCCAATGTTCTTAATGATCCAATAACTTCTTGGTCGATTTCAGCTGTAATTTCTTGAGCCAAAGCCGCCATTATTTCTGCTTCTACGTCTATACCTTGTTGTGCTTGAGCATCTTGAGCCGCTTCAAACGTCCATCTAGCTGATAGTTTTCTAGATTTAGCTTCAACCGGTTGTTTCAAGATCTGGATTGATAGTCTGTTACCAGCTGTACCTTCTTTCGACGCTGTTGTTGCCGCTTTAGGTGTAGCTTCAGTTTCATTACCAGAGTATGCTCTCGCAATTTTGAAAGGTGATAATGCTTCTTCGCCAGCCGTTGTTCCGCCTGCCGCATCTGCATATCTTATTCTCAAGGTGTGAATCTGTCCAACTGGACCAGTCATCGGCTGTACACCAACGATTTCGTTAGCTATAACAGTCGGCATAACCCGTCTAATTACTGGAAGAATCACTCTGTTTAGTGTAGCAACGTTACCGGCAGATGTAGCACCTGCAGTAGCTTGTTCTGACAAGTATCTTTTAGTATTTTCTAAAATGACACCCATCACTTTTTTCTTGTTGCCTTCTAAACCTTCAGTTAGGGCTGATTTAGTTTCACCCCATTTAGATTCAAATATTTCTGACATTTGTATCTTTCCCCTTTTAGTTTATAGTTAAATACCCGCTAATTTACGAATATCTGTTAAGTCTGCATCTTCCCTTTGTGATCTTTCACCTTTTGCTTCTGTCATAACTTTTGCAGTTTTGATAGTCGCTATTGGTTTATCGTTCATCACGTGAGGTAGATACTTGTCGAATGAAGTTTGAAGGTTCGCTGTTTGAACTGATTCTAACAGTTGACTCATTACTTCACCCTTTTGTTTGCTCAATGGTTTGAGCAATTCAGCCATCGTTTCCTTGCGTTCCATCAAGTCTGCTTGTCTTTTGGACTCAGCATTCTTCGACTCAATCACCGCGTCTTTTTCATTGACGGCCTTCTCAGCGTCTTTTAACTTAAGAGTAGTTTCATCAACTATCTTTAATAGCTTCGCAGTTTCAGATTTCTCATTTAAATATGAGTTCTGATACTCAGAAGCAAACGCTTCGAATATTTTTTTGCCAAAGTTTACAGTTCTTGCAGTAGTAATATCGTCTTTCAACGTGCTTAATTCTTCAGCAAGTTTTTTATTAACTGCAGATTCTACAACTTTAGCAGATTTTTGTATGAAAGCTTCTTTTAGTTTAGCCATTTGTGCTTTAGCTTCGGCTACTAATTTAACTTTCGTTTCCACAACGCCTTTCTTGTCTTCATGGAATTCTTTAATTTCCTTAGCAAGTGCGTTTACAACGAACTCTTCTAATTTACTAAAGTTTTCATGAACACCTTTACGGTCGCTATGTAGTTCTTTTAACTCTTCAGCAAGTTTCTTCATTATAAATTCTTGAAGTTTCGCTGAATGTTTGCCTACGTTTTCTTTGTAGGATATTTTTTCCTGTGCTAGTGCTTTTCTATCTTCGATAAATTTGCTAATTTCTTCAGATAACTTTTCAGTCATCATTTTATCGATTGCTTCGATCATGTTTCCTTTGTCATGCTCGTATCTTTTAGCAAATTCTTCTCTTAACTCAGCACCTACAGTTTCTTTGTTTTCTTTAACTTTTGAATCCCAAGCTTCTTGGATGCTTTTTTGCACATCTTCCGAAATTGCTCCTGATTCAGCTAGTTTTGATATATCAAACATTATTTTAGGTCCTTTATTATGTTAGTTAATACCTCATTTAGGTATTTTTGTGCTCTTGTGTCATTTCTAACTTCAGCGGCCAGACCTTTCGCCTTTAATCCACCTTTTGTATTCAAAAGATGTTCATATATTGGCGTTGGGTAAGCACCCGGTGCCGAAGGTTGGGCCACAACATCAACTGTTATGATTTCGAAGTCTGAAACTTCGCCGTTACCGTACTCTGATATATTACCAGAGCCACGAGAACTGACGCCTAGTTTTACTCCTGATTCCAACATAGTTTTGACAAGTTGGCCCATCGGTGTCGGTAAAATTTTCATTTTACCATATCCATTTGGTCCGTCCATCCACATTTCTGTTAACATATGGGACACACGGTCCAAATTAATTTTTAAATCATCTGGATGATCTACTTCTCCAAGTACACTATAACCTGAACTAATCTGATCATTAAGAGTTTTAGTTGCCTTTGCAATTTCTTGCACAGGATAAACTCTTTCATTGGCATTTTTAATGCCGCCTTGAATACAGATTCCCTTCATGAATAAATCCTTGCCTTGGTTGCCTTCGTGCAAGACCTGTATTCGAGCCTGATCATAGGTTAAATGTTCTCTAAGATAAAGTGACATACTGATAATTCCTTAAATCTAACAGTTACGCTTTTGTGTTAACTGGAGATTTTGCAGATTTGTCAGAACCATCTTTAAGATCAGCTGTTTCTTTCTTTTTGAAAGAAGTTGATTTTGCTTTTCCTCCAGTATTCTCAAAGCTACTAGCTATTTTTTCTGCAGTTGGTGCCGGACGACCTTTTTCGTCTCCTCCACCTTTTGCTATATTAGCCGTTGTGCCACCTGCACTTTTAACTTTTGTGTTTACTGGTGATTTTGCTGATTTGTCGTCTCCGCCGCTCATATCCGCTTTAACTGGATTTTTATATTCTTTCACAGTTTCTTTCTTTTCTTCTTTAGCGTCTTTCTTATCTTCTTTAGCGTCTTTGCCTTCAAATCTAGACAATTCTGGTTTTGTTTCTGCTGGAATAACTGGTGCCGCTGTTGATGGTACTGCAGATTCTTCTTCTGCTTCTCCATCTCCATTTTGTGCCGCCAGCATCGCTTCAAATTCCGCTTTTAGTTCATCTAAAGCATCTTCTAAATCGACAACTCTGTCTTCTACAGATCCATCTTCACCGTTTTCACCGTTTTCAGCATCCGCGCCCATGTCCTGACCTAATTCGTCAGCCGCCGCATCTGCTTCACCTTCTTCATCGCCTGTGATATCTTTAATTAATTCGTCAGTAGCATCGCCACCAATTTCTTCAATTGATTCTTCGTCAGACTTTTGAGGTGCAACTTGTGTTGGTGCTGGTTTAGTAAAGACACCTTCGTCTTTTATGTCTTTATCTTCAACTGTTTCGCCTTCAGTTTCTTTAACCGCTTCTTCTTTTTTGTCTTCTGCTTTTTCGTCAGACTTTTCAGTTTCTTTAACTACTGATTCGTCTTTCTTGTCGTCTTCTTTAGCTTCGTCTTTAGCTTCGTCTTTAGTTTCTGTTGTAGCAGTTTGTTCATCTGCTAAACCTTCGTAGATGTCTCTAGACTTTTCTACTACTATTTCATGAAATAGTTGTTCCGCTTTATCATTTTCTTCATTAATTAAAAGCTCTAACAACTGTTCAAACTTATTCGTTGGTTGTGTCATATTACACGTGCTCCTTGTTAATTGGCAAGTTTTTGCTTATAAGTGTTTGTATTTACTTCAACAATGGAAAAAAGGTACCTATATTTGACAAAAACCGCTATTTTGATTAGTTTTTTAGTTTAAGGTTAAAATTAGCTAAAAAATCAGTGATTATAACGTTACTTAAATTCTCATTCCAGGTTAAATCCTTAGGAGAAAACCAGTCTCTAGGTATCACACGGAGGAATTTCGTATCTTTATAATCTTGTAGGCACCTTTTCGTTTGACTCATCCAATTGCCATAAAATGTAGCTTCGTCTGTGCTTTTTTTATAGTTACGAGTGTCTTTAAACAAGTTATTAAATCGTTTACTTGCTCCTTTTTTATCGTCATTAAATCCTGCATAGTCAAATCCTAACAAATATATTGTTTTAAATTTTTTTTCACAAGCTAATCTTAATGTTGTTGGCCCAGAACTCCATCCTAGACTTGGTTGAAACCATTTTACATGATCTAATATTTTTTGATTTTTTTCATATTGTACATTATAATTAGACCATACTTGATTATTTTTAACATAGTCGGTCTCACCTATTTCTAATAACATTTTAGGATCTACTGCAACCAAAAAGTCTGGACGATCAGTACGATATACAGCATTACAGGCAAACACCGTACCGTGTTTTTTTAAATCTTCTATTTGGATTCCTTTTCGAGACTCTCCATTACCTAATACAAATGCTATATCACTCATGATTTATATTAATTATTCTGTTTTACTAAAGGATGTGTTAAATTAGATTGCTAAATCGTCTGCTTGTGGTTGAGCATACATTTTTTGAACAAATTCTGCTTCATCTTTTTGTTGTTCGTCGTGTTCTTCAGATGCTAATCTCATAGAATTGATATCTTTAAGAGAAAGTCGTGTTTTTCTAGTATCATCTTTATCTAATACAGAAATATCGTTTTCAGGTTCGTATGTTGCATCTTGTTCAAACCCGTCTCCTGTATATGTAAAGAATTCTAATAGTTTCATATCAGTATTTAACCTTTAAACGGTTCCACCTCCGGTACCTCCAGGTACTGTTCCGCCACCGCCAGGTACTGTTCCTGGTGCTCCTGGTCCTGGTTGTCCCGGTCCTGGTACTTCGGGTTCAGCTGTTGGTTCTTCAAACTGGTCTAAATCTGATGTAACACCTGCTTGAGTTACTCCGCCTGATCGTAATTGTGTTTGTTTACTTTGTTTTTTCTTAGGTACAGCATTTTCTTCTGCCCAAAGATCAGCATTTCTTGCCATTTCTTCTTCACTTAATCCCAAATATCTGCTTAACGCAAATCTTTTAGACATATAAGGTAGTTCTGCTATCTGTGTAAATGTTTGTACACGTGATTGATCCATTTCAGTTTGTCTATATGCCGCAAAGTTTTGTGGTGGATTTAATTTAAGTTCAAACATTCCATTGTCAATGTTATATCCTTTACCTTTTATCCAATATTTGAATTCTAAATCAAATGATGTGTTTAAAAGTGCTTGTAGTCTAGCACAATATTTGTTAAATCTTAATTCTTGTATGTACGCAGTACCCACTCTACCGTCATTGTATTGTTGTTGTGAATCATCTGGTCCAGTTGGCAAATAAGAACTTGGAATTCTTAATCCTCTAAACAATTTGTTTGTAAAAAATCTTAAATCGTCTATCTCACCTAAATTAGTACCACCCGGTAGTGTATCAACTTTAGATCCTCTTCCTTCTGCTGTTTGCGGAAAGAAATAATCTTCATTAATGCTCATAGGATTATATGTTGCATCAATATAGTTGACACCACCTGATGTGCTTGGAATTCTTCTTTGATTAATTTCATTTTTAACTCTTTCAACGAATTGCATGGCCAAGTGTGTTGGCATATTACCTACGTCAATATAAAATACTCTTCTTTCAGGTGCTCTTTGAACCCTGTAAATGATAATTGCGTCTTCTAATAATTCTTTTTGTTTGTAAACTTTGAAAACTTGTTCTAAAACTGATTGTCCAAAAGGAAATAAGTTGTCTAAGCCATCTGACATTGACATATGAATAACGTGTTCAGAATTAATGGCATATTGATTCATTGTTCTGTAGAAACGTCCACCTGTTGCTCCAGCAAAACCCGACATATCAGAACCTCTGCCAGCACCTGCATAACTTTGTGAGTATCCTGCAGTACCACCACCAGTGGTTCCACCACCTCCATAAGTTTGATTTGGTGTTATTGATGTTACAGATAGTTTTTGTAAGTTTGGATTAATATCTCTTATAACATATTGTTCGGGTTTTTTGCCTTCAGATTCATTAACAATAATTCTGTCAATTTTTGATGGATCCATATATAACCATTTGTGTGTTTCTGGGTCTCTTACAAAGAAACAATCTCCATATTTTAGAGCATTTCTAAATATTCTAAAAATTCTTTTATTAAATTTGTTTGCTAAAGTCCATTGTTGAAGTGCTTTCTTTAAAAGTTTAACTTCGTGTTCAGTTGTTTCATCTTTAAACACTATATCAAATGGTGTTTCGTTTTCTTTATTTTGTTGTGTTGAAAATTCTGCTAGGATATCTAGTGCCGCATTAATTTCACTATCTGAATCCATTTGGTCATATTGAAAATATCTTTGTATTCTATTTGGATGTCCTGTATAAACATCAGGTAGATATGATGAATAGTTTCTTTTTGCAAAGTTAGGCACTCTTTCTCCAGAAATTGGAGATAAGTTCGCATCTTTAAAATATTTTTTCCAAGCCATAGTTTATATTACACTTTTTTAAGGTAAACAGCAAGACATTTATGCTGAAAGAACATTGCCAGTCACATTTCTTTGTACTCTTAACTGACCTTCGCTAGATCGCAAAATCTTGCTATTAACGCCTACAAGCATATTTACGCCTTCTCCCATTTCTTTGAGACTTTTATTTGTAGTGATTAATTCTGTTACCACGCTGGCTAGTTTATTATCTAATGGTGTAAAGTCTAATGCGTTAGATAGGTTTGCGTTTGATGTAACCGTACTTGCCACAGATGGTTCTACCAATTCTGGTCCACCTTCACCTACTATGTATGATTTTCCAGCAGTCATATCCCCACCGATTGCTTTACCATCACCACTAAACATTCCACCAACAGTTGATCCAGCCATGTTTCCTAATGTTGCACCAACCATTGCTCCCATTGGTCCACCTAACATAGCTCCAGCTATTCCTCCAAGTACTGATCCGGCTATACCTGCCCATGATGACTTATCGTTTGTTGGGTCATCATCAACTATTCCATGGATGCTCATGCCTGCTGTTCCAATTGCTCCAAGCATAGGAAGTTTTCTTCCAACACCTTTTGCAAATCCGCCTGCTTTTTTTCCAAAGCCACCAAACATTCCACCACCACCAGATACTAGATTTGCATCTCTAGTTCCTTTATAAACTGCCATATATGTTGGTAGTGTATTTTTTAATAAATTTAATCCCATTCCTGTAAGAGTTTTTGTACCATATAATAATGCTTTTGTAAAATCTGATGTACCTTTAACAAAATTGTCAGACATTTTTCCTATAGCACCTACTACACTAGTAGTTCCTTCTCCACCCAACGAACCTAACATACTATAAAATCCTGTTTCTAAACTTTGTGTTGCCGCTGATAATCTTTTTGCATTTTCTTGAAATTGCATTAATGCAGATGTACCACCTGCTACAACGTTACCTTGTTCATCAAGTACTTTGCCATATTCTAATGTTAATCCAGCCAAGTTAACAATACCAGGTGTTAAATTTAAGAATTCTACTTGTCCTGTCGCCGCCGCCGCACTAAATCTATCTAATGATTTAACTGAAAGGTCTCTCATTTGCATTAAAGCCTGCTCAGAGTTTATTGTTCCAGCAATTAATGACCTAACAACACTTTGCATTTCTGGAAAGTTCTGTACAAGTTGCATACCAGCTTCAGTTACAGGTACTCCGGCATTAGCAATTATGTCTTGCATACCTTCACTTAACATTGGAGACACTGCTCCTATTGTTGCGGCAAATCCTGACAACCTTCTTTGAGTGTCATCGTCTTGTGTTCTTATAAAAGCGGCAAATCTAGCATTAGCGGCTTGTTGGTCAAGTTGAGCACGAAGTTCTGCTCTTTGTTGACCTGTAAGTTTTGCTAATCTATCAAGTTCTTTTGCAAACTGTCCAGCACTTTCAATTCTTTGCTTGTCAGTTAATCTATCAAAAATACCTGTTCTTCTTTGTCTATCTAAATTTGCTAATAGTGTTTCGTTTATTTCATCAACTGTAAAACCTAAACTAGCTAATTCTGGTGTAGCTTCAGTTCTTAATGCTTCTGACAATCCAGCAATACCCATAGCACCTCTTGTAGTTGAACCATACAGAGCGGCTAGTGTTGTTGCATTATCTCTAACTAGGGCGGCAAAATCGTCCAGTGGCAAAGCGGCAGATGCCGCGGCTCTTCTCATTTCTACAATAGATTGATTAAAGTTACCACCAACTTCAGCTAATCCTCGAAATGTTTCAGCATTAATGTCAAATGTTTTACCAAGGTCTGCAACAAAATTTAAAACTTCACTGCTACCTCGTAAATTTTCAGTAAATTCACTTATTGATCCTGTACCTGTATATGCGGCTGAACCAAATCCTCTTAAACTAGATCTAACTGCTCTTAAATTGTCTTCAAGATCAGAAAATCTTTCAGAAATTGCTTTTGTATCTTTAGCTAATTCAGGATAAGTTTTTATTAATGCTTTAAGTTGTTTTAAAAGAGTTTGTTGTTCTTTATTACTCAACCGATGTAATTTATTACCTTCTTTTGTTTGGGCAAGTTCTTCTATAGCCGCTCGTTTTTCTTCACGGGTTGTTTTACCTTCAACGGCCTTCGCCATTGCCTCGGCTAATTTGCCTATTTCATCTGTACTAAATTCCGCCATATGGTTTTAATTCCTATCATTATGTACGCATATAAATATAGACATATATACGCAATTAATGTATATTTATAGATATAAAAAATGCCAGAAAACGCAAACCCATTAAACAAGTATTTTAGACAGCCTGCTGTATTTGTTACGTTACCTTCGGGTGGAAATTATCCTCCACACATATTAATACCATCTCAAACAGGAGAGGTAGGTGTACAACCAATGACTGCTCGCGATGAAATTATATTTAAAACACCAGATGCATTAATGAATGGTCAAGGCATGGTAGATGTAATCCAGAGTTGTATTCCAGAAATTAAAGATGCATGGCAAATAAGCAATTATGATTTAGATACAATATTAATAGCAATACGTATTGCCACATATGGTGAAACTATGGATATTAATTTTAATGTTCCTGGAACAACCGAAAAAGCATCGCATACATTAAACTTACCAGCATTGTTAGAGCAAATTAAAACTACGGAGGTAAACAATGATATTGAATTAAAAGATGGATTAAAAATTGCAGTAAGGCCTTTAACATATAAAGACATGACTACTACTGCTCTTAAAACATTTACTCAACAAAAATTATATTCAACAGTACAAAATACAGACATGGCACCGGAAGAGAAAGTAAAAAGATTTAATGAAAGTTTCAAAGCATTAACAGAATTAAGCCATACCATATTATTAAAAAATATTTCTAAAATAACAACAACTGAAGGTGCTGAAGTTACAGATCCGGCACAAATAAAAGAGTTTGTAGAAAACGCAAATGCAGTACTAATAAAAGAATTACAAGATAAATTGATTGAATTAAGATCTCAAGGTGCAGTTAAACCTATTAAATTGAAAGCAACCGATGAGCAGATCAAAAAAGGCGCTCCTGTCACTTATGAAGTGCCGGTAACATTTGATACTGCAAATTTTTTCGTATAACATTATTGTCACAATCGGAATCTGACATTATTATCACATTAAAAAAGATGGAAGATGAAACTAAAGCATTACGACATGATCTTTTTAAAGTATGTTGGTTTATGCGTGGAGGAGTTACGTATTCAGAAGCCGCGGCAATGTCCCCCACAGAACGGCAAATAGTGGCTCAATTGGTAAAAGAAAACATGGAAACTACCAAAAAAACCGGTCAACCTTTTTTCTAGAATATTATATTATACTATAATGGTACTAAAAAATCAGGATAATTATACGATATATGTCTGAACGAGATCTTATTCAAGAGCTCAAATCTACAATTAAGGACCTCTCTGATGAGAAAGAGGACCTCCTTAAGACTATTAAACAAAAAGAGTCTCGAATTAAAACTGTTATGATTAAATTAGAACACGCAACGTCAGATGTTAGTAGTATAGGAAAAAAAATAGAAGAACAAAATAAAGAAATTACAATATTAAAAGAAAAACTTAAAGATAAAAATAAAGTTGTTAAAAAAGAAATTGATGAAGAAATAGAAAAGTATATTACAACTCACGGTACAATAGAAGAAACTAAAGACGAGTCTAAAGAAGAAGACGAAGAATAATTCACAATAAGTATCTACAATGGAATTCGCAGGCAAAAAGTATAGAGCCGGGGGTTGGCTTTTCAGCTGTAATCATTGTTCCCGGCGATTCCATTCATTAAAGATGGCTTACAGCCATCTAAACTTTCGCTACGCTCAGTTTATTTCTAATTTACGCTATGCTCTAAAAATAAACGCAATATGCGTCCTATGTGCTAGATGTTAGTCATAGTTCTGCTATCTCTAGCAGAACGACTTACCCATGTGCTGAGTTTATAGTCACCGTATATCGCTGTCGTAACTGGGCGGTTGTGCTGTACCCATTAGCTCGTTCTTTCCAACGCGAATTTGTGTAATCTTTATACGATAATCTCACACAAACCTGGGGGTGCTTTTTCTCATAGCCCCATCATTGCCTTTTTCTACAAGCAAGATCTGATCGCAAGATGCGACCTCAATGCTGTTTTATATAAAGTAGATATGATTTGCCTAGTGGATGGATGCTGTTGCCCATCACTACTATATAGCATAGAAATAAAAATCTTGTCAATCTTTACGAGTTTTAAATATGTTTATGAATTGGATGTACCAAGAAAACCCTGTTAAAAAATTACCAGAAGACTGTGTTGGGTTTGTTTATCAAATAACAAATACAACTAATGGTAGGATGTACATAGGCAAAAAATTAGCAAAGTTTAAAAGATCACGTCCGCCATTAAAAGGTAGAAGAAATAAACGTAGGTACAAGGTTAATAGTGATTGGGAAGATTACTATGGTAGTAGTGATAACTTAACTATTGATATTAAAAGACTTGGTAAACATAATTTTAAAAGAGAAATACTTTTTTATTGTAAATCAAAAGCAGAACTTTCATACATAGAAGCCAGAGAACAATTTGCACGTAAAGTTTTAGAATCAGATGATTACTATAATGGTCATATTCGTGTAAGAATACACGGGTCTGGAATACTTCGAGAAAAAACAACCAAAGGTATATTAAAAGAAAAAGCCTCCACTTAAAAAGCAGAGGCTTCCTTAATTGGATCCAATTAGTAAATTACGCCGCTTTTTTTGCCGCGTTCTTTGCCTCTTGAATTTCTTTTCTTCTAGCTTTGATTAGTTTTGACAAAGCCGCTAATGCTTTACGAGCTCTAGTGGCACTTGCCTTAACACCTTTCTCTGTGAACTTTTGGTTCTCCTCAGAGTAGTTTTGAATCTCCGCCATTATTGATTCGTGTGTTTGTGACATAATTTATTGTCCTTTTGTATAGTTAATTAACATATCTGTAATTAAAGCACGTATGATATGAGTTTGTCAAGTAAAATCTAAACAATTATTTCAACATCATTAGCATAACTGGTAAAACCATTTTCTTTTACCACTTTTAGTACTGAATCTACCCTAGAAATCAGTTCATCTTTATGAGATATTAAGAAAATATTCTTTTGTTGTGTTCTGCTCATGTCTTTTAATACTGCCATGGCTGATTCAACACCAGATATATCCATACCGGCGTCTACAAGTTCGTCAATAAACAATAAGTTGATCTGTTGATAAAGGCTTTCCCAAACATCTCTAAATGCCCAACTTAAACTTAATATTAATCTGTTTCTTTCGCCTCTACTTAAATTGTCAAAGTCTAATTCTCTACCTAATTCTTCTATTTGTACAGTTAAGTCACTTTGGAAAGTAACTGTATGTGGTAATCTTACCTGTCCTAAATAATATGCTAATCGTTGGTTCAAATAAGTTAAGTTTTGTTCAATAATTCTTGTTCTTATAAACGAATCTTTTGCAGTTAACAATTTATATAAAAAGTCTTGGTGTTTATATAAGTCTTCCATTTCGTTTACTTTTACATAACTAATTTTCTGAATAGCACTTTTGTTTAATTCAATAATTTGTTCTTCGTAAGGATCGTGTTTAGTTTCTGTTTGTTTTAGTTGTCTTTTTAAATCTGATAAAGAACTTTTATGATTATATGCTTCATCAATGGTGTCGTAATATGTGTCAGGTATAATACCAAGATCTCCTATTGCAGTAACATTTTGTTGCACATTTACAAGATCACTTTTTAGTTTTTCCGCATATTGTTTTGATTCAGTTAGTGTAGAATTTAGTTCATTTACTAAATGTTTGTGTTTGTCATCACGTAGATCTTGTCCACACGTTGGACATTTAGCATCGTTGGCAAATTCAATGTCCTTTTCAGTTTTTTCAACTTGTGTTTGTGCTTTAGTTAAAGAATCTTCATGATATGCTTTTTCTTTTTCCAAACTTCTTAGTGTTTTTACATCATCAGTATGTTTTGCAAGTTTTTTGTGTGCATTTAGTTCTTTATTAATATCAACTTTTTCAAGTTCTGCAATTGCTTTTGAAAAACCTGTTTTATCTTCCTCTTTTTGTGTTTGCCAAGCATTACTTCTTATTTTTAATGATTCAATTGATTCTTGTATTTTTTCATTAGATGCAATTTGCGAATCAATTTTAATTTTTTCTTCGGATAATTCTGTTTTAGTTGCTTTTTGTTGTTCTTTAAGTAAGTCAGCTTTTTGACTTAATAAAGTTATACCAAGCAATTGTTCAATAATTTCTCTTTGTTCTGCTTGTTTAGTTGCAAGAAATGGTTGTGTATATGTGTTTAACGCAATTATGTTTTTAAACATAGCATGAGTCATACCAAGTAATCTGTTTATTTCTTTTTGTGTTTCTTTATTTTCTCCTTGTGCCTCGTTTGAATCTACATTTTGTTCAATATTATTTGCATAAAATTTTAATATTTGAGGTTTTCGTCCACGTTCAATTGTATAGGTTACATTATTTTTTACAAAGTTTATAGAAACCATCATATCTTTGTTATTGGTTTTATTAACAAGATTGTCTCTTTTAATATGAGTTAGTGCTTCACCAAAAAATACATAAGATAATGCATTAATAATTGTAGTTTTACCAGTACCGTTTCTTGCACCAGCATCGTCGCCACCCAAATCCATGTTTTCACCAAGTACTAGAATCAAGTGTTTGTTATCAAATTTTATTGCCTGGATAGCATTACCCACGCTCATGAAATTTTTTACTGTAAGATCTTTAATTATTAACATCTAAATTATTATAAATTGCCATTAAAATTGATTTGTCATATGTTTCGGAATCAACACCTTCTAATTGTTTTAACACAATTTGATCAACTGAATCAAATTTTTGTACTTGTACCAAAGGTTGTTGTGCCCTGTCGATTTGTTCTGGTATTAATTGTAATTCTCTTAATTCATACTTGTCTATAAACGTTTCTCGTATAAAGTTTGCTTCTTCGTAAGATATTTTAATATCTAATGTAACTCTTACATACATTTTTGGTTTTAATACAGTGTCAGGATCAGCAAGGAGTTCAGATATTTTAATTGTTCTATATCTTGGCATATCTGGCCAATTAATATATTTTGGTTCTCCACCCCATTCTAGTATCATCATACCACGTTCATCATCCCAAGCATCTGCGTAATTGTGTGGAAACGTATTACCAATGTAAGTTACATTTTTGTTGTACTGTCTTTTATGGAAGTGTCCTGAAAATACTTTTTCACAATTAGCAAAGTGTTCGGTTTTAATTGTGCCAATGTCGGGCATATCTACCATTGCGTTCATTTTAAAATATGGAAGTTCAAAGTGTCCAAATATATATTTTTTTTGCATTGTTTGAATTTTTTTCCATTCGTCTTGTACTATCCATGGAATAATTGCAATATCTTCTTTTACAATCCATTCGTTTACTATATGGACATTAGGAATATTTCTAATATATTCTACTGAATTAATTTCTCTTTTATCTCTATAAAATAAATCATGATTACCATTTATAAAATAAAAGTTTTTAAATGCTTTTGCTAATCGTTCAACATTAGATACTGTATAATTCATTGTTGAAACGTTAGTTGCAGATCTATGATGATGCCAGTCACCTAGAAATATACACGTTTCACAATTGTGTGCTTTAGCTTGTTGAATAAACCAATAAATAAATGCTTCACAATCATCATTGTGTACACGTGAATTACCTTTTAATCCAAAGTGTATATCTGTAAAACAAGCCACCTTATTAAAAAATGTCATTTAAATTTACTCCAAATTTTTAAATAATACCAATCGATACATTTATTGTATATTTTACATAGATATTCTTTTATTTTTTTAAAAAATTTCATTAGTATTTTTTCTTTATTGGTGGTTTATGTTTACTCATATCTATTTTTTTGTATCCTACTGAATCAAAATCTTTAAGTGTTAATTCTCCTTTTTTACGCATTAATTTGTTTAATTTCATTATTCCAGTTTTGTTTACAGTTTTAACCGGTCCGTGTGCAGTTGTTATATGTTTTTTATAAGCCATTGTATTAGATGTATTAATATTTTGTCGAGTAGACGAAGGCGTCATATGATGTTGCTCAAGAATGTCGTCACGTATATTTTGGTTTTTCTTTTCAATGTTTAATATTCTTGTAAATGAATTTGTAATTGCCGCTGTATAATATGCAAATGGATTTTCTGATTTGCTTTCATCAAACTGTAAACCAATTTGTGATAATTGCATCAATGCTTGTGATTGCATTTCATCATTGTAGGTATATCCTCTCCAGTTTGCTCTAGTACCATATCTTTCGCAAAGTTTCATAAACATCATTGCTAGACTGTTTGTAATTTTTCCATGATTGCAATCAAAATGTCCGTTTTCTAATCCACCAATCCAATGTGATTTACCTACGCATTTTGGTTTACCTTTATTATCAAGACGATAATGAAGGAACGGAGGAAAATTTACTTTTTGATGATGATCAGATTCTTGTTTAGGATTTTTCTTTCTAGTAGGATCTAAAGGAACATGACCAAATGTCATAACTCTAAATACTAAACTAGTTTTATCAATTTTACGAGTGTTTACAGTGTAGTCACTTAATTTAATTTTTTTAAGTCCGCTATCTTTAGCTTGTTGCCATGCTTCTTGTGTTAATCTTTTACTTTTGTTTTTTCTTGCTTTTGCTATTGCGATAGAATTAATTTTTTTAAGATCAGGTACAATTATATCGTATTGTGAGTCCTCATCTGTAACATAAGAACAAAATGTATTTTTGCTGGCGTGTATTTGGGCCAACAGATCTCGGTTATTTAAATATTTCACTCGTTTCATAATAATTTATCTTTGCTGATGACCACAAACAGGTCTGTTGAAGTGTGCCGTATGAGTAGTTAAGTGCGCCTTTAATGATGCCTATAAATATTGTTTTAGTATACGAAATTTAACAAGGAAACACAACGGAAAAATGGCAAAAGTTATAGAAGCATTGGGTAAAGCAGGCGGAACAGTCTGGAATAGAACATTAGGTAGATTATTTGGTTCTGGGATTGGAAGACATGATCATATCAGACGAGCCACTGCCGCATGGTCAGGTAGACAAGATGAAAGAGACTGGAGAGTTCGTCTTACAATACCACAAACAGGTCCACTAAAAGACTTTTTTTTCAATGAACAAAAGTTAGGTAATAATCGACTTGCACCATTACATGATTTAGGTGGATTTTTTTGGCCACTTACACCATCAATGATGATACAGCATACTGCAAGTTATAACGCATTAGCACAAACACATAGCAATTATCCATTTCAAGCATACCAAAATTCACAAGTAGATCAAATGAACATTATTGGTGAGTTTCCTGTACAGAATCAACAAGATGCTTTATATTGGGTAGCAGTAGTTAATTTTTTAAGAACCGTGACTAAAATGTTTTTTGGAAAAGAAGATACATCAAGTTTAAAAGGTAATCCACCACCAATATTACATTTAAATGGATATGGTGATCATATGTTTCAAAATACACCAGTTATTGTGAACACATTTAACGTTGAATTAAGATCAGGTATAGATTATATTTCAACACAACAAGATCAAAAATTTCAACCACATAGTCCACTATATTCAAAATCAACAAATATACATACTGACGAAAAAGTATTTGATCCTAATAAATTAGATCAAACGTGGGCACCAACAATATCTAATATTTCAGTATTAGTAACACCAGTTTACTCTAGAGAAAGTATTAAAAACTTTTCACTTAAAGATTTTGCGGCCGGTAAGTTGAGAGGCAAAAATCAAATAGGATTTATTTAATGACCAAATATTCATCTACGTCACCATATTTTGCTACAACACAAAGCAATACAGCACTTGATATTTTAGTACCAAGACCAATAACAGCAGAATTAGATGATGAATCTTATACAATAGAAAGAACTTATGCATATCGTCCAGATTTGTTAGCATTTGATTTGTATGGATCACCTCGACTATGGTGGGTATTTGCACAAAGAAATCCTAATGAAATAGAAGATCCTATATATGATTTTAAGCCAGGAGTTACGATACAGTTACCTAAAAAGTCTAATGTACAAACTGATTTAGGAGTTTAATACATGGCTATTCAAAAAAAAGCTCATAACATACTTAAAAAGAAATCAAATGCATTAGCATACAAACAAAAAATAGATAGAGCACGAAAATGGTGGAAGAATTATAAATTTTCAAATAACGTAAATGGAGCATCGCCATCAAAAGGAAAAACTATAGAAAAACATATTAATCGAAAAACAAATTTTGATGATATAAATCCTTTACATAAATTTGCTAGTTATAGTACTTTGTTTACACTTTCAGCATTAACAGAACACGAATTAAGAAATCCAATAGAATATCTTACTAAACCTGTGCATAATATAATTGCACGTAGTTCAGGTATCGGTCCAGATAATCCTACAGCAGGATTAGACCCGTTTTCTACAAAAGGAAAAAAAGGTATTGACATATATGCAACTACTATGGAAAAGGAGAAAAAAGGGTTTGGTGATATCGCCGGATCACAATCTATATTGTATAGAAATCATGATATATTTTTTGAGAACGTTAACATTACTTCTACAGTTTCTCCCAATGCAGAAAGAAATACAATGAGTTTTACAAAAATGGATCTTGAATTGCATGAACCTTACAGTGTGACATTTATAGAAAAAGTTCGGGCGGCCGCATATGAAAGTGGATATATGGATTATCAAGATGCACCTTTTTTATTAACGATAGAATGGAGAGGATTTACTGAGAATGGTGAAATAGAAAATAAAGAGGATAGTTTAGTAAGAAAAATTCCAATAGTAATTACACGTGTAGAATTTGAAGTAAACGAAGGCGGAGCAGTATATCAAGTATTAGCGGCAACTCATGCAGAATTTGCCATGATGGATAGATTTCAATTTGTAAGAACATCATTTACATTACAAAAAGGTACTTTAAAAGAATGGGGAGACGAGTTTTCAGAAAAAATGGAAAAACAAATGGAAGACGAAGTCAAACAAGGAGCTAGAACAAAAGGATATGAAGACAAATATAAAATAGTATTTGATGAAAAATTAGCCGCGTTGGCTTTAGATGCAGATGTGGCATCATTATCAACAATGGTTACAAAAAAATCATCACATCCAGTAGGCGTTAATCGAGGTAACAAGCAAGAAACCGGTTTCCAAAGAATGGTAAGCATAGGAGGAAAAATTCCAAAAACATCAGTAAATGCTAATACATCAATAATGAAAATTATTGAAGATGCAATGATGGCAACTCCTTATTTTAAAGATTTAATAAAAGATTTTTGGTTAGAATTTTTAACAGGCTCCCAGATATTAAACGAAAATGATAGAGGTAGATGGAGTAAATCGGAAGTTCAATCTAATGTACCTTGGAATAAAGAGAATGAAGAAGAGTTAAATGAAATAATTGAACGTAATCATATGATTCCTTGGTTTAAAATAATAACCAGTGTACATACAGATTTGGAAAAAGGAAAAGGTGTAGACCCAATAACTAAAATGTATCCTAAAATTATTATATTCAAAGTTATTCCATACAAATTTCATATTTTAAAATTATTAGTACCAGGTATGAGTATAGGAAAAGTTGATTGGATAAAGCAAGTTAAAAAACGATACAATTATATCTATACTGGAGAAAATATTGATATAATGAATTTACGGCTTAATTACAAAGTTGGATATTATCATAGAAATACAGTAATAGCTGGAAACACCGGGAACAAAGCACAGGAAATAATAAAAAAATGGACGAAAATATTTAGAAAAATTATAGGAACAGAACCACAACCAGAAATTGCACAATTAAGATCGTATCCATCAATAATAGGTTCAAAAAGTCAAGTGGATATAGAAGATCCAGAAAAGATAAAGGTAACTGAATTTTTTGATTATCTTATAAATCCAAATGCAGATATGATGAAAATAGAAATGGAAATTTTAGGAGATCCTAGTTATATTGCACAAGATATGTATGTTACTATTGACGGAACAGTTGAAACAAGAAAACCAGGCCAGATGGCAGATGGTGCATGGAATCACACATTAAATTGTTTTAATTTAGATAATGCAATGCCATTGTTACATCTTAATTATAGAATGCCAGCTGATATAATTGAACAGCAAGGTACTATGTTTGATACAATGGACGGAAAATTATCAGCAGATTCAAATTTATGGTTTTCTGGAGTGTATCAAATTGCTAAAGTAGAAAGTAAAATGGATTCAGGAAAATTTACACAAGTATTATATCTTGTAAGGTTGAATAATCAACAAGGAATTGGTTCTCCTCCGAAACAGTTTGATATAGGTAAAGACGGATCTCTTCTTGAGAGAGACGATAATAATCAAGGAGGTGTTCATAGTGATGCAATCGCTGTGCCATAGAAAATGACAGATCATAGAGGTGACGTATCTAGTATAAATCAAAAAACTGACTTAAAGTCATATGTCGAACGAAGTCCTGGACCGTATATAGGGATAGTAAAAAGCAACGACGATCCATTAAAAATGGGTAGATTAGGTGTGAATATTCCTGCAAGAACTGGTACAGACGATCCAATTTTTAGTCAGTTAATGTGGTGTAGCTATCTTTCACCTTTTTATGGTTCTAAAAGTCCACAGGCAGTTAGTTCAACAAATGCATATGATTATAAAACAAATTCTCACTCTTATGGTATGTGGGCAGTACCACCTGATATTGATACAGCAGTAATGGTGATATTTGCACAAGGAATCCAAACAGAAGAAAATGCATATTGGATAGGGTGTGTACAACAACCACAAACAAACCATCAAGTTCCGGGTTTAGCGGCATCAGAACAATCAGGAGCAGAAGAAACAGGGAGTGGTCTTATATTGAATCCTGAAACAGGAGTACAAGAAAAAACTGCAGGACGAAATATAATAACAAAAAAAGAAGCCAAACAAGATTATGGTACAAATTATGTACCAGCCGGAGAAGTTAATAGAGTAATGTATACAAATGCAAAAATTGGAACTTATAGCACTTATACATTACCAGTCAATGATAGAAGTGCAGAACTATTAAAGAAACAAGGTTTAGTACAAGATAGTATTAGAGGTACAACATCATCATCAGCACAAAGAGAGGCTCCTAGTGCAGTATTTGGAATAAACACACCAGGTAGAATTAGAGCAGACAGTAGGAAATTACCAATATTAGTTACTGAAGAAAGTCGGTCTGCATATATTCCAACAGATAGAGATCCCGGTCATGTTTTTACAATGGATGACGGAGATGCCGCCGGAGATAATCAATTAGTAAGATTAAGAACAGCATCAGGACATCAACTTTTAATGCACGACACCGATGGTGTTGTTTATATTGCTAATGGTTCAGGTAATGCTTGGATTGAAATGAACAAAGAAGGTAGAATTGACGTTTATTCTGGTGTTGGAGGAATTAATTTAAGAACAGAAGGTGATTTTAATTTACATAGTGATGCAAATATTAATATGAGTGCTGGAAATGAAATTAGAATGGCGGCCACAGGAACGGATGAAGTACTTTATAAAGATACCGATATTGCAGTTACAAAAGGACATAAAGCCAAAGGTGATGTAAAAATTCCAGCATCTCCTGGACAAATTATTACATCTGCAGATTATCAGATGCATATGGGAGATAAAGGAGTTTTTACATCTTCACAACAAGGTCCTGTTATGACATATGGTAAGTCAGGAATTCTATCATATTCAGACAATCAGCAATTACATGGCGCAGGCGGCCCAGTTCATTTAGCAGGATCACAAGTACACCTTAATTCAATAGGTGCAAGTTCATCTTGGGGACCAACTTGGTTGAGTAAAGAACAAACAGGAATGTTGCCAAGAGAAGAAGGTGATGTTGAATTGTCTAAGAAAGGTTTAGAACCTTTACAATCTTTTACAAGAAAAACAAAAACTACTGTACATAGACTTGTTACACATGAACCAATGCCAAGATTTTCTGGATTTTCAAGTCAAGGAGTAGTACCGTCTCAAATAGATGATGACAAAATGGATACAAAAATGTGGTCTAGATTAAGTTCAACACCAGGAACAGTAGAATTTGTAGAACAAAGAAATAGAACTTCAAGTATAGAATCTATTAGATTAGGACAATGGCAGGCAGACGCAGAAAGATATTTAAAAAAAGAAATGGGAAATTCAACTAGTGTTAAAAAAGCTAAACAATTATTAGAAACTTACGGAACAAAATATGACAAAACTTTTAATGTTGTAAGTCAAACTGGAGATCGTTGGGACACGGCAAAAAGTATATCTAATAAAATTCAAAATTTCTCATTAAGTGATACTAAAAATACTATTAAAAATAATTTTACAAATACTTTAACAAATCAAGTTATTGAATCAGTATCTGGTAAAGCAACAAATTTATTTAAAGATAATATATTTGTTAATCAAACTGGACAATTGTTTTCAATAGGACAATCAGTACACGGCAAAATAAACGAGCTACAATACGTAAAAGATAATGCAAAATCTTTAGCTACATCATACGTGACTAATATAGTTAATGACAAAATAACAGGAGTAATTTCAGCGTCATCAGTTGGTTCAATTTTCAAAGATGCTGGTGCTGTGACAAACGTTTATAAAAATGTTATGGCAGGAAATATTACAGGAGTAACACAAATAACTTCGTTAGCTCAAAAATTTGGAATAGGAAGATCAGGTTATATAGGAAAATCGTTACATGGTACCGGAACTCCTGTACAAGGAGCTTTTATGGCTAAGATAGCGACTAATTTTGCTAAAGTAGGAAATTGGGCATCAGCAGGTATAGGTCATATAACGAAATTTTTTAGTGATGTACGGTTAAAAGAAGATATACAATTAATTGGTAAGTCACAGTTAGGTACCAACATTTATTCATTTAAATATAAACACTTAGATGGAATGTATCAAGGTGTAATAGCACAAGAAGTTCCATGGGCAAAAGAAATGACAGATACAGGTTTTTATATAGTAGATTATAGTAAAGTAGACGTAGAATTTAGGAGATTACATTAATGGCATATGGAGATAAAAGTATAACATTTAAAGGTTTTAGTTCTCGTGCAGATAAAAAGAACTTTAAACTTTATGATTTTGAATGTGCAAAACAAGATTTAATTAATCGTTTATCTGTAAGAAAAGGTGAAAGAGTAGAAAATCCAGAATTTGGTACAATAATCTATGATTGTATATTTGAACCGTTAACAGAACCGCTTAAAAAAGCAATAGTAGATGATGTAACAGCAAATTTAAATGCTGATCCACGTATAAGCACTGAAGAAATATTGTTAGCTGAAGCAGAACATGGTATTGCTATACAGGCTACAATTACATACGTACCATTAAACATTACTGAAAAATTAAGATTCGAATTCGATGAAAATTCATTATTACGCTTATCTTAATATATGCATATAATTAATGCTATAAATATTGAAGTAAACGCATTATGGCCACAACAGAACGACAAAATAGATTATTAGTTGCAGAAGATTGGAGAAAGATCTATCAATCTTTCCAACAAGCAGACTTTAAATCATATGATTTCGAAACACTTCGTAGAACAATGGTGGCATATCTACGAGAAAATTATCCAGATGACTTTAATGACTTTGTAGAAAGTTCAGAGTATGTAGCACTTATTGATTTAATTGCCTATATTGCTCAGGCTTTATCTTTTAGAGTTGATTTAAATGCCAGAGAAAATTTTTTAGAAACAGCAGAAAGACGAAATTCGGTATTAACACTAGCAAGATTAATTAATTATAATGCTAAAAGAAATAAACCAGCTACAGGATTACTTAAAGTTGATTCAATATCAACAACGCAAGATGTTATTGATTCAACAGGATCAAATCTTGCAAATGCAACTGTAATATGGAATGATAGTGCCAATTCAAATTATAGAGAACAATTTACTTCTATACTTAATGCGGCCAATACAGCAGGACAACGTATTGGAAAACCAAGAGAGTCCGGAACAGTTGGCGGAATTAAAACAGAAGTTTACACTTTAAGTACAAATCAATTAGACTTACCAATTTTTACTTTTAGAAAAAGTATAGGAGGAGTAAGTCGAGGGTTTGAGATAGTACCATCAACAATAGAAAATTCAGAATCAATATACGAACAAGATCCTCTTCCAGGATCAGGTCTTACTTTTACATACAGAACAGATGGATCAGGTGACACATCTAATAATACAGGATTTTTTCTTTTATTTAAACAAGGATTAATGCACCAAACTGAATTTACAGTAAGTCAAAGTACTACAAATTATGTGCAATCAATTAACACTGCTAACATTAATAATAGTGATGTTTGGTTGTATAAATTAGATCAGTTCGGTCAAATTTTTGAAGAATGGAAAAAAGTTCCGTCATTAACAGGAAATAATGCAATATATAATTCGTTATCAAAAGCAGAAAGAAATATTTACAATGTAGTAACAAAAAATAATGACGCAATAGATCTTGTATTTGGCGATGGAAATTTTTCTAACTTACCAATAGGAGCATTTAGAACATATTTTAGAGTTAGTGATAATGCTACCTTTTCTATTCAACCAACCGAAATGCAAAATATTCAAGTAGGAATTCCTTATGTAGATGCCAACGGAGCACAGCAAACTCTTACATTAACAATGAGTTTAAAAGCAAGTGTGTATAATGCATCAGCAACTGAATCAAATGCATCAATTAGAGAAAAAGCACCACAGGTTTATTATGCACAAAATAGAATGATAACAGCAGAAGATTATCAAGTTATGCCTTTGTCAGCATCACAAGAAATTATAAAAGTAAGATCAGTAAATAGAGCGGCATCAGGAATATCCAGAGCAAAAGAAATTTTAGATCCTACCGGAGCGTATTCAAATGTATCTGTATTTGCAGATGACGGAATACTTTATAGAGAAGAAAAAATAAACACTTTTACTTTTACTTTTACAAATCGTCAAACAATTTTAAGTACAATAAATTCATTTGTAGAAGCAAAATTAAAAAATGCATATGCAAGACATTTTTATTATTTGAAATATGGAACAAAAGATTTAAGTTCTTTAACAGCAACATGGGTTTCAACTACAACTGGAACTAATACTAATACAGGATATTTTAACGGTGTAGGACCTTTAGTTACTGGAACATATGCAACGTCTAATTTAAAATATGCAACAGTTGGGTCAATAATAAAATTTACATCCCCAGATACAAGAGAATTTTTAAACAATTCTTTAGTAACAGCAGGAACCGATAATGCCGAAGATAGAAGTTGGGTAAAACTTGGTGCAGTTGAAGGTGATGGTGCTAATGGAGGATTAGGTAATTTAGAAACAGGAGTAGGACCAATCACACTTAATGATATTATTCCTAATGGTTCTGTATTAAATGCTATAATTCCTGCATTTACTACAACATTTAGTAACACATTAAAAACTGATATAATTGATCGAACTGAAGCATATGAAGAATTTGGATTGAGATATGATGTTGATAATGAGGTATGGAAAGTAATAACGTCAACAAATATATCTGCAAGTTCAGTATTCAGTTTATCTAATACAGGATCAACTACAGGTACAAATTTAGATGCAAGTTGGTGGTTTAAATTTACAAACGATGGTAACACTTATACAGTAACGTACAGAAGTTTAGATTATATTTTTGAATCAGAAGGACAAAACAAATTTCACTATGATGTACAAGAAAAAATTTATGATTATAAAACAGGAAAATCTGTAAAAGATACAATTAAAATTTTAAAAACAAATTCAATTGTTTCAACAGGAAATTCAATTGGATATCCGATTAATTGGCAAGTGGTTGATACAGTAACTGAAGCAGATGGATTTCAAGATAATCGAAAAGTAAAAGTTGGTTTTTATGACGACGATGATGATGGTATTGTAGATAATCCAGATATATTTGATATAGTAGTAGAACCAGATACAAATCCAACAGCTAAATTTATATTTTATCAAAAATACATTTCATATGATAATATTTCAAGATATAAACCTTATGCCGCAACAAATTTTGTTGTGTCAAAAAATGAAACAGATATAACATTATCAAGTACAACATATGCTGATGAACAATTATTTTATTTTTATGATGATGCAGAAAACGTAGTTAAAAAATATAGTTCTTCAACAAATACATTAACAACAACAACAGATTATTATGGAAGACGTGGAAGATCGTCTTTAACCTTTCAATATAAGCATAATGCAGGACAAGAAACTAGAATAGATCCTTCAGTATCAAATATTGTTGATGTGTATATGTTAGAAAGATCGTATGATAACTTGTATAGAATATGGTTACAAGATGGCGGAGCTAGACCAGTGGCAAGTACTTCAGATCAATTAAGAATAAATTATTCAGGTATACTTAACCCATTAAAATCAATGTCCGATCAAATAATATATCATCCTGTAAAATATAAAATATTATTTGGTACAAGTGCAGATGAAGAATTACAAGCAACATTTAAAGTTGTAAAAAATCAAAATACCAATGTTACAAATGCAGTTATCCAAACGAGAGTAATATTAGCAATAAATGAATTTTTTGCATTAGACAATTGGGATTTTGGAGACACATTTTATTTTACAGAATTAGCCGCTTATATACATAATGAACTAGCACCAGACTTATTAACAGTAGTCATTGTGCCAAATCAATCAGGACAAGTTTTTGGATCGTTGTTCCAGGTTGCTTGTGCGGCAGACGAAATTTTTATCAGTGGGGCCACCGTTGATGATGTTACAATTATAAGTGCATTAGGTGCCAATCAGTTATTAGCATCGGGTACAGTAGTAACGTCAACTTCCACAACAACTACAACATCAACATCTTCAGCAGTATCAGGCACCACTACAACAGCAGGATCGGGAGCATCCACCGGCAGTAGTGGAGCAGGATACTAATGGTAGATAAAGCAACCAATTCACAATCAGTTCAAGAAGTTGTAACTCAAGATGGAATTGAGTTACGCAGATCAATCGCACACTTACCTGTATTCTATAGAACAGATAGCAACACAAGATTTTTATCAAGTACTATTGATCCATTAATTCAAAAAGGTGCATTACAAAGATTAGATGGATATATTGGTAGACAAGATGCTTATACAAGACAAATAACTGACACATATCTGTCTGCAACTAATAGAGATAGAATGGCATATCAATTAGAGCCTGCAGTAACTTACACAGATAAAGACACAACATCAGTTAATCCAGAAGACCAAGTAAAATTTTCAGGTACCTATGATGATTATATTAATCAAATAAAATATTTTGGAGGTAATGTAGATAATCATGATAGACTAAACAAAGAAGTTATATACTCTTGGAACCCGGCCATTGATTTAGATAAGTTAATCAATTATAGAGAATATTATTGGTTGCCCGAAGGTCCAAATTCTATAACATTAGATTCAGTAGGACCAACGGCGTTAGTTGAAATTGATGTAACAGCATGGCCAGATGATGGAAGTACGACAAGAGCATGGAAGTTTGGAACAAAAGAAAGTGAAAGAAATCCTCAAATAAAATTATATAGAGGTAATACTTATAAATTTAAAGTAGACGCAAAAGGCCATCCATTCCATATAATGACAGAACCATATCGTCAAGGTGTTGCAGAAGATGGATCAACTTCTACTTTATATACAACAGGTGTAATAAACCCAGCAACAGATTCGGGTATAGTTACTTTTACAGTACCAACTACGGCACCAGATGTACTTTATTATCAATGTGGCAATCATGATAGTATGTATGGAATTTTTACTGTTGGAACGATAAGTTCAACAACAAAAATTGACGTTGCTAATGATATTTTAGGTACAAAAAATTATGCGTTAAGAACATTAAATTTATCAAATGGAATGAAAATTAAATTTGAATCTAATGTTACTGATAGCACATATGCAGGTAAAGAATATTATGTTGAAGGAGTTGGAGATTCAATTACATTTACAAATATAGAAGATTTAATAACTCCCGAATCATATGCTACAGAAACAACTATTTTATTTGATAGTATTGCGTATGATTCTAGACCTTATGCAAAAGCATTTTATCGTCCGGAAACAAAAGATTATATTACAATTAAAAGAGATTCAAGAGACCAAAATGCTTGGTCAAGATATAATAGATGGTTTCATAAATCTGTAATTGACGAAACAGCAGATGCTAATGGTTATACACCTAATTTATTAGAAACTGATAGAGCTAAAAGGCCAATTATAGAATTTGATTCGGGACTTGCTTTATATAATCATGGTACTGTGGCAAAAACATCTGTAACATTATTTGACACAGTTACAACTGATGCATTTTCTAATGTAGTTGCACAAACAGGTTATATTATAGATGGATTAGCAGTAGCAGATGGAATGAGAGTAGTATTTTCTGCAGACACCGATACACTTGTAAAAAATAAAATTTACGTAATTAATTTTGTACAAGCCGGAGACTCAACGTCAGTAATTAATCTTACCGAAGCTACAGATGCCGTACCTGCAGATAACGAATCAATTTTTATTGAATTTGGAACAGCAAACCAAGGTAAAACTTATTATTATGATAAGTCAACAACTACTTGGAAAACAGGGCAGACAAAAATTAAAGTAAATCAAGCACCGCTGTTTGGTATGTGGGATAATGATCATATATCATTTGATGATACAACAACGTATCCAAATTCGACTTTTAGTGGAGCAAATGTTTTTGCTTATAAAACGTCAACAACAGCAACTACAGATACAGTATTAGGTATAAAAGTAAAATATAATACAATTAATAATATTGGTGATATAGTTTTTGAATCAGATCATACAGCAGGAACATTTACATATAGAACGGATAATAATATTATAACTAAAAATCTTTCTGAAGGTCATTTGCATTATACTACTAGTCTAACAACACATAATTCAAAAAGTGCTTGGGTAAAAAGAACCAACGAAAGTAAACAACGAGTAGTTAGAACATTTATAGTAGACAAAACAGAAAAACAATTGTTTCAAATTGATTTTTATAAAAATTCTATTTCTCTTACTGATTTAGAAATTTCAGTAACTGTAAATGGTATAAGAAAAAATTTAACAACAGATTATACAATAGTTAATGGAACAGTAAACAAATATATTCAATTTGTAAAAGAATTAAAAGTAGATGATCAAATTAAATTAGTAGGATATTCAGCAACTAAAAAAGTTTCAAATAAAGGTATATACCAAATACCAGAAAATTTATCTGTTAATCCATTGAATATACAAAAAGGTACATTTACATATGGACAGATACTTGGACACGTAAAAGATATTTTTGATAAGAATACAGATATAACAGGAAGTATACCAGGTTCTTCATCGCTCAGAGATAATCCTGATGCAACGTTGAATGGAGGATTAATAGTTCAGCACGAAGGAACATTATTACCTGCTGTATTTGGATTAATAGACCAAGAAGCAAATGTATTAATTGCAATAGATTATTGTAATCAAGAGTATGAAAAATTTTATAATTCATTTTTAACATATGGACTTGGTACAGCATATGAAGGGATTGCCGCGGATAGAGTTGATGAAATCATTATAGCAATAAATCAAGGACGTGGGTCAACATTTCCTTTCTTTTATGAAGATATGATTGGAGTAGGAGAAAATTATTCATTAAGAACTTATACTGTACAAGATGCATCTGAAACTGAATATGCAATTGATTCAGTGCATACAATGACTGAAACAAATAATAGAGCGGTATATGTTTATAAAAATGATGTACAGTTGATTTTAGGTACAGAATATACTGTTAGTACAACCGATGATAGTATTAATATCATATCTACACTTGTTGCAGGAGATATTATTAAAATTAGAGATTACAGTGATACAACTGGAAGTTTTATTCCTCCAACACCAACTAAATTAGGATTGTATCCAAAATTTAAACCCGAATTATTTACAGACGACACTTATCTTATAAGTCAAACTATGATTAGAAAACACGACGGTTCATTTATTAAAGCATACGGAGACGAAAGAGACAATTTAATATTAGAACTTGAAAAAAGAATTTATAATAATATTAAAACACAATATGATTCTACATTATTAGATATAGGTGATGTTGTTCCGTCAGCATTTAAGTCAACAGAATATACATTAACAGAAATAAATGATGTAATGGGTTCGGATTTTTATATATGGGCAGGCAGAAATGGTGTGCAATATATTAATAATACAACGTTTGTTGAAGGATCACCGTTTACATATAATTATTCAGCATCAACAGATAGAATAAACGATGCTAAATTGCCAGGCCACTGGAGAGGCATATACAAATATTTTTATGATACAGATAGTCCACATATAAGACCGTGGGAGATATTAGGATATTCAGAAAAACCTAGTACTTGGGAAAGTACATATGGTTTGGCACCATATACATCAGGTAACACAATACTATGGGACGCAGTTGCAGGGCATTTAGGTAGATATGGTAAATCAAGTATTGCATCATATATTCCAGTAGATACGTCAGGAAATTTATTAGATCCGATCGCCGCAAAATTAATTAATACATTTGATGTGCCAAACAGAAACCAAGCATGGAAGTTTGGAGACCAAGGTCCAGCAGAAACTAGTTGGAGAAGATCAAGTGCATATCCTTTTTCTGTAATAAAAACATTGGCTCTTACTAAACCAGCGAAATTTTTTAATTTATTTTTTGATAATAGTAGATTAACTAAAAATATTTCAAATAATTTAATTAGTAAAGATACAAATATTATACAACAATTAAGTACAGCAAACTATCATTTAGAAACTTCTACAAATATTCAAACAGGAGTTGTAACAAGATATACAACAGCGGGATATCAACCATTTGTAGTAAATTATTTAATATTTAAAAATCTAGATCCATTAACTTTCTTTTATAATAAATTAAAACAATTAGATATTCAATTAGCTTATAAGTTAGGTGGCTTTACTGATAAAGAAAATATAAAAGTTTTAACTGATTCAGTTTCACCAGGATCAACATCAGGTTCTAAATTTATACCAGATGAAAACTATAAAATATTATTTAGAACGTCAAATCCTGTAAACAGTTTTAATTATTCAGGAGTGTTAATTGAAAAGAATACAGACACATCAATTGATGGATCAACATTATTAGGTGGGTGGAAAGTATTAGGATATTCTACTACAAAACCATATTTTAATTTTTATTATCCTATAAAAAGCATAACAGGTCAAAAAGTTATTGTATCAGATGCAGAAGCAATAATTTATCAGAATTATCAAACAACAACACAAGTTATTCCATATGGTCATGTATTTGATACAATTCAACAAGTTGTAGATTTTTTAATGGGATATGGAAAATGGTTAGAATCTAAAGGTTTTGTTTATGATAAATTTTCAAATGAAATAAAAGAAGTATTAAATTGGAGATTGTCAGTTAAAGAATTTTTATTTTGGACAACGCAACCTTGGGCACCGGGTTCAGCAATTACAATATCTCCAGGAGCAAACGGATTTCAGCTTAACACAGAGAATTCAATTGTTGGAAAATTAAAAAACCTAGCAGGAGATTATTCTTTGTTAGATGCAGGTGGAAGAAAAATTGATATTGTAAATGTTAGTACTAAAAGGTTAGGGAAGAATTTTGAAATTTCGATTAAAGATCCTGATATTGGACTTTATAATATAGCATTAAACACAGTTCAAAAAGAACATATATTATTGTTTGATAATACAACAGTGTTCTCTGATATTATATATGAACCATATACTGGATATCGTCAAGCAAGATTAAAATTAGTAGGATGGAAAACAAGCAACTGGACTGGTGATTATCATGCTCCAGGGTTTATGTTTGATGCGGCACAGGTAACATATTGGTTAAAAAATACAGATTATAAAATTGGTGACACAGTAGAGTATCAAGGAAAATTTTATGTTGCAAAAATAAATCATAATTCAAGCACGACTTTTGTTAATGAAAGTTGGATACAAAAATCGGAAAAGCCTAAATTACAATTAATTCCAAATTTTGATTATAAAATTTCACGGTTTAATGATTTTTATAGTTTAGAATCAAATAATTTTGATGAATCACAGCAAGGATTGGCACAACATTTAATTGGATACCAATCAAGAGATTACTTAGAAAATCTTTTTGTTAATGATATTTCACAATATAAATTTTATCAAGGATATATTCAAGAAAAAGGTACGCAAAATGCTATTGATAAGTTATTAAAAGCAAAATACGAAGGACAAAATATATCTTTAGATTTATATCCAGAATGGATGATTCGTACAGGTAAAATTGGAAACACAGATTTAAAAGAAAGTATTCAAATTGTGTTAGATGATGACGAGTTTACAGCGAATTCACAAAGTATTGAATTATTTGATACGTCAAATGAGACACAACAGTATGCTAGATCTGTTTATGTTGATAAAAATAATTTATATAGTAAGCCAGTTGAATATATAGCCAGTACAACGTTTTCAAGATATAGTTATGCTACAGAAGGGGTAGATAGAGATACAGTACAAGTTCTTCCAAATGCAGGTTATCCACAATTAAATCAAGTACAACGTACAGCATATAACATAGAAGATCTTTTAGAGTTGGATCTTACCTTAACTAGCTCAAATGATTTAATTTGGGTAGCAAATAAAACTAATAACGATTGGGACGTATTTCGTTTAACGTTGTCAGGATATAAAATTGCACAATTAAAACCAATTAATGGTAATACACAATTAGAAATTACATTTACCAGTTCACATGATCTAGTAGCAGGCAGTTCAACAACAATGGCAGATTATTTTGCAATAACAAATTCTAAAACTGTAGAATTAAATGGAGTTTATACTGTTCAGTCGGCACCAACTCATAAAACTGTGATTGTAGATTATACAGACACTATTTCTGAAATTTCAACCTTCACACCATTAGAAGATGGGTCAACAGCAGATTCATATGGTAATATTTACAAATTTATATCTGTAAGATTAGCATCAATGGACAATGTTAATGATGTGTTATCTTATAATGTTTATAATGATTTAAATGATAGTATATCAAAAGAAGGTGATAAAGTTTTTGCAGATGCAGATGCATCTGGATTGTGGCGTGTTTATGAAAAGCAAGATCCATACACGCAAATTAGAATGCTTTCACCAGACACAACAGCAGAACAAGATTTTGGATATCAAATAGTAGCAAGGAATGATGGTCGATCAGTTATTATATCATCGCCAACAAAAGGCCAAGGTACAGTACACTTTTTATTTAGAAGAGAAAGTACAGCAGGAACAACATTTTTAACACAATCAGCTGTAACAACAACTTCTGGTAGTGATAATACAAGTAGATTAGGTAGTTCATTATCAATGAGTACCGACGAAAACTTTGTTGTAGCAGGTGGACCTTATGCCAATTCTCTTGGTTCAGACGGAAGTACAAGATTTTCAGATGCAGGTTTAATTAAAATATTTTTATGGAATACATCAACCTTCAAATATGATCCATTAGTTACAAAATTACCACCAACTGATGCGGCATCGCAAAACTTTGGCTGGGCACATAAAATTTGTGAACCAGGAGCAAGTTCAGTAAGAAGCACACCAGTAAAATATCTATTTGTTTCAGCACCAGGAGTAGGTACAAATGCAGGTGCAGTTTATATGTATGAATGGGGTATAGGAGAAGATTTATCAACATATGATACATGGACACAAAATTTAACAATAACATCTTCTGACCCAGGTGAGAATAAAAGATTTGGTCATCGACTACAAGCAAATGATAATGGTGATATACTTGCTGTTAGTTCTAAAGCACCAGGGCAGGCAGGAAAAGTAGAAATTTATACAAGAATATCACAATCAAGTGATGATAGTACAAGTCATTCATTTGCTCTTGCACAAACATTGACAGGTACAACAGCAGACGGTTCTTCGTTGAATACTCAATTTGGAGAGTCATTAACAATGACTAAAGATGGCACAGTTTTAGTAGTTGGTGCTCCAGGATTTGATGATAGTAGCCAAGCAGATGTAGGTGCTATCTATTATTATAAATGGAATGCAGACGGATCTACAAACACATATACTTTGCAACAAACTATAAAAGCACCAGACGAACAAACTAATTCAAAATTTGGTAGTACAGTAGATATAAACGATACAGGAACAAGATTAGTAATTGGTGCAGAAAAAATGTCAAATCATAGAGAACAAAAATTTGATTTGGGAGAAACAACATTTGATTTACAAGATACAAGATTTATTGATGAAAATTTAGGATCAGGTGCGGCATATACCGCTACTATGTATAATACAAAATTTGTAATAGATGATATATTAGTTACAACAAGTGTATCAGCAAATGATGATTTTGGTAGAGGTGTTTGTGTTATTGATCAAACAGTTTTTGTTGGTGCACCAGAAGATGAAGGTAACACATCTGCAGACGGAAGTTCAATGGTTAGTAATGACGGAACAGTTACTTGTTTTGACTTAACAACTAATGACACATACGCTTGGAAAGAAATTTCATCAGAAACTGCATTAATAGACATTAATAAATTAGGACAGGTTTTTCATTTTAATAAAAATAGTAAACAAATTTTAAATTATTTTGATTTATATGATCCAGTTAAAGGAAGAATTTTAGGAATAGCAGATAGAGAAATTAATATTAAAACTACTTGGGATCCAGCGTCATATAATGCTGGTACAAATCCTAAAGAAAAAGTTGCATGGGCCGAAGACCATATTGGAGAAATATGGTGGGATTTATCTAAAGTTAAATGGTTATGGTATGAACAAGGAGATCAAGAATTTAAAATTAATAACTGGGGTAAAGTATTTCCGGGATCTTCGATTGACATTTATGAATGGACCGAATCAACAATGTTGCCACATGAGTGGAATGATTTAGCAGGAACAACACCAGGATCCTCACAAGGTATATCAGGAATACCGTTACATCCAGACAATTCACATTACACCGTTAAACAAATATATAATTCAGCACTCGATGGTTTTGTAAATTATTATTATTATTGGGTAAGAAATAAACAATCAATGCCAACAAATTCAGTAGTTGTAAGAAAAAATACTGCTTCTTATATAAGCAATATAATTTTGAATCCTTTAAATTCAGATATTAGACATTATTCAATTACTGATGTAAACAAAATGTTAGTATTTGGTGCAAAACAAGATCTTTCAAATGATGAAGTTATTTTAAATGTTGACACAAGAACAAATACATTTGAAGGAGGAGCACATTCAATATGGAAATTAGTACGTGAAGGAGATAAATTTTATCGTCCAGGAACACAAATAGAAACACGTTGGTGGGATTCATTAATAGGTTCAAATTTAATAGGAGATATTGTACCGGATATAAATTTACCTGTAAATGAAAAATATGGAAATAATATAAGACCACGACAATCTTGGTATGTTAATAGATTTAATGCATTAAAAGAAATAATAGATTATGCTAATTCAATTTTAAAAGTTAATGAACTTTCGGGAACAATAAATTTAGATAATTTAAATTCAGAAGATCCAGAACCAACAGCTGAAAGTTTAGAATGGGACGCTAAAGTTGCCACATATGCTGAACTAACATATATTGATACAAGAGATTTAAGTGGTACTTTAAATTATCTTGTTGAAGCAGACGAAACAGTAAATGGCTATTGGTCAATATATAAATGGGATGGATCAACATGGTCACGAACCAAAGTACAAACATTTAATACAAAAAATTATTGGTCTTACATTGATTGGTATAAAACGACAGGCACTATGGTTCATGATGAAAATACATCAATAGATAAGCAAGTAACGTATCAATATGAATTAGACGCATTAACTTTAGCAACAGGTAAACACGTAAAAGTTACATCCGCAGATACCGGTGGTTGGAAAATATTCATGAAAACCAGTACTGGGTGGGAAAATGTTGCAACAGAAAATGGTACACTTAGATTATCAACAAAACTTTATGATTATACGCAAGATGCAACAGGATTTGCAGATGCAGATAATTTTGATGATAACTTCTTTGATCAAGAACCTGCAATAGAAACTAGAAAAATATTAACAGCATTAAGAGATGATTTGTTTATAAATGAATTAGCAGTAGAATACAATACATTATTTTTTATTGGATTAAAACGAGTATTGTCAGAACAAACTTATGTAGATTGGATGTTTAAAACATCTTTTATTAATGCAAGAAATTCTGTAAGAACTTTAGATCAACGAAAAACTTATACAACAGGAACAGATGCTTGGATTGAATCTTATATAAATGAAGTTAAACCTTTCCATACAAAATTGAGAGAATACAAATTAGGTTATACAGGTACAGATACTGAAGATGGAATTAATACTGATTTTGATAATCCTCCTTTTTATGATGCAACAACCGGAACAATAAGAAATTTAAATGTACTAGGTGATGCTACTAAACAAACTGAATATCCTCATAAATTTTGGAGTGAATATTATAAAAAACACGTTGCTTCAATTACTGTAACTAACGGAGGTTCAGGATATACAGCAGTTCCAACAGTAACAATATTAGGTGGAACCACAGGCAGTACAGGACCGTTCCAAATTTATGATACAGCGGCATCAGGTGCAAGTGCAGGATCATTGGGATATTATTATCCACTTTATACAACAGAATTACAATCTAATATTGCTGATACACAAAATGGTGGAACAGGAACGTCAAGACAATTTACATTTGACAGTTATTCGGGCACGTTTTATCAACCAACTTCGTATGTAACATATGCACAATTAATAAAATCAGCAACGTATAAAATGTATACAACACCCGACACAACTGCGGCAACTGCCACGGCAATTGTTAAGAATGGGTCGGTGTCAGCAATTACAGTAACCGGAATTGGAGCAAATTATACATCAACACCAACAGTAATAATTTCAGGTGGTTTAGTGGATGGTACAAATCCTACAGATCAAGCTAAAGCATATGCAAATTTAGGAAATGATCTTGTAAGAGATTTTAGTACAACAGTTAAATTTGATAGAATATCATCTACATCACGAGTACAAGATTGGACAGCATTATCCAGTTATGCATATGGAGATTTAATTAGATATAAAAATCAATTGTATAAAGCAACATCGGCTTTTACTGCAACAACAGATTTTGATGACAACGATGGAAATGTATACAAAGTATATGGAGACGAAACAGGATTAAGTGCGGCGGATAGAACAAAAGGGTTTTATACACCAGCGTCAGGAATGCCAGGAAATGAATTATCACAATTAATGACTGGAGTAGATTATGGTGGCACAATGGTTACAGGCTTATTGTTTACACAAGGTCAAGGATGGGATAAATCGGGTTGGTATGATTATGCGTGGGATCATTATGGTACATCAAAAATTAAAACATTTTATGGAGATGGTAATACAGTTGCATTTACATTTACAACAGCACCAGCAACAACTGAAGTTTATCAAATATATGTTGCAGGAACATTAACAACAGATGTTTTCAGAGGGGATGGGTCAACAACAACATTTACATTAAGTTCTGCTCCAGCCGACGGAGCTGTGATTAAATTTATACTATTTGATGACGATGGTGTATTAACACCAACTGATGATAGAACATTAGATTCAATTGTTAAAGGTGGATTGTTTAATTCAGCATTAGGTACATCACCATCAGATATTTTATTAGAAGGAGATGAATTTGTTTCACCAGATACAAGTTATGCTCCAGAAGAAGCAGTACCTGGACAAATGTTTGATACAGTAGATATAAAAGTTTATACATCACCAGAATCAGGTGCGCCATTTATTACAACAAAAAATTATACAGGTAACGGATCAACAACAGCGTTTTCAACAGGAGAGTATCCAGGAACATTAGCATCAGTTATTGTATCAGTTGATGGAGTAACTAAAAAAATTACAACAGATTATACAATTAATGTAGCAAATAAAACAGTTACATTTGGTTCAGCACCAGCAAATAATTCTATTATTTCAATTAGGACGTTTGCAATATCAGGAGAAAATTATAGAGTATTAGATACGTACACAGGAGATGGTAGTACAGTTGCATACACAACATCAACAAGAGAAAACTTTAATTTAGATTCTAGTAATTCACAAATTTATATTACAATTAATGGTGTACCAACAACAGCATACACAACAACATCATTAGCAAAATCAATTATTGTTACATTTGATTCTGCTCCGGCGGCAAATGCTTATGTTCAAGTTGCAGGATTTAATCAAACATCAGCAACAAGAGCGTATGCTCAAATTATGTCAGGTACAATTACATATGATGGATCAACAACTAGGCATACTTTAACATATCCACCAGGAGCAATTGGTCCATATTCAGGATTAACACTAGTTGAAGTTAATGGAAAAATGTTAAGAGGTCCCGACAATACATATTATTTAGGTGACGGTAGTACATACAACTACGGTGTAGTAACAGGTTTAGAAGATGATTCAACAGTTGATCCGTCAAAAACAATTTCAGCTGAATCAGATGTACAAGTATTTGTAAATGGAGTACAAAAATTATTAAACACTGATTACACAGTTAACATTGGTGCACAAACAATTTCAATGGTAACAGCACCAACAGTAACAGATGTAATTGCAATATCAACATTAGTTGATAATCATTATTACAATGAAGGAAATGATATAATTTTAATTCCAAGTAGAATAACAAGTCCTTACAGTTTGTCATCAAGTGATGTTATAACAGTTACAACATTTAATAATGCACTTGGTACAAAACTAAGAAGAGAAGTTTTAGAAGGAAGATCAACTGGAATATTTGCATTAAGATTTGATCCATTAAATGCTGGATATACAACTGTTTGGTTAAATGGAACACAATTAATAAAAGATCATGATTATACATTAACAGGAAATATAGTTACAGTAGTAGGCAAAACAATAACAGCATCTGATAGATTAGATGTATTATATTTTGCATTAGGATCGGCTGTTGGAGCAACAGGATTTAGAATATTTAAAGATATGTTGAATAGAACATTCTATAAACGTATTTCAAAAACAAGTACAACTGAAATAGCAAATGATATCACACCAGAATCATCAACTATTCAAGTTAAAGATGGAACAAAATTACCTGAAGTAACTGGAACAACGCCAGGAGTTATCTTTGTTGACAAAGAAAGAATAGAATACTTTGTTAAAAATGGAGATACATTATCTCAATTAAGAAGAGGTACTTTAGGAACAGGAATTAAGGAGCATAGTTCAGGAGTGGAAGTCGTAGACGCCTCTGGAATTCAAACTATCCCTTATGCTGACACAGTATATACTGATACCCACACAGGTGACGGTAGTACAGTCGGTTTTACGACAACACAAGCCTTAACCTCAGCTAGTCAATTAGACATATTCATTGGTGGCCAACGATTGTTGTTGACTAGCGAGGACGGCTCAACTATTAACTATTCAATAGGTGGATTTACAAATATTTCATCAGCAACTTTTGTTAGAGCCTCAACTTCTTTAAATTCTACTGATAACGATGTAAGAGATGTTAAGTGGAACAATGACGGAACTAAAATGTTTATGTTAGGTAGAGCAAACGATAGTGTTTATGAATATTCAGCATCAACGGCCTTTGACGTTTCAACAATAACTTATGTTCGTCTTTTAGATATTGGTGTTGTATCTGCTACGCAAGGAGATGATGCGGCCAATAGTATAGAATTTAATACAGACGGAACAAAACTGTTTGTGTTAGGTCAAGGACAAGATAAAGTTGATGAATATGCATTAAGTACAAGCTTCAATCTTTCAACGGCTTCCTTTACACATAGTTTTAGTGTAGCGTCTCAAGAACTTCTACCGTATGGTCTAGCATTTAATAATGACGGAACTAAGATGTTTGTTACTGGTTGGGCAGGTGATGATATAAATGAATATACATTAAGTACAGGTTTTGATGTTTCGACAGCAACATATTCTCAAAATTTCAGTGTCAGTGCTCAAGCCGGAAAACCATCAGCAGTACAATTTAATAATACTGGAACTAAAATGTATGTTTTAAATGGAACTGGTGCTCCAACAATATTTCAATATACATTAATAACAGCATTTGATATTTCAACAGCATCTTACGAAAATACGTCTTTTAGTACACTTACTGAAGAAGCAAACCCAAGAGGCTTCTGTTTTAACAATGACGGTAGCCAACTGTTTGTTTGCGGGTTTACCGGAGATGACATTAATGAATATACTTGTAATGCTGGAATAATATTAAGTTCTCCACCAGCAGATGGAACGCAAGTTAAAATATTACATAAGAAAGGACAG